ATCAACAATAACATTTATATACTTTAAGATCATATAATTTAGTGTAGACCTAGCAAAGAGGATCTTTCTTTTTCCTTTTTGTTATGAGGTTTTAGTAATTCTCTTGCCTAATTTAACTTTCGTTGATTCTAATTCATTTATATATAGTAAACCACTACTATTTTTCATGGCTTCATTCATTCAATCTAAATGGGGCGGTATCTGATGGGTAAAGGCGGCAGTGGTATGAATGTTAATCTTCAGACCATATATTTACCAGATATCGTGTTATTCAATGAAAGTATAACTGCAGATACAGATATTCTCTCAACTGATATAACTATTGGGAACGACATTACTGTAGAAAATCAGTTTAACTTTACAAAAGGGTTTACAGTTATCGTGGATGTTGCATTTGAAGCAGTCGGTAACTTTTACTTTGTAATTACCAGATTATCCGATAATACAACTACGATTGTAAAAACAAACGGTGGATTTGATTCATCTTATGAAAGTGCAGGATATACCTTTGAAATTGCATTGCTAGATGGTTATTCACTGAACATGCGTTATAGTGCATCTACCACACTTAATTGGGGATCTATAACTGTACATGGTGGAAGGATTTAAGCATGTCGTTTAATCTTCAGGGTTCTGGTTCTGCTGGTGGGGGATCTATTGTAGTTTCGGATAGTCACATATTTGTAGATACTACTGCGCGTGATAGTTATTTTATTTCTAATCCTTCTGAACTAGTAAATAATGTATATGTGTATATTACAGGAACTTCATCTCTACAGCAATATCGAACCACTATAAGTTCATGGGTTGATGTAACTCCTGTAATAAGAGGTCCAAAGGGAGATTTCCCAACAATACACGATTTAACTGAAAAGGTAACTCTTGTAAATGATGATGTATTTCTTATAGAAGATTCTGAAAATTCTTACTCTCAAAAGAAAGTTAAGAAATCTAATCTTATAACCAATACAACCTGGGGTTCAATTGCAGGAACATTAACAGATCAGGATGATTTAACCAACGCATTAGCATCTAAAGTTAATACAACTACAACTGTAAATGGGCAAGCGTTATCATCTAATGTTGTTATTACTATTCCGGATGAACTTTCTGATTTTGCAGCAGACTCTACACATAGAGTAGTAACTGATGCTCAAATTACAACTTGGAATAATAAACAAGATTTTGCAAGTAGAGGTGTTGCTAATGGATATTGTCCACTTGGTTCAGATTCTAAAGTTCCATCATCATACATTGGACAAATAACAGTAACGTCAGTATTTCCAACAACCATAGAGCCATCTACACCATCAGAGGGAATGGTTTGGATTAATACTGATACAAGTATTTCTAAAATCTATGATGCAGATACTTTAACGTGGTATGAACTTGGAAACTCTGCTGGTTATGTAACTACTGTAAATGGATATTCTGGACCTACGGTAACATTAAATAAATCGGATATTGGTCTTGGAAGTGTAGTAAATGTAGATACTACAAATGCTTCAAATATTACATCCGGAACATTATCTCCTAGCATATTTCCAACTGCAACACCATCTACGCTTGGTGGTATTAAAGTAGGCAGTGGATTATCTATTACAGGAGATGGAACATTATCTTCTGATACTACATCAGGTGAGGCAAATACCGCATCTAATTTAGGAACTGGATCTGATGGTGAAGGTTTATATTCAACCAAATCTGGTGTAGAACTCAAATTTAGAAGAATAAAGGCAGGAACAAATGTAACTCTCACATCAGAAGTCAATGATGTTGTTATTAATGCTTCCACATCTGGAGAAGCAAATACGGCTAGTAATGTAGGAACTGGAACCGGAACTATATTTAAACAAAAAACAGGTGTAGATCTAGAATTAAAAACAATTAAAGCAGGAACTAATGTAACTATTACAAACAATGCAAGTGATATAACAATTAATTCATCGGCATCTGGAACAATTGGAGGAACTACTGGTTCTACTGATAATGCAATCATACGCGCAGATGGAACTGGAGGAACTACATTACAAAGTTCATTAGTAACCGTAGATGATACTGGTTCTATTAATATTCCTACCGGGGAATTTTACAAAATCAATGGAACTGCATTAACATATTCAGATGTAGATGCTTCTCCTACAACTCACGTGCACGGAAATGTTACAAACGATGGTAAAATTGGTTCAACGTCCGGAATTCCAATTATCACCGGAACTAGTGGCATATTACAAGCAGGTGAATTTGGAACTACTGACGGAACATTTTGCCAAGGTAATGATTCCAGACTTTCAGATGTCCGAGATCCAAACATATCAGGGCTCACAACAGAGACATCTATTGCAGATGATGATTACATAGCAATTTACGATACATCTGTTTCTGCTAACCGCAAGATGACGAAGGCAAACTTTGTTGCTGGATTGTCTGGAAGTTCTACTGTAAAGGTATCGTCGAATGATTCAACTGCTGGATATTTAAATGGTAAATTAGTTGCTGGTAGTGGCATATCATTCGAAGAGGGTTCTGATGGTGGAAACGAAACATTAACAATATCAGCATCCGGGGTAATAGATCATTGGATCTCTATACCATCTGGATACACTGCTACTCCAGCAAGTACATCAACGCTGACAATGACTAGTGACCTAACCGGAACATTAAAACCTGGATATGGGCTTCGGTATACGATTGGAGGGACTGTATACCACGGAGCCATTACGACGATAACATCAAACTTGATGACAATTGCAGGTGCATCTTTATCAGGAGACGTTTCCGCACTATATTATACAAAAATAGGAGTCGTGCAATTACCTATTCTTATCCCAGGATATTACGAAGATGCGACAGAAGCATGTAATATGTGCGGCGATCTAGGACAAACGCTTGTATGGCAACAGGGGCCTGCAAAGATGGTTCGGGCTCTAATGTATAGCCGTGTAGTTGATGCATCATCAAATGGGTATGTAAACATTAGGCAAGGGTCTGCAGTTACAACTGGCACTGCTACTGCCGGAGCAGCGACAACCATCACGCTTGCTGCCGGATCGTCTGATACTGATGACTACTATAACAACATGTGGATCAGAATCACTGCAGGCACCGGTGTTGGTCAAAGTCGTAAAATAACTGATTATGTGGGAAGTACAAAAGTTGCAACTGTAGCAACATGGACTACTAATCCAAGCACTGATAGCGTGTATGAGATCGTAAGCCCAATTATCAATTCAAATACTTATTCTGGTCTATTGGTTGATACAACTGCTGCAAAGTCTACTGTAATTGACATTGATACATCAAAGTATGCGATTTCATACGGCGATATCATCAGCGTAATGTCATTAAAAGGAACATCGGGTGATGCACAGGACCTATCTGTTATGCTAACGTATGTGATGGTGTAAATATATGATATGTGGTCAATCTACTCAAGGGGCGGTCTTGAGACGGGTTATCCCTACCATCATTTGCCATATGGGGTTTGATGGGGAATATAATACATATAGAGAATCAACTGGATTGGCATGCACCGCATACGGAAGCACTTACCAAGCATATCCGGGATATTATGTTGGAAAACATGTATATTTCGGCGGATCTGCAGGTTATTATGTTGTAATTGGAGGAACGTCATCTTTTAACGCATTACACGTGCTTGGAACTTCTGGGAAATGGTCGGTTAGATTTAGATATAAATGGATTAATCGAACCCTAACTTCGATGGTTTTTTCTAACTTTTATCTAAGTAGTCAAGTCGGGTGTGAAATCGGATTTTCAAGCGCGAGAAAAATGTATGTGCGCATTGGTCGGGGAGTTTCAGGGCAGATGATAATGGATGGTGTAAGTACAACCGCTGTTCCGGATGATAGTAATTGGCATGAATACTTAGTTACTTATGATCAATCATTAGCAAGTGCAAATTGCAATATGTATTGTGACGGCGTATCATTAGGAACTGCATCAAAATCTGCATATACCCCATCAACCGCCAATGCTACAAATGCTGCAAGGATAGGTATGTCATTGGATGGAACATCATATTTTAATGGATATCTTGATGAATTTTTAGTAGTTAAAGACTTGATTTTAGATTCTGCAATTACTACGAGGAGAATTTATGTTTAAAAAACACATTTACGTAACATCAACCGGAGATTACCGGGAGAAGAACGATGGAACAAATTATTATGTGATCTGGGAGATTGCAAATAATAGAGCCATAGATACTGATAACTATCGGCCATATCTCGATTGGATCGCAGCAGGTAACACACCTGAAGTCGTTGATATTACTCCCGATCCACCAATAATAGACACAAATCCAACAACTGAAGAACGACTGACTGCAGTTGAACAATATTTAGTAGAACAACTTCTAGGGTGAAATGATGAGTATTACATCTTACTCTGATCTCTCATCTGTTGGTAAAATTGTTTTCACAAGATTTAAATTATTAACAGTTTCCAAAGATGAAATCGCAAAACTACTGAACACTGGTAAAATTACACAAGAAGAATACAACTTTATTATAGGTAATTAATTATGAAAATTGAACGACATCTTCAAAGAGAAGAACTAATTGAAATTATAGAAAAACTAGAAAAAAGAATTACTGCACTTGAACAGTATATTGTAGAGAGGGAGTTATAAAATGACTATTACTTCTTATGATGATTTATCTTCACTTGGTAAAATTGTTTATGTAAGATACTGTGCAGGAACAATTACAGCAGCGCAGGTTCAGACTCTTGTAAATAATGGTAAAATTACACAAGAAGAAGCAGATTGGATTCTTGCTAACTGCCCCGCATAAACTTTAAACATTTCTATTTTTTGACAAACATTTAAATATATTAACGTTTAATATTTAAATAGTTTTTATGCAGACTATTCGTATTAGGCGTGGTGATACAACTCCACTAGAATATACAATTTTAGATCTTGATTTTATTGAAAATCAACCAACTGCTAGAGATCTTACAAATTGTCTTGTAAATTTTTATCTAATTGCTGATGAATCTACTGATTATATTGTAAATGGAGAATCTTGTGAAATTACAGATGCTACCCACGGTATAATCCAATTTAACTTTCCAACTGTAAATGGGTTTGAAACTGCTACAACTGGAATGTATAAAGCAGCATTTAAAGTAACTGACGGAACAGGAACCAAAAAATACCCATATGAAACTCAATGGATTCACATTTATGATGATGTAGGGGAGGGGACATAGAGAATGGATCTAAAGGTAAGTGATGAAGAAATTAAAGAGATGTATAAAAGAAATAGAGATATCTTACCAAAGGAAACTTTAACCATGTCTGATATAAGTCGCGCTAGATACCTAGAAGCCATTCTTATGCTCGAATATCTTTTTGGAGAGTCACTTAATTCATGTTAAAAGTTTTAGTTCTTGGTGATTGGCACATAGGGAGTAATGTTGGATTGATGCTTCCTGAATATACCGATCCTTACTCCGGTATTACAATCCGTGCTAATCAGATTCAAACATTCCTATTTGAAAAGTTCTGTCAGATGCTTAATTCTATTGGTGAAATAGACATTCTTATCCTAAATGGGGATATCATCGAAGGTCCAAACAAAGCAGAACAAGGACTTGGTGTATGGACTACTGATATTCATGCACAAGCAACATGCGCGGCTGCCCTTGTTGATATGATTCCCTGTAAAAAGATCTATTGTACACAGGGGTCAACTTATCATACCGGTAATCCAACTGGAGATAAAATTGTATCAGATCTCGTTGGTGCTGATTGGATCGGAGATTGGCAATTCATTAAAATCAATAATACAATAACAATATATCTTAAACACTATGGAGATTTCGCAAGCCTTCCTTATACAAGATGCACTGCACAACGCAAACAAGCATTTATTGCAAAAGCACAAGGAACCGATGTAGATATCTTCATCAACTCACATACTCACCATTTCTACGCATCTCTGGATTCAAATGACACATCAATATCAGTTCCGTGTTGGAAAGGCATTGACGGCTACATTGGAAAAAGAACAATCGAACAACCTGACAATGGCTACGTAATCCTTAATATCGACAATTCAGATTACACCTGGAATTATAACATTTTTAAAATACCATTCCAACTATATAATAAAACAATAGAAATCAATGAAAAAGATATAAAAAAGATGGTCAGAAATTAAATGGAATTAAAAATATCAGATGAAGATATAAAAAATCTTTATAATTACTATGTAGATAAATATCATTTTTATAAATTAAACCCACAATTTTCACATTCAGAAGAAGATGTATCAACAAGTTTCGAAGCAATTATAATTTTAGAATATTTATTTGAAAAGTCCAATTTAATAGAATAAGCACATTTAACAATATTTTAAAATTAAATCATTATTTTATACTTTTTCAACGCCTTCATTAATCAACTTAACACTATTAATTCTTTTTAATAATTCAAATTTAGAATCTAATCGTTTAATTTCTTTTAATAACCCTACATATTTTTCTTGTATCTTTTCAATATCATAATTATACATGATTATTATCTTATCTAATTTTAGAATTAAATCTCTTAATCTACGTTTGTTTTTATTAAGTTTATATTCTTCTAATGTGGCGTCCATTAATCGTTTTAAATTATCACGGAGTTCTTTTTTAAATTCAAGATCTTGTATTTCAATGTCAAGTCGTTTAATCTTTTCCTTAATTGTAGCAGCCTTAAAAAATGCAGCAGCATCAACATCCATTTCAGTTATATATAATTCTAAAAAATCACCAACAATAGAAGTAGGTGGTATTCCCATATCTTTCAATTTATTATATGTAGATTCCTTAATAGTTGCTGAAATGGTCTTTTTACCAACACCTGCCATAAAATCATATCACCTATTCACATTGCTAAAGTAACTACATTATTTTTAATATTCACATATCCATAATTTTTCATATCTAATAAAATTTTATGAATTTGTGATGCAGATAGACCCATATCAGATCCAACAGTATTGAGTGTAATTCTCTGTATACTAATTGAAGATTCTGTTTTTATTCCATTTTCTTCAATCAATGATATGATCTGTTGGATTTCAGGACCTTGCATTACACGTTTTCTCCACTTGTGTTCCATTATTAATATATTCTTAATATTAGTATCTACATCAACAATCATATGTTCACTACCGCCCCATTTAGCAATATAATAACCAATTGCCATCTTTTTATACAATTCTATAATATAATTATCCGCATCGAGATCGTATTCTAGAAAATCATAAAATGCTTCAGAAAATCTAACAGTTTTAATGAGGCTAATTGTAGATAGCCAAAGTTTCATGCGCGTATTTAAATCGGTCAAATGTTCCCTATCAATTCTTACATTATCACTATATCTAGATGCTTTTCTATATCTGCGCTGTGAATCTTTAGTTGGAATATTTAAAATAATACATAGACGCCTACCTAATCCACCAGACATATCACACTTAACTGGTTGAATACCACACCACAGTGTAAAGTTAGTCTCATATTCATATTCACCATTAGCCATTGCATTTACAACTCTACCACTATCTAATGCCGCCAACAGCGTTTCCTGATTAACACCATACTGTGATGTCATAGCCCGCATTAAGTCACTAAACTCATCAATCAATATAATAGAGTTTTTATGAGTTTCGGCAACCCCGTGTTTTATAATTGGATTTTCGGGATCTTCTGGATTACTGGCAACTGTTCCAACTAAACCGGCATCAGTCATCTTTTGTTCAAACTTCATATTGTATTGAAGTCGTTGAAAAATACCACTTACCTGATCACTCATCTGCTCCAAAAAATAAGTTTTACCACAACCTGGAGGTCCCATTGCAATCACAGGAACACGCATACTTTTGATAAGTCCGCCATGTGTAAATGAAGCGGCCTCCTTATTATGAATATTAAATGCATGACAAGCATAACTTATGATATAAAACGGACCATAAATATCTGCATCCTGAACATTTCTGGACCTTAATTCGTTGATAACGTAGTCATATATTAATTTATTCACCTCCCTCATACCTACGAAGAATATATAACAAAACCAACAAATCAAAGTAACAATTTAAACATATTAATTGAATAACAAAACTCAAATTTCATATTTTGGATATTATAATTTGCATTGTCAATATTTAAATATATCCCACAGTAACACTAATATAAAATAAGTAATACAACAATAATATAATGTATCAAGAAAATAACTGTTCTTTGCGAACGCCGTGAGCCACCATCATAACAAAAAGAAAGAAAGAAAAGAAAAAGAAGTCTTCCTCTTTGTTGAGAGTCGGTACTAAATTTTATGATCTATCTGTATATAAAGATTGTGTTAGAAAAGAAAATAAAAGAGTAAGATTTCTAATTCACTCGCCAAAGGAAATTAGAATACTATATTAAACTTAAAACTATTTAAATCTATTCCCATCCATTATGGAGAATGTTTACTATACTTTCTGCTTTTACTTTTCCAATTCCTTTAACTTTCATGAAATCTTTCTTATCTAACGAGGATAGATATTTTAATGAAGTTCCATAGGTTTCTTTAATATCAAACCATGTATTTTTTGGAATGTTTAATAATCGCGCAAATAGCATGTTTTCATCTCTGGCTGCCGGATAATTTAATATATCTTCCTCCTCGATTTTTTGAATTACCCTTACCATTTCTTTTAGTCCGTGCTTCTCATTAGAGCAACACAGAACCCTTATATTGTCACGAACAATTAAAGATGCTATTGCACCATGTAACATATCTTCACTTACTTTAAAATGCAGTTTACGCATCTTATAAATGAATTCATCAATAGATCCCACAACAAGAAACATAACAATCTTGTCACATTGATGAGTTGTCAATCTAGATACCTGTGATCTAAATCTACCATCGTGTAGTGAAGACCATAAATCATCAATAGATTTTCTTTCTATAAGAACATGATCACTTGAAAAATCACCCTCAATCAATGTTTTAAATTCAAATTTTATATCTTTAAATTGTTTTGGCAGCCATGTTCGCAGCCACTGTGGTTCTCTTACATCTATTGCTATTTCAAGTGTCAATATATAACACCACTTTTAAAAAATATGTAAAGTGATTGTATGCTTTTTATAATAGTTACTATTTCAAGTGTTATTATTTCATCTCCAAAAATTTAGTATAGTTTAATTTATTTAACATGTTCAATATAATTTACAACCTCTCATATTTCCGTAGTTCCCATGTATAGTAGATAAATAGATCCATCTGTCCAATTGTTCATCCAAGGCATCCACATATCATTTTCAATTAAATATTTAATCCATTCAGAATATAAGTAATTAATATTTTCAGGTTTTATTTTAACGCCGGTTTCAAGTTCATATGTAGATGGTAAAAGAGACGGTTCTGTATCTTCAATAAGTTGATTAATAACAGTAGAGAATGTATATCTCTCTATACCATTGATCATTGATATTACTGCTATGTAAACTTTTTTAGGTTGTTCCATTTATTAATTCCTCTCTGTGTTTTTTAAATTGCTCAAGTGCCAATTTTAAACTATCACAAGATTCAGGATAAAGTTCAATGAATTTTTTAGTTTCTTCAATTATACTATCAATTTCTTCAATATATTCTTCATTCATAAATAATCCTTATATAATGGTTTTATTTCGTAAATGTATTCACCATATTCACTTGGTTTTTGAGATAGATACATGTCAAGTTCATCACGCGTAATTCTTATATTAAAAATTTGAGGCTGTTCTTCGGGATTTTCAGAAAATGGTCTTACAATAAATACATCATAGAGAGATTGTTTAATTGACTGTAATTCTCCTCTAGTCGCTTCTCTCATGTTCTCAAAATCAATTTCAAATGGATAATTAAATTTATTATCGGATTCTAATTTTATATCTTGTGTTTTTGTAGAAGCGACAATATATTTCTCCATACTATCCATTCGTTGTTCAAGAGAACCAATATGCCTAGATAAATCGATAATTGAAGATTGAGTATCCATCTGACAAGATTATAAAAATTAAACAGTATTTAAATAAAATGATTTACTTTTAAATAAATTATTCCATTTCATCTGTTATTTTTTCATATTCTTCAACATTTAAATTCCTACAACATTGAATTGGCTTTTCATAAAGATACTTTTGAATAACATCATCTTGAACAAGATATGATTCTAAACAATATGGATAACCTTCATCATTATCAATACAAAGAATACAACCTTTACATGATCGCAGATATCTGGGGATGGTTTCTGATATAGATTCATTGATTGCCATTTATGCTTCCTTTTCGTTTTTATATTCAATAACTTTATTCATTAAAACGGTTTCGTAATGTTTATACAATTTAATAGGATCAATTTCAATATACTCAATATTTGGTCTAATTATAATTGATTTAATACCAGCATTTATAATTAATTTTATACATGTAAAACATGGAGACGGTATAATTGGAGCATCATTGCGCTCACCGTATAAAAACATGATACAATCTTTAGCACGAGTTCCTGCTTGTATGAGTGCATTTTGTTCTGCGTGTGAACACGTACAATAACTATCCATACCTATCCATTCTTTCATATCTTGTTGAAAATGATCATATCCAAGTTCTCTTTTAATACACCATCCTCTATCAGTGCAATGTTCCATACCTCTAGGAGAACCATTCCTTCCAGTAGTAATAAACCCTGTATCAGGATCTATAATCACAGCACCATAATGAGTAGATAAACAAGTAGAAAAACTAGCAGTAAGTTTTGCTTGTTCTATACCATATAAATATAATCTATTCATATTATATAGTTATATTTAATAGTATAAATATATAATCCAAAAATTTAAGATATAAAAGAAAGATTAAAAATAAAATTAATTTATATTAACGGATTATCATATATTATATCTTCTATTTCTTCCTTACCTCCACAAAAATTTATGAACCATTTATCATTTTCTTTAAATGTAGAATATATAATATTTTCATTATAGAAAATATCTTTATCTTTTAATTTAAACCACATTTTATTCTTCCTTTCCAAATCTTTTTTCTTCCATTTCTTTACGTTTACGTTTGAAAATGTCTTGTGGATTTTCTACTTTTTTATTTTCTTCACTAAAATTAATTGGCTCTCCACGTTTTATAAAATTATCTGGATAAAATCTCGGCGATGTTCTAATTGGGAAGTTTGAACTTGGTTGTGAGTATGCTGCTAAAAATCTAATCAAATGCCCAATGTAACAGAACCAAACAGGATCGTTTGTATATTTAACAATCATCCATTTCAATAGATTTATAAATGCTTTATGATCTATTTCACCAGGACCATCTCTATTTGGATCATAAAATTCCATCTGATGAACTTCATGTATTAAAACAAGAACATCTGGTGTTTGAAAAAACTTTGCCAATGTATCCGGATCTTCCCATGCTTTCTCAAGTTCAACAAATAGATTCGCTCCAAATTGAATAGACGCAAGATATTTAGTCACAGGATCAATAACAACTTTAGATGGTTCACAATCGGGTTTACAAAATTCTTGTTCCTCATTTAAAGGTTCAAATAGTGAGTTGCATCTAGGACACCTTTTAACTACCATTTAATAATCATCTCCATTGAAACTATTTTTCATAAATTTTCTATAAAATTGAATCGCATCAATTAATTCATTATCTGTAACATGAAGATAGCATTTATGTTTTTTAGAAGCAATCAATTCTTTATCTTCTTCATCTAATTCCTGATGCATTTCCATTATTTCAAATTCTTCAAGTTCTGATTCTCGTAATGAGTATGGATCTTCATTTTCACAATCTATAATTCCAATTTCACATCCATATTCACTACAAAACTTGCAACATAAATCAGGATCTGTATTATAAACGCCACATGGTTTATTAAAATATGCAATTGACATTTAATACTCATCTCTATTAAAATAAGTATAAAACTTTCCTTTTCTCTCATTCATTTAATAATTACCTCCATGAAGCATGTTGCATTCCATTCCTCTTCCATATGGAAACCAGAATTCAGGATTATATCGTTTATCAAATGCCCAATTCTGTTTATTTAAATTAATGAATAGAAATACATGATTGATAGACTTCTTATAGAATGGATCAGTTTTATATTTATTTTCTATGAATCTAAATCCCCAATCTATCCACCCTCTACTACGTTCTCTATAGTCAGATTCATTCCACCATCCATGTGTATCAATAATAGAATTTAGATAATTACCATTAATATCTGTAAATTTAGTAGAATGTTGTGCAATTAAATATGATATAATTCCACCAATACGTTCAAAATATGCAGAATCAACTCTATATAATGCTACAAGAAAATCTAATGCTCTATCTTTAATTCTCTTTTCAATAAACCCAGGTTTATAAGAATTAAATGCATTGTTATAATCTTCAACTAATCTAATAATAAATTGTTCATTTGGAACAGGAATTTCTCCGGGTTCAGTAGTTCTTGCAAGTTTTCCATTAAAAGAAAGTTCGGAAAATATCTTAAGTAGTGATCCTTTTGCTTCTGGATCGTTATCAACCATTGTTCTTAATTTATCTTTATCCTGAATATGAAAAATATTAGGTTCATAATCTTTAGTTCCATCAGGTTTAAAAAGAGGTGCCCATGTGCCAGGTATTTGCATTTATATACTATTAAACTTAAAACTATATAAATATATCGAATAATTTATAAGTAAAGGAGAAAGACAATATTTTAATTAAACCTTAAAAATAAAAAATAACCAATCATTTCATAAAACTTCTAATTCTCTTTATTACCCCTTCAAAATCTTCTATACGATTTTTTAAAACAAGATTAAATTCTCCATCTGTATAATTATAATACTGTTCACAACTATTTCCATAATATCTAGTTTTTAGAATTTTAACAACTATATCTAAACTAGTTCTTAATAAAATTGAATCTACTAAATCTTCTCTTTTAGAAATGTAGTTTACTATTTCATCATCAGATTCAAAAATGATTTGCATTAATATATAATGGTAATTTAAAATATAAATAACTATCTCAAAAATAGAAAAATGAAGTGTAAAATCAATTATTCAACAACTATACTATAAATATAACCAAATAAAATTATTTCATTGGTTTCTTTGGAACTTTGGGCATAGATTTCTTTGCTTTAGAAGTTCCTTTTGACTTACCAGAACCTGATCCACATGCCATAAAATAAAAAAGAATTAATCAGTATAAAAAGATAGAGGTAAAGATAATAGATCTAATTATGATTTCTTTTTAGATTTAGTAACCCTGCCAATCATAGATTTATTGCCTCGTGTTTTTCTTTCTTTTTGTTCTTCTTTTTTACTTTCGTTGCTTTCTTTTTTATATGACATAATAATAACCTAAATAATGTTCTTACTTTATATAATACTTATCCATTACTTCATCTGGTTTACTTCTTAATATTTCATAAACTTCTTCTAAATCTACATTATAGTAGTGTCTAATCTGATTTAGAATCATTACAACATCTGCAAATTCTTCAGTGATGCGTTTATTTGTAGGAACAAAACCTCCATTAAATCTAACAATTTCACCAGTTAGTTCACCAGTTTCTTCAGCAAGTTTATGAACCTGATTATGAATTCCAAAGTGTTTAATAATTTTATCTAACTTTTCAGAATATGATACTGGAAATTCTGTAGATTTTAATTCAAATAGATATCTTTCTAATAGCGTTTTTAAAGTCTCTATATCTTCTTTAATAAGATCTGGATACTCTCTCATTAATTCAGATGCATACTTTTCATATTCTTCATATCTATCATAATGTGGAACTTTTGTGTTATAATGATATAAAATCCACCTATGTAAATCACACTCTCTTTTAATAAAATTATATAGCCCTCTCATTGTTTTATATAATTCAAAATCTTTTTCGTTTTGCAATACTTTAATATAGTTTAAATTAGTTTCAGTTTTAACTATTTCATTTTTATAATAATGCTCTATTGAAGATTCGTCAGTTTCTTTATCTTCTAATTCAATTGCAAAAATTTCCATAATAAATGATAAATCACACATATTAAACCTTAAAAATTTTAAATAATTTTATTCTCTTTTTCATCTGAAAATATAGATTCATAATCATATTCAGATATATCTAATACTGATGGATAATTATTAGATTTTAATAACTTTCCAAGATAATCTTCATCAATAAAACAAATTGACATTTATTCTCTTCTAAATCCTTCAAAATGATAACTATACAGATCACGAATTACGTATTCAAAAGATGTATCATTTTTATCTGCAATCTTGTTGAGATCATCGTAAATGATTTCAATGGCGGTTCTATATTCTGGTTTGTATTTATACATTTTCGACCACCTATGCAATGACTAATTTAGTTTACAAGTATTTATATTAAACGATTAAAAAGTTCAAGAAATTGGATTATTATGATGTTTCTTTATATTCTCTGTTATTTCATCAATTTCTTTTTGAAATTCTTTATCATTATGAATTTTGTTAAGACACACCTTAAAGTCTTTTGCTCTTTTTATTCTATTATCTTTAATCATATTCTGCATAGCAGTAGCAATATTATTAACAAATCGTTCTCTCATTGTATTATATAAATCTGGAACTTCAACAATACTTTTTACATACTCATCAAAATATCTCATCTCAACGTGGGTTAATTCATGAAATAGTGTTTGCTCTGGAGATTCCCAATCATTATATTTAGAATCTACATTTAAATATATATTAGCAAGTTCAATATAATCTTTATAAATTGTAACACCATGACAATCATCTCTACCTACTAAATCATACATTTCATTTTTATTTAGAAATGTTAATTCAACTTTCCAATTCCCAATGGGTGCAATTTCAATAAATTTATTAAAAAGGAATGTAATATATTCTTTATCATAAGGTTTAGTGTTCATAATTTTATAACAACCTTTTATTATCTCTTTTAAAATAATCTTTCTATCTTACCATCTACATTGCTATAGTAAACGTGTTTAATACCGCATTGTAATATCATGGATAGACAGTGTTCACATGGTTTACTATTACAAAGTTTATTCTTACCCGTTCTAATCACCAATAGATTTGAGCCTTTAAGATCTTCAGGATTACATTTTAATATAGCATCTGATTCAGCATGAAGTAATAGATTCTTATATCCATACTTTTTTAATCCAGGTCTATAATGTGGAATATTTCTACCTACAGACAAGACCTTTCCATTTTTATCATAAATTATAGCACCATGTTTAAACCTAGAAAGTTTCATATCAAGTGCTGCTTTAATCGCAATAAATTGATGATTAGTAGTGGGATACATAATATATTATCTATTAATTTCTTTCATAAGTTGGGAATTATACACAGTGTCATAATTCAAACCATCAAATAATTCATATGTGGCACTGCAAGATTTACATTTATAATAATTTGTATTTGATTTTGAAATATTTAATAGATATACTTCATCTTTATTACAACATTTACATATCATTTTAACAACTATTAATTTCTTTATTTCTCTTTTCACACAATTCATGAGGTTTAAAATCAATACTGTTTAATATCTTTTCAAGCATAATATCAATCTCATACCAATCTGGTCCCTTTTTACCATTCCAATATAACGATTCTACATTTTTATCATCTATACTTATTACCCCTCCAATTTTCCTAGTATCATTGCCAAATCTTATTTTACGCATTTCACAGTTTTCATTTATATGACAAAATTTAATATTCCTTTCAATGAGCCATTCTTCTGCCATTTTTTGCGCTTCATCACATCTGCAAGTATTGATTATAATACAATGTCCCATATCATAATACTTGTTAATTATTTCACGCGCACCAATTCTAATCTCATCAATTTCGGGATACGTAAGATCTGAATTAGTAATCGTATTATCGAAGTCTATAACGATGATCATAAATTAAACCAAATTGTTGTAAAGCCCAATAATCGATGTAATCAAGTAAATGAAAAACATAATCATTGCATTTGTTTGTTTTGTGTTTCCAAAATGATAACACCAAATTACATTTGAAATAATCCAAATAATATAACCCACTTCTCTTATAAATCGTTCATTACTTGCTACAAGAAATCCACCACCTACCGATAATACAGTAGAATAAGTTGTAATGTCAAGTAGTTTATTTTTCAACCAATACCTAATTGAACAATCCATCAATATAGTATTGGATAAGAAAGATGATAAATGTATGGGAATATAAAATAAAAAATAGAAAATATTATGATTTGTTAGATGGTAATGATGTTACCATTGGAAGACCATTTGAACCAGTTGGAATATACATCATAGCATCACTGTGGTGATTCTTAAGCATATCAACAGTATACCATTCAATATATGCAGGTGTAATAGAATTACTGATGATACGATTTGCTTCTGCAATACCATTAGCCTCTGCAATTTTACGATTTGCTTCAGCCTGTTCCTTTTGAACTTCAAACTGCTTCTTCTGGATCTCCTGTTCCATCTGCTGTTTCTGTTCAATTGCAGTTTTTACAGATGCCGGTGGTTCTGCTGAACGAAGTAGAACATCTTCAATTATAATTCCGCGTGGTTTAAGATCTACAGAAAGACGTTTTTCAATTTCTTCACTCAAGTTAGTTCTGCCTGAACTATAGAGTGTTTTAGTATCATAAGTAGCAAATGCATCTCTGATTACAGAACGAATCGTAGGATCGACTACAGTTTCTTTATATTCAGTTCCCATTGTTTTGTAAATGGATATAATTGATGCTGGATCTATTCTATAGTTAATCGATGCATCAGTAGCAATAGTAAGTGCATCTGATGTTAGAACATTCGCCTGTTGTGTATCTACTTGAGTTTTTGCGTTAAAAATAACAATATCTGTAATCGGTAATACAAAATTAATTCCAGAATATTTAACATTATTATCTAAATTACCAAGAGTAACTGCCACTCCAACTTCTCCTGGATTAATAACAATAACACACGAACTAACAATTAAAAATAATCCTACAATTAATAATATGCCACTGATTATTTTACCAATGAAACTATCATCATAATCTGAAGATGGCTTCTTTAGTAGTCCCATTAGTCCAATAATTCCTAATACTAGTCCTATAATAAAGAACAATAACATAGTCTATACCTAGTCTTACGACCAATTACATATTAAACTTATAAGATGATAAAGATATTGGAAGAATAAAAGAGAAAAAAATAAATTTAAAGATCCACTAATCAACAATAACATTTATATACTTTAAGATCATATAATTTAGTGTAGACCTAGCAAAGAGGATCTTTCTTTTTCCTTTTTGTTATGAGGTTTTAGTAATTCTTCTAGATCCTGTAAAAATAGATTATTGTTTGATATTAGTCTCTAAATTGCCATGAGACTGTTACATTAGTGCCTGATAGATAGTCTTCGCAATATTCAGCGGTTTCATCAGGTTCATATCCTTTACATGAGAATATGTCAATAAATGCGCGATTATCAACCTCGCTAAAGTGCATTGTTATTGACGATGTTTCTATAAGTTGCATTACACTGTAGCCAACTAAACTGCCACTGCCGAATCTTTCTATGACAGGCTCACCGTGTCTTTTCATATCAATGTAATCTATCAGATCAAATAGAAATTGTTTAATAAATGAACCGTTTCTTATCTTATCAGAATCACAATTGTGAACAGTTATTGCAGATGATAAACCCCAATGTCCTTCACTTTTAAACTCATCAGAAATCATAATATAAATTAATGAATATATTATTTAAAATTAATGTTAATGAAGAAAAAGAAATAAATTATATATTATGTTCTATATCACGAGCATTTACTGTAGCCGCATGATTTGCAAGTCCGACAGCCTTCGATGAATTCAAGTCTCCCACCAGTTTTAGTTACGGGGTCCCAACATTCAGGACACGGGGTTCCTTTAAATCCATCAGAAGAAGGTTCAACTTTAACATCATCTTTTTTATTTTCAATAATATCTTCTTTTGCTGGTTCTATCTCATCTGGATAAAGTTCAAGAATTACCTTTGCAATAATATCAGCACAAGATTTACCATCAACATCTTTTTTGCCTCTACACGCTGGACATAAAATTCCACTGCAAATTCTAGTAATTTCCCACCTTGGTATACCAAATCTGCGCATTGAACCAATTAATTCAGCAACAGTTTGGGTCATAGCATCACACCCACCTTTATTTATTAGGAATAGTGAGTGTAAATCTCCAAATGCTTCTGCAGGAATAACATAAAGTTTTCCACATCCCGTTTTGCGCTTGTTTACAGTAGCATTCATTGTGCGCGGAGTTTTTGGAACAATCCTGCCATTTGCAGTAACAAGTTTATATTTTACTGGATTACTTATTTCTTTTGTTTCTTTATCAAAGTTTTCGGGTTTACTAGAGTTTGTTTCTAAAACTACATCATCTCGTGATCCTTCTCTATAAATTGTTAATCCTTTACAACCAAGTTCCCATGCACATTTAATAAGTTCTCCAATTTCTGTTTCTGTCGTTGATTCAGGACAATTTATTGTTTTGCTAATTGCTTGATCGACATGTTTCTGAATAACTGCCTGCATCCGAACGTGATCCATTGGAGAGATATCTTTAGCGGTGACGAAATTATCAAAAGCATATTCGTATGGACTTCCCTTTATAGTTCCATGTTCCAATACATAATCTTCGATTGATGTATCTATTAGTATATTCTCCCGGAGCATGTTTTCTATTTCCTCAAACATAGGATGTAACATATTATATGTCTTCTTTTCACCATCTACCCACGTTGATCTATTATAAACATACCCAAAGTTGGGCTCTATTCCACTAGATACTCCAGCAAATAGACTTATGCTTCCTGTAGGGGCAATTGATAGTAATGCTGCATTATATAACTTACCACCAATAATTTCAGATTCTTGTTCTGCAATATCCCGCATTTCTTTGAATAGCATATCTGCAAAATCAAGTGAGCCTTGACATCCATAGGTCATATTTAGTGCAATTAAAAGATCTGCAAATCCCATAACGCCTAGCCCAATCTTCCGTGTGCGCTTCGTTGCATCTTCAATCTGTGGGAGTGGATACTTGTTTTTATCAATCATATCGTTAAGGAATCTAACGCCGAGTTTTACAAGTGAGCGAAATTTGTCCCAATTAAACGATTCACCATCAGTATCATAGCATTTCATTAGATTTATTGATGCAAGGTTGCACGATTCCCATGCAAAAAGCCTAGTTTCTGCGCATGGGTTTGTATGTTCGAGTTTTCCTAAATCTGGGCGTTTGTTATCCCTTTCTGCAGTATCGGAGAATATAATCCCCGGCTCTCCATTTTTCCAATTACCTTTCACAATTAAATTCCATATCTCTCCTACAGTAGTATCAGGAATTTCAGAATTTGTAGATTTTATCCATATTTTATCAAACTCTTCATTTTTAATATGATTCATAAAGGTATCAGTAATGTTAACACTTATGTTGAAATTTGATAATACACCTTCTTCTGATTTACATGTAATAAATTCTTTAATATCAGAATGAGCAATATCAAGAGAGCCTAGATTTGCACCCCTACGTTTTCCACCCTGCTTAATCGTTTCGGTTGCCTGATTAAATGCATACATGAAAGATACAGGTCCGGATGCCATATGACCAGTTCCTTTAACATTTGATCCCTTTCCGCGGACTTTAGAAAAATTAATTCCAGTTCCTCCACCTGATTTATGAATTAGAGCGCATGCCTTTACTCCATCAAAAATAGAATCTATTGAGTCATCTATATTAATTGAAAAACATGCACTTAATTGTGGATTATTAGTTCCAGCATTCATAAGACATGGAGAATTGGGGATAATTTCCAGATCGTTAATTGCATGAAAATATTCTACAAAATTCTTATCAGTTGTCGCTAAAAATTTTGATACTCTGGTTGCAATATCTTCCCATGAACTTTCTCCAGGTTGATAATAACGCTTTTTTAAAATAGATTCAACAATAGGATCTGATTGCATAGAACATATATGTTTATTTTTTACATATTTAAATATATCATAAATTAAAAACAAATATAGCGCGCATGAAACAAGTATAATTCCGAAAAACTCATAACAAAGAAAAAGAAAGAAGAAAAACTTTCCCTGTTATTCCCATAAAGTTAATGGGTGTGTAAAGCCGGTACTAAATTTTATGATCTATCTGTATATAAAGGTAACGGTTTTAAAGATCATTTTCATCTCGTATTCCAATAAATGTTGGGAATCTTGGAAGATCTTTTTTACCAGATGGTTGATATTTATATTTAACAAGTTTTCCAATGTAATTATTTTTATTATTCCAGATTTCCTTGCGCGTATTTAAATCAAAACCGGAACCAAGTGAAAATTCAATTCTAGTTTTAATATCTCTCACTTTTAAAGATCCAAGCATTTCCATTGGAATCATGTTTTCTTTACAAGTTGAACGATCTGTATAACCTAATGCATCGGTTAGTTTTTCATTGTTATTATGCATTAATTCTTCAAAATCTATTATTTCTGCTTCAGAATCTTCAAACCTTTTTATTTTAAGAAGATATCCTTCTTTTACCGTAGATCGCCCAAATTTATATGGGGAATCTATCGCGCGAATACATATGCCTTCATAACCAAGATTAATGCACCTTTGCTCATATTTTTGTAATTCATCAAAATCTGATATACAATATGGTTCTACTATAGATATAAATTCTTTATTGTTTCTTAATTTAAATACACAAAACCATTCTTTTAAAAAATTAATTCTATCTTCATATAGCAAATTATAATTATTAAAGGTTATAGCATCAAATATATGATATGTAAAGATAGGTGTTCCAGTTTTTCTCATTACAGATGATGATGTAGTATTAAAGTTACCACATATAATTTCGCCATCAAATATTATTCTAGAGTTTCCATAATAGTCATTTCCGATAGTATTTATTAATAATTCTCTAATATAATTGTTTGGAATGTCTTTTAAATTGCGTGAAATGCATTTTCCATTTTTTATAATACATCGTATACCATCTAGTTTTGGGGTTGCTAAAACAGGGTATTTTATTTTACTAATATCTGCATTACACGCAAGCATTGGTTTAAATTGAATGGACATAATAAAAATAATTCCAACTCATTCTTCATTTAATACAATACTATCTTCTTCATCACAAATTTCCCATGGGTTTATGATAGTTGCAACTTTCCACGCGCATTCATAATGATTATTTCCTTTAATGATAAAATATCTACAATTATAACATGTCATAATAATATTACCTTGTTTTAATTAGATTCTAAAATATTCTCACTAGTCTCTCTTATTTTTTCATATCTTTGATTAGCATTTCTTGAGTATACGTGTCTCTGTTTAGATTACGCGCATATATAATTCGCATTAGTTTCTGTTTCATATCATAATCTATATTTTTTGATTTATATAGTTTATAATATTTAAACTCTGTTTTACAATAAATGTAATTATCTTCATCATATATACATATAATATCTTTAATCTTTACAAATTTATCTTCAGTTTCCAATGTTTCAATAACCATGCACATATGATCTCATATTAATTAGTTTAACAGTTAAAATACTATTCGAATTTTAATAATTTTATTTATTCTTTTTCTATTCTTGGAGTAACTATAGATTCAAATTCAATTCCTTCTTTTTTAAATTTAAATTGCATTGGAAAGTCTGTTCCCATACCAACAGCAATAGTATCGAATTCATTATAATAATATAATACATTATCTATTAAATCTACACTAAATGCACTCATTACATTATCTGAATCTATTTCCATTGGAAATTCATATTCATGATAATCATTTAAATCTTTATTATATACTTTTAATTTTTTATTTTCTATTTCAAATATAATATAATTACTTGCATCTTTTGTTTTTTTCACAAGTTCTAAAACTTCTGAATATAATGCTTTAATATAATCTTTTTCAATTACAAAATTTGCAGGAAACTCTAATGCTTTGTTTAGTGTTGTCGTTTTAACTTGTGGATCTGCTAGCGTATTTAGTTTATGTTTTCCATTTTTAGTTTTATATACTAATAGATTTCCATCTATAAAGAATGTAAAATCATTTTCATATGTTTTAATTAATTTTACAGTATCTACTTTAACTACACCTTTATTTACAGGAGTTACATGCAATTTACATTTTAAAAATTCTGTATTTCCTGTATCTATAAGTGAATACCATACACAATCATCTACGATGTTTAATTCAAGACCCTTTGTTGTAAATTGCATAGGCCAATCAAAAAACATCTTAATGTGCTCTTTTGGAATAGTAAATAATTCAATCATAATCTATAGTTTATTGTTGTTTCATCCATTTTATTTTCTCTTCTAGGTAATCAAGTAAATCATTATAAAATTCATATAAAATATATAATGATTCAATCTTTTCATTATTTGTTAGATATTCATCATTTAATGTTTTTTCTACTTCAGTTTCAAATAAGCGTTTATAACTTTCTTGAACTTCAGCAATATCTCTATGTTGATTCATATGTATTAGGGAGATTTAGAAGATGGTGTTAGAGTGAGAACCCAACGAAGTGCCATATCATATCCCATAGCGTAATCACTTCCATTATCTCCAACTCGGTCTTCAATATTCTCCCGTAACCATTCCGGGAACACGCGGGAATTCCACGCAGCGACGGCTTCTTCTTTTATATCAAAAACATGATCAAACCCCAACCCACATGTATTGCAATACACCTCATACCCGATTGCAATTTCAGCCGTATAAATAACATTTATATCATTTGAATTGCACATGGGGCATTCTAAAAGTTCATCTTCATTCATTTATTTTCTCCTATACAGACTTCGAATTGCCTTTCTAGTTTCTTTTTCTTGTGTTGATATCGATGTTTCTTCTACTATCTTTATAGATTTCAGAGAATTCACTATACCATTAAAAAGATGTTCGGGTGTAACGCCATGCAGCATTAGTGCAGTTATTATATTTTCATAATCAGAATCTGATATTATTCCGTAAAATTCATTCATTTAGTTTCACCTTTTTGTTTTCTTTCTTCCATTCTTTATACAGTTGTTTATAATAATTAATATCAAATCTAATTGAATCGAATCTTGGATGTTTAATTTCTTCTTTAATAAATAATGAGTCAACTATATTTTGATTGAATATTGTCTTTGTGAATATTTTGCGTTTTTCTTCATTAGATAGTGTTTCAGTTACATTTTCAAATTCACCACATGCGCGTAGTAAACACTCTTCCTGATCAACCCAATGTTCACATTTACAATATTCAAGTGAGTGATAAAGTGCTCCGGTTATAATTTCACCACACGATTTACATTTATAAAATTGGATAGGTTCACCCGATTTATATTTGAATAATAGTTCTTCGCTTTCATCTTTCATACTATTATGTTAGTTTTGAAAGATAATAATAGTTTCTCTAATGAATATTAAAAATAAAAAGGAGTGATGAGATTGGTGGAGAGATGTCAAGTCAGAGATTTGGAGAGACAAACTAACTAACAATTTATATTTACACAGTGGGAGAGATATACACTGTGCATTATAGTATTACACTTAAAAATATATAAAGTTTTTGGCAATAGAAAGGAGAGTTTATGATTTTAAGATCTTTTCATAACAATAATTTAAACGATCAATGTCCATGAACATATTACACATTGGGTATGATTCTCCATAAGGAAGAAGACGATTACCATTATAATGTAATGGATTCATACACTTATATGATGCTCCATTATTACAATTAATGAAATTGTGTGATCTTTCTTCATATACGAATATGCATCCTTTACATGGAATTTTATTTTCATCAATCATGATAATAAAGTAGTAGGTATAAAATTAACAAATTTCTTTATTAAATACATAATCAGTTTCTGGGTTGTATTCACATGGACAATTCTTAATAGTAATACAAAATGGATTATTTTTTGTAATCATACACTTTGCATTCTCTTTATATGGGCAATTTGCTATCATATTATTCAAAAATCTTTTCTTCTTCCATAGTTAAATTATATCTTTTAACTATTACTTTATCTTCATCGATATTAAAGATAAATAGTTTAGAATTATCTTCAGTTATATATTTATAAATTTCTTTCATAATTAAATCTCAACCAAATAAATAGAGTTCTTTGTCATTTGATGCTGGGGTTATAATTAGAGTGTTCCCTTCTTGTTTAGAAGTTAGAATTGTATTTGGATAATAATCTTCTAGAAAACATTTAATACAACAATAATGTAACGATTCTATATCTTTATCTTCAAAGTTAAATGTTATCCAATGATCTTCAGGAAATCCATCAGAATCTAAATAACCAATTTTTTCACAGTTATCACAAATTAATACAGTTTTTTTCATGTAAATACCTTAATAATTACTCTTCATAAAATGGACATTTATAGCCAACATCACCATGTTCATTACCATATAGAACAGTAGAACCTACGTCTTCTAATGTAATGTCACAAAAATATCTTTCATCTGTAACATCGCTTTCACATTCTATACAATATTCACAGCCATAACAAGATAATTCATTATATAAATTATATTCATTGTTAGGAAATGTAAATATTAATCCATTTGGACTTCTATAAGTTTCTTGTATAATCATAATTTAATTAATAATCTTCTTTCATTCTTTATCTTCTAGCCATTTGATGAATATGTTAATGCTTGTTTCATTATCATGTGTTTTATGCCAATCTTCATGACACTCTTTACATAATACAATTCCATTGTTTGGATTATAAGTAAAATTACTTTGAAACTTTTTTGGAATTATATGATGACATGTTGGTTCATGCATAGAACCGCATTTTTGACACTTGAATTTATCACGAATTAAAACTTCATCGCGCCATTCTGTTTCATCAAGAATTGTTATAGCGCGTTTGATAACAAGAAGATCTGCTTCATGTTTAGAGTTAAATCGTTCAATGGCATTAATATATCCATCAATTTCATTGTTCATTGCACGCTTATACTTTTCAATATCAATGTTACACTGTTTTCTTAACCTAGTTAATGTATCTAGGAGTCGTTCTCCTTCTTCAATTTTAATCTTAAACGATTCACAAGTTTCTTTTAGATCTTCAGTCATGAGATCTTATATTAAAGTTATATGTTTAAAGTTATAAATGTTGTGTAGAAACTCACATCACTATTGACGATTTTAATATTCTTCATATAACTTTTTATTTCTTCTTTTATATAAATTATCATAGAAACATTGACCGCTTTTAACATTTCCACAATTAAGACAGACATATGTATTAGTATCTGGAAAATAAGGCATTAAACATTTACATTTTTTACATTGTAACTTAACCACAATATTTATATATTTAAATTATAAGTATAAAAATATTATGCAAAAGTATATAAGTAAAAGAAGAAAATTAAAAAAAATAATAAATGATAATATTACTTTTCTATATCATCTCCTAAATATCCTTTATCAAATCTAACTCTGTTTTTAATTTTCTTATTTCATCGATTAGTTCCCAAATATCATCAACACTATCTATATCACTAATATCAAAACTATCTTCATCAAAATTGCATTCATAAAGTCTTTCAACTATATTTGTCAATCTTCTCCTCCTGAATATTTTAATACTTTTTCACAACATTCACTGCACATTGTAAGAACTAATGAACCACAGTTTTTGTTAGTGAAATCAACAAATGATCCATTAATTACACCACCATATTCTTGTTTTGTAATCCAATATCCACAAATACAGCACCGTATAGTTCTAGTTTTATTGGGTTTATCCCCTGGAATTATTTCATTCATGCATAAAAGATTATATTAAAGTTTATAGCCATTTACTTAATTCATTTTTATCCCGATTAATGTATGCATGTGGAATTGTAACTGTATAAAACAGTTTTCCACAATGAATACCAATTCGTTTTGCTACTTCAAATTGCAGTTTATAAAATCCTCGTATATTTTGAGGCATTCCCAAAAGTATGTCATTAGATCGCATAAATACATAAATATTTAATTTTCCTTCACTAATCCAAAATTGAATTTCTTGAAGGCATGGAATATCTTTTTTAACTTCATCAATATACGGAGAAATTGTAATTGCAATGGCGCGTCTTGATGTGGGTTCATAAACTAATTTGTCTACAACATAATTTATTTGGTCTATATACTCATCTAAAATTAAACCATAAACATCACTTGGTATAAATTCATTAATAAGATCATCATAATAATGTTTCCTATAATGAAACAGTCTATCGTGATATGTATAAACAAATTTATTTGATGTTCCATTTACAATATCATCTGCATATTTTTTATAGAATTCTCTTCCATATGGGGAGAATTTATGAATAAAATTAGTTCTCCAAGGTTGTGTAATACAGATCGTAAATGGATTAGATTGCCACGTAACTTCACCATCTTCAGTAACAACCTCTTCATGTTGATTTATAACATTCCTAACAGCAACTTCATATGCTTCAGATAACGATTTCACTTCAGCATATGGAAGAAATGTATCTTGTTTTCTAAATATTCCTAACATGAATAATAGATTAGCGTGAAAAATAGATAAATGTTTGTATAGGGAGAGAAGATGGGAATGTTAATAGATTTATAAATTCAAAGATTGTGTTTTAACAATTATATCATTATCATTGATATTATCTAACTTAAGTAATTCAGCGATAACATAAGTATTATTATAAAGCATTTTAAGATTTATAGTATTGTCTTTATAGTTATAATATATTGAAAAATTACTTACATCTTCATAACTATTAGTTTCACTTAAATCTCCATCGTTTTGATTTCCAAAACATAAAATATTACAATTTTTAAACTTAATGATAGGTTTTACGCGATCAAGTTCACTTAACATTATATATAATTGAATATTATAATATATAAATATTTCTAAAGAAAAAGAGGAAGTGGTTACAGATATACTATATTAATTCTAAATTTTTAGTTCCATACAATTCAATATATTCAGATAAATCATTCATTCTAGACATGAATCTTTTTTCTGCTTCTGTACATAATTCCTTTCCAACATCATCACATTTATTATAACCTAATAGATTTCCATCTCTTATAAAATTATATTTTGCATATTCTATTCGATTATAAATACTATTTAGTTCTTCATGATATAGTCTAAAGGCAGTTTTTGGATTAAATAATCGTTTATGTAATCTTACAGTTATATTGTCAAAATTAATAGTATCAAATTCTTCAATCATTTTCTAGATTTCTTTTTCTTTGGGCTGCATTCAACTTTATTTTTAATAACACCACACACTTTTTCAGCGTTCTTTCCATACTTTCTACGATTCTTTTTAAGACAATCGTCAAAATTATTAAATCCAGCAAATGGCATATGTATTAATTAAGTTATTACTGTATAAAAATATTAATAGTTATTTTTACATTTGCCATGTAGTAAGTGAGGGTGCAATAAGTTTAACTAAATCAGAACTGCTATAACTAGATCGTAGTATTCCAATTCTATCATCTTCTAATTTATATATAAACATACTGAAACGTGTTGTTATAGTTTTAGAATCACAATGGACTGTGTTATTGCGTTTAAATTTAACAAAATCTAACCAATTTTTAGATTTCTTGTTTTCAAGAATTACATCATATGAAAAATGAATATTGGTATCATTTACTTTACACAATATATTTTCAATTTTATTATATTTTATACTAGAATAATTTAAATTTACTATCTGATCTAAATCTATAACCAATGCACATAGTGAGTAATCCATATAATTAAAATAAATTATCATAGATGGATTATCATTTTTAGAATCTGGAACCTCATTACTATGATATGTTACATTACTAAACATCCTATCCTCTCATCTCTTCTGAACTATCCAACTTGAATCTACTCTATGGACTGGAGATTCATTCCAATCATCAGGAACAAATTCATTGAAATGTTTTTTCTCAAAAATTTCACATGCTTCTTTTACTCCAGGTTCGTGAATGTTTCCATTAGTTCCAAATTTATCATGAACCATCATAACTCCACCAGAAATAAGTTTGTTCCAATATATTTCAAGATCTTTTAAACAACCTTCTATAGAATGATCACCATCAATAAATACAAATTCAACGGGTTCTTTTATTTGATTATATATTACAGGATCATACGAAGAACCTTGTAATAGAGTAGTATTATGTTTTATAGATTCTATATCATTAAGTATATCTTTTATTCTTATATCAATTCCATAAACTTGTTTTTTAGAAGATTGAACAAATCTAGACTTTACTCCGGTTGTAATATATGTAAGACTCTTTCCTCTAAAACATCCAATATTAACTATTGCATTTTCAGGACTACATTTTCTACTTAATGTTTCCAATGCAATTCCTTCAATCGGACTTAAGCAACCAACAACGCCATTATCTAATTTCATAATATCACTATTTTCCTCTTCATACGGGACAGTTTTTACAGCATGAATTGAAGTCAAATTTCTCATCATCTGTAATAATATATTCATCGGTCATTCTGATACAACATGGATGTAATCTTCCAAGATAATCATAATAGAGTGAATTTATATACCATTCACATGTATCAATTCTATTCTTTATTTTTATGTTGAATCTATTATATACATTCTTTGCTTGATTATGCAATTCATCATAATTTTTATATTCACATCCATACCAAACTTCCATAGGAATTATATCAATTGGTATAGAATATTTATCAGCAAATCCTGTAACTTTATTTATATCATCTTTTGTTTGATCTGATAATACACAATTAATTCTTACATTGTATCCATTCTTTTTTGTATCTAATATGTGATTAATTGTTCTTTGATCATGATAATCAGATTCATTTAATTTATTGATAGAAAACATAACATTATCAAATTCTCCAACAATTGGAAATGAACCATTTGTAATGGTCATGATATTCTTAAATCCATAGGTTCTACCAATTTCAGATAATTTCACAATATCTGGATGCATAAATGGCTCACCTAATCCTTGAATTTTAAGAATATCAAAATGATCACTTTTATGATAATCTAAAATTTTAAAAAATGTTTCAATAGAAATATCACCAGAGTAAGACGAATCTCTTGAGCACGTTTTACAGTTCTTATTACAGTTTCTAGTTGGTTCAATTTGCAGTATATCAGTCATAAATAAAAATCCTCTTTCTATAATCCTTCATAAATTGAATAACCAAATATCCATTCATAAAATTTCCTAAAATACCATCCAGTATATGCTTGGTTTATTTCATTTTGAATAGTATCATTAATTGGTTTAACTCGATCTTTCATATAGAATATCTGAATCAATCCGAGAATACTTATAAGAATTGCTTTAATTACAAGTTTGATATCTTTAAATCTCCATACCCAAATCATCATTGTAGCAAGTCTTAAGGGTATCAATACTAATCTGTTTTTAAATGATAAATATCTATTTATTATAGTATTACCATTTTTAATATAATAATACACACCTTTATTTACATTACGTTGTTTTGGAGAATACAAGTGTATAGGTTGCACATTCTTCTCAAATAGAACATCATGCCCTCTTGAAAGAATATTTAATGCTGTATCTGATTCATTCCAATAAATTCCAAATGATTCATCATAGCCACTAAAAATATCAGTATTATATAAAGCACATGCTCCAATATAATCATACACTCTAAATGGATTTCTTGGTAATGATTTCAAATTAATATGTGTATTTAATGCAAATTTGAAATCTGTTTGTGGGATTTTATTTTCAGGACCTCTTACATTACATGCGACCATTCCAACATCTTTTTTACTTTTAGCAACTTCGACAAGTTTAGAGATACTATTAGTTTCTTGTAATATACAATCGTCGTCCAACACGAGAATATATTTAGCATGATGATCATATTTAGCAATCCAAAATCCACGATTAAGAGTTTGCATTGCAGTAAATTTCGAATGTGGCATTATCTCATAGAAGAAATCCCATTTACACTGATTTTCATATTTATCTTTTAAATATTCTTGTGTTCCATCATTACTACAATTATCAATAACAATAATCTCTTTGTTTTGATAATCTTGTTTATAAATTGCATCAATATTCTGTCTTAATATATCAAGGCGATTCCAAGACGATATAACACAACATACCAGATCTTCTTCCATTATAGCACGTCCTTTCTAGCAACTTTTCTCCATACTTCTTCTATTTTTGGAATAACTACATCATATGTATAATTTTCATTAGCAATTCGCAATGCATTTTTAGATGTTGCATTTCTATAAGAATCAATTAACATATCTTCCATCACCTGAAAATATTCATGTCCTGAATTTACAACAAACCCACCACTTCCTATAACACTATTCATTGCATTATAATACGGCGTAGTGTGACTTATGCAAGGTAAACCATGTAACATTGCTTCTGCTAATACCATACCATAAGTTTCACCATCTTTTCTACCATGTGCATAAACATCTAATGTATTGAGAAATGGAGAAACCTCATCTTGATACGGAATAAATTTAATGTTTTTTATATTTAGATTTTCTGCTTGTTTTTTGTATAAATCACACCCATTTAATACAAACATCATTACATCATCACATTCTTTCTCTAGTTTAGAAAACGCATCTAATTGAACAGGAGAAAACAATCCATTATCATTTCTTTGATGGAAACCAAATACAATGGTATCTTCTGAAATTCCAAGTTCTTTTCTTAAGTTTTTATCTGATGTCTTCTTTACTGGAACTGGTATTACTGTAGTTTTGCTACGCCTTCCACTATGTCCTTCGGCAAATCTAAACAACCATTGATCCCTTAACCATTCAGAATTTAAAATGTGATGTTTTACTCCTGGAAATTTAACATATGGTGGAAATACTGTAAATTCACATACTTTATAATCATCTTTAAAACTTTGAAATGGCTCTTCTTTCCATCCAAAATTAGTAATTTGAATTACATCATATGGAGTTTTATTATTAACTTTATTAAATTTATGCCAAAAATCAGACCAATTATTATTAAGTAGATTTAAAATTCTAAAAGGTATCCTCTCATATCTAGGCTTTACTTTGAATTTAATTATATTAACATTATTATCCAATAGATATTTTTTTCTATCTGGAGATCTCATTTTATCTGTCGTATAATAATCAATTTGAAATTCATCTTTGTTTGTTTCAGCGGCCATAATCTGAAGAAACTTTTCAGTTCCACCATAAAATAAACCATTTTCTCTGATGATTGCAACTCTAATCATGAATTACTCCAAAATTTACTAATTCTGTATCTAGCATGAGATTTTAAATAGTTATATATTTCTAACATTCCTTTTAAAATGTTCATATAATTACCTTTTTCAAGATTGTATTTAAACCCTTGATACATAATTTTAAAATATTTTATTTTATGACTTTCATTTTGTCTAATGTAAATTAAATTTTCTTTAAACAATACACATTCTTTCTTGCAATAATTTATCAATTCATCTGACCATATATCAAGATCATAATATCTCATATAATTTTTCTTAACTAATTCAAACAATTTGTTCTTCATTGATTTATCAATATTAAGAATATCTTCATTAATATTATCTGGATAGTGATATTTTTGTATTTCTGTATAAATTACATTAGAATAGTTATTAAGATAGTCTAAATTTATTCTATAAGTTGGATAGCCTTCTTTTATTGATAAACATTTATAATAAGATTCTTTAATATTTATGTAATCTGTATTACACATCCCAAAATGAAATAATGGATAATTTACTATTACATAGTTTTCTTCTCTTCCAATTGGAATTTTATCTTCATGAACATATTCATTACCATGATAATTAATTCCCTTATCTATAAATGCAATTCCTTGTGTATCTTTTAGCCTATCTTTATTTACTAAATTTAATTTATTACCAACATGCCACCATTTACAATAAATAGCATCATTCCAATCATTGTTGTTTAGATAATTGATTAATTCTTCACTTAAAATTTCATCAGCATCAATAACAATAAAATGAGATGCTTTTGGTCTTCCCCTATCTAAAAGAAACTGTCTACGATCTTTATATGTTTTTATTTCGGGACAAAACTCTTCATAGAATACAATTACATTATCTAAACTTTCTAAATATTCACGCGTTCCTTCTCCTTTATTAGATCCATCTAATACTAAAACATAATCTACACATCTCAATAAATTAGGAAGTGAGTATTTAATAAAGTGAGATTCATTATAAGTAATCATCAAACCTATTTTATACATAAAATTAATTATAATGTTTAATCTCTAAAGTATATAATTATATGTATTTATTAAAGTCAATATTTATAATATACAACCAGTTAGTTAAACATTTAAGCATTTATTCTTCTTTATATACTGGAAAACTATTATTTCTTAATTGTATGACTGATAACGATCCTGTAGCAATTATTGGGATTATTACAACCGTTCTTGGTGTTGCAGTAACCTATTTTGCTACAAACGCGCGCGCACTTCGATATCTCAAGATCGCACAGAAAGTTGTTGAAGTAGGCGATGCTTATTTCAAAGGACAGGCTGATAAAACCTGGACCGATCTTGAATATCAGGAACTTGGTAAAGACATGGTAAGTGTTATCAAGGAAGTTCAGAATGATGAAAATATTCCAGTAGAAATGACATCACTAGAAGGAAAAACCGTATAAAAGAGAAATCGTAACTTTGGAGGTAATTAAAATGAGAAAAATGAATGAAGAAGGAAGGACCTTTATTGTAGCGGGTGAAACTGAAGAAGATGCAAAGTTTATTCTTTCAGAAGTAGACCGGAATGAAGCAGAAGGAAATAACACATATACCATTATTCTAGATAAAGGACTTGGAGACAGAAATCCATTCTATACTGTAGACAATGGTCAGATCATTGGATCTAGACACTATTAATCCCACTTCTTTTTGAGACATTACATTTATATACAGATAGATCATATAAGTTAGTGCCGTAAAAATAGCAGAGAATTAGATCCTTTTTTCTTTTTCTTTGTTATGATGATTCGTTCGCCAAGGCTCACTTGTTTAACACTTTTACTTTAAAACACAGAAATTTAATTATATTATTTAACTTATAGATATTTTCTTTAACTTATGTTTAATTTGTGCATTAGTTTCCACTTACATCTATAATAAATAATCAATAACATTAGTGTTACTTTACTTAATATTCGTAATACTTGCTGTGACATAGTAAACAGAATTTAGTTTATCTATATATTAATTAGGATATTGTAAAGTATATAAATAAAAAATAGAGATGTTTGTTTTATTCTGTAAGATTTACTTCTGTTGTTTTATTTAAAGAAGATGTAGTGTTATTTACAACTTCAAATGGGTTGCTAGAATCTTTCCAGATATAATCAATACCAAGTTCATATCCAGTGCCATTCTTATCAAACTGACCATCATAGGTGCGCTCTGTCTTACGGAAGTCAATGTCGTTACTTCCTGGAGTGAAACCCGCTTCTGTTGTTGCATATGTCTTGTAGGTAATTCCACCAGCATTTCCTTCAGCACTTATAGACGATGTCAGGTTCGCTTCATTCATTACACCTGCTGATTTATATGCTCCTCCACCGCTTCCCATCTGTAGTGCTTCTGTTTCTACATACTGATAACTTGGAGTTGCATTTTCATTCAATGCTGCATACCATGACGCGCTACCATCAACATTTTTATTGTCTTCAAGAACATAACGATCTGATACAAGTGCAGCATCTCTAAATTCTCCTTCAACGGATGAATCAAGTGTATTCTTATACTGTTGGTTACTGACTTCTTTTGCTTTAATAGATGCCATTCCAACAGTCAGAACTTTACGAGATGCTGATTGAATCTGATATGTCCCGTGACTTCCAATACCATCTGCAGTTACTTCAGACGTTCTAGTGCTTGTATGAATTCCAATACCACCTGCTCCCTGAACTTCAATAGATGAAGTTGCCATAGGTGTTGACATTACAGATGCAATTAGCATCATAACAAACATTAGAATAAAAAGATGTTTAATTTTAATCATATGTATCAAAAAACTCTCAAAATTTATTCGTTTTCTGTAAGTTTACAATCTCCATCTGGGTTGCTAGACGATGAAGATGAAGACTCGCCCTTACACATCATTTTACATTTGATAGCAACATTACGTGCTGCTTCTCGCACTCTACCGTAGAAACTCATACTAGGATTTGCAAGATCTTGTTTTAGTTCTTCACTTGCATCATCTGTAGCCATTTTTCTGTCCATGATTGACATGATGTAGTAATATACGCTTTAATTGTATATAAATGTAATAGGAGAGAAGAAGGATGGTAATGGTTATAGATCTATTATACCAATCACTATCTTTTTAAACATGTAAAACATATAGAATATAGCATGAAAGGAAGAGAAGGTAATTAACATGGGTGAAGAGAATAATACAATTGGATTTGATGAGGAGACTAATTAAAATGAAAGAAACAACTAACATTTCAAACTATGATGAACTTGGTAATTAATCATGGAAACTATTCAACTTGATCTATTGAAGTTTATTCCTGCATTGTTTGATGAAGAAACTAATTAAATTCTTATTTTCGTGTTATGTTTAAAATTTTAATCATTTGTTTAGTCATGTTATTATTCATTTCACCAGTTTCATGTAGTTATATTACTAATACAACATCGCTATACGATAGTAACAATACAGTGATTACAAACAATGTATCTATTACACTTGGAGAAGGAAGTTACTGTAGTGTTGTAAGAAATGGTGTTATAGAAGAAATTAAAGGATAGTTTTAGAGAAGATTGTTTAATATTTTTCTACTTCATAATTATTTTTATCGATTTCATAAGTTCCAGATGTAATAATATATTCGTCTGATGAATAATAACATATATCTTCGTCCCATTCAAATGAATATCCTCTTTTTGTAATCAGATTTTCTATTTTATAAGGTATATTGTCTAAAAGTTTTATCATTTTATTATATATTTTAGAATAATGTTTAAAATCTATATCATGGTTACTTATATATTCAAATGGATCTCGTTTATTATCAAGAATATTAAATACAAATGAATATTTATTTTTATTTGGACCTATGAATGATATATCGCAATAATTATCAATTATTGAAAAATCTATAATATTGAATAAATTTTTAATCTTTAAAATTTCTTTATTATAATAATTAGAAATAGTATTCCAAGACTTACAAAAATATTCAACATCTCTTTTAATATTTTTTGGTATCATTACATCGTTTACATTCATAGTAGATTATTTTTAATTTTAACGATTTCTAATTTCTTTCCAGTTTGATTTTCTATAAATTCATCTATTTCTTTTGTAGTTTTAAAATCATCAATATTAACATTATAATGATCTTCAAAATAGATAGTTTTCTTTTGCTTCGTTGGAGAATTGATATTATAATTATCTATAAAGTCAGGATCAATCTTTGTTCTTTTCATTAAGGTATCTCTTCATTATATTTTACTAATGGGACAAACATACAAAATGCAATTACTAATATTATTGAAGAAAATATAGATTTTGGTATATATAAACATATTGTAATTATTATGAATAATATTACTTTTAAAATTCCTATGTTTATATCCATTATTCATCATCTGATAATTCTATTTCTTCAATGTCAATATGATCCCATTCAAATCCACCATTTACATTATCATTATATTCATCAAATAGATCTTGTGCTTCCGTTTCAGAATCTGCTTCAAATTCATTCACTTGTTCAGCATACGTTGTAAAAATATAAACTTTATTTGTCATTGTAAAATCCTCTATACAAATATTAACTGACACCATGCATAATGACATGCAACTATCAGTATAGCAACAATCATGGTTATAATCCACGTTATAATTGCACTTGTCGATGGATCTCCAGGCCTTGATCTATAATCCATAGCAGTTAATATCATTACAATTACGCTTGGTACACATGCTAATATGGCTATCCCTTCAAAGAATTGAAAACTGTAAATTGAGATCATGATTTATTCTCTTCTTAATCTCCTTCAATTCTGGGCGCCAATACATATGATCCAATGTTTATTCCATCTAATCCGAATGAAATTTTACATGGTTTGTCAGTTCCCATTAAAATTTCAACATCACCTTTAACATATTTGAAGCAATCGATTATATATTCAATTGAATATAGTGATGTTTTTGCATTGGAGTCTAATGATGATACAGCATCTCTGGTAACAAATTCATAAATGTATTCGGATTCATCATATGCATTGAAATAGAGATCTCCAGACACAATACTTATTTTTACTCTACTTGATTCTTTCTTGACTTCTTTGAGGAATTTTCTAACTGATGGTGAACTAACAATTGCAGATGTATCGAGAATTTCTTCATTAAAGTCATTGGGTTCTTTCTTAATTGTCGTGATATCTAATCCATTTTTGATTGTTAGATTATATTTACCGGATTCAAATTTAATATCAAATGTATCATCTAGATCTTTGAAACCCTGGATAATATCTACATAACCATATGTCATGTTGGAGAATGTAGATAGTTTAGCAAAATCAATGCCAATAACTTGTGGTTTAAGGCTGTAAGATTCAAATACTGATTTAGGAATATTAAGATTAACCATCATCACATTTGATATATCTACGCATTTAAGCCAGATTCTATCTTCTTCAATATGCAATCGCGCTTCAATGTTACATGCCTTTACAATGTTTACAATATCCCTGAAATAGAGATACTTAATACGTGCTTGATTTTTCATGATATACTAGTAATTAAAAAATTTATAATTTGCAATTTTTACACATATCATTATACTTACATTTGTTACCACAGATCTTTATTACTTTATATCTTCTAATTACATCGGTAAAATCATCTGCATTTTTATTATTTTTATAATGAGTAAGTATCTTCCCAACAGATATTTTATCAATATTTTTAGAATGCCGTTTTACCATTTTTCCAATATTAGATTCATCAATGTCATCTATGATCTCACATTTGTAAAATTGGTCTGGTTTATCATGGTAAACCCAAGTGAGATCTTCTGGATCGGGGTCATTAATAACTTCTTTAATAAATTTAATATCATTTTCTGTTTTTTCTAATGATTGTTTCATAATTATTTCACCATAAATTTTATTCATATTTCCAGTTTGAAGGAACTCTTTTTCCAGTTTCTCTTTCAAACATTTCTTGTAAGTGAATTCTTACATCTCCATCAGATGGACCAAAATCTGCCATTTGATGAAACCATTTCAGGTATTCAAGTTCTGTTGATTCTTCCATAATAATCAATAATAATAGTTTTATTCTTCTACATTAGATGATTCGTCTAAAATGTTCATCGCTTCATCATACCCAGACCAATTATCAACACCTGCAGCATAAAGTGCCTCTAACATTGCTTCTGCTTCAATAAGTTCATCAAACCGTTTCTTTGAGATTATTCTACATTCTTCTTCCATACATAGTATTAGTTCTAAAAGATGATAATAGTTTCGGAAGAAAGGAGAAGATAATAGATCTATTATTAGATACATTAACTGAAGAAATCGGTGAGACTTTTTTGGCCGTGAACAATTGCGTCCCAGTCCATACCCGCTGCTTCTACGTATGTTTTAAGTTTATCAGTAACAGTTTTTTCAAGTGTAAGTTTCCAGTCAATGTAATTTTTCCATTCTCCAATATCTAAATCCTCATCAATACAAAGTTTATAAGGTTCTTTAGTTACATATATTAATCTCGGTTTTTCTCCCTCGGTTATATGGTGATTTAAATATTTTATAGTATTATCTTTACCTTCTTGCCAAGGACCACTTGCATTTGCTTTCCTAACTTCCTTCGGTATAGAAATTTCAAATACATCTACATTTCCATTTTTAACTCTATCATATGATTCTTTAATATATTTTTTAGCATTTTCAGAATCATCCTTCATTAATAGTAGATCCATAAACGTTTCTAATATTTCTTTTGTTATTTTGGAATTATCAGATCTAGTTAATTCAGTACCTTTATCATACAATTCATTACAATCTTTTCCTTCTTCCCAAATTAAATTACCAATATATTTCTTTTTTGCAGGTTCACCATCCTTTTTAAATTTAAACATAAGGGTTCTAAAGAATTTTTCAAATTTAAGTTTAAATATAACTTTACTTTTTGTCTCAATTGAAAACTTTTCTAAAAAGTCATTAAATAATTTTTCATATTCTAGACCTTCATCTATTGTTTTAACTTCTGTAAGAAATAAGCTGTCCGTATCCCCCGCTATGACGTTTAAATTCAATTTCTCGGCATATTCTTTGAGCATTAGATTTATTTCTCTACCTTTACGTGTAATAGTTCCCGCAATTTCTTCATTAAATAATCTAAAAGATTTCGATCCTATCGTACCAAAAAAGGCATTCGCCACAATTTTTATGGCTGTTTCTTCATAAAAAATGTTTATATCGCTTGGATTTAGTTTTTTTAATGCTCTTAATCTCTCTCGCTCATCCATAATTTCTCTCAATGTATTAGGAACCAACCCATCCACATCGGGAGATAAAGAGTAGCCATAGAGCACATTGGGGTATAATGCGGCAATATCTATCGTAATAACGTTATGATGAATTCCTGCCGGAGGTTTGTGAACTATCGCACCTTCAAATTTAGATTTATCACTTTCTACGAATATAGATTTCCTTGGCATTGGTTTAATATTTTTATGTAGAAGAATCGATTCTATTGGAAGAGACGTATGCAACACATCGTCAAGAAAGCAACCTGTAAATTTCCGCAACCCTTCAAAGAAACTAAATAATCCTGCTTTTTCATCAATCAATTCAAGTGCAAGAACATCATTTAAACCATATTGAAGTAGCGTTTCCCAATCTTCATCTTCAAATAATTTATTGATGGTAGGTCCAAAATCTTTATATTCAAATCCATACAATGCAGATATAGATTTAAGTGCATATGTTTCTCTTTGAGCATCAACAGCAGTTTTCTTCTTGAATGCTTCTTTCATATCAAGTGTAGATCTTCCGGGTGCTTTAGATCTCCACTCATTCTTTTTAATGTCAAAGTTTCTAAATGGTCGATTTATCCTACCAAATCCATTAAAATTTAAACCAAGATTATAAGCCCTTTTGATTAAATAAGGAAGGTCGTAGCCCGAACTCCACCAACCGCTGATTACATCGGGATTTATATCTTTTATATATTCCAAGAAAACTTTAAACAATTCGCTTTCATTTTTACAAGCAATATGACCTTCAAATTTAGTTTGTGGAACTCCTGATGTAAACAAGAAATGTTTTTTAGTATAACTATCTTTTACTTGGATCATACAAACTGGATATTTTGCTTCTTCTGCACCAGGAAAACCACCATCTTTAGATAAGTTTTCAATATCATAATATACTATACGCGGTTCAAGAATTCCTTCTACTTCTACGGGAGTTGGTCTATTATTAAATTCATCCCATGTATATGCATATTTTATTTTATAGTCTACAAGAAATCTCTTTTCAAATAAGAAATCACTCATATCAGTAAATGAATAGTTATCTCGTATATCCCTAACTCTATTGGGTATATCAACAATTACCTTTCTAACTTCTCTTCCTAGCGCATCTATAACAATTTCATCATCATATCTGCATTTAGGAGGAAGTTTATATCTATCAGGATCTTCTTTATCGGTTTCATTTGCAGGACAATAAAAATATGGTTCAAACCCATAAACTTTGTGAGTAATTGTTTTATACTTATCTTTATAGTTCCTGGAAAAAAGCATTATAATAGGCTTATTAGTTTTATAATCGACAATATACCCCGCATTCTCCATTATCCATATTTCAGAATCCATTTCTATAATATATGTAATTAAAAGAAGATAAACATACCGAAGAAAAGAATTAATGGAGTAAAAATATTGAAAAATAGAAAAACTAATTAAAATGGATATTTTTCGTTTTAATGCTTAAATTTCCTAGCATTTTTTGCAAATACGCCTTTACGCTTCATTTCTAATGAGATCTTCTTCGTTTCTCCTTGTTTTGTTTTTATTGTATCCCCAACATTAGAATTAGCCAATGCATTAATCTTGGATTCTGGAATTTTCTCATCAGGTTTATATCCCAATGCTTTATGTAATGTTCCCTTCTTAATATCGCTCAAAAAGTTTGGATCTTTTTTCTTTGGCGCCATGTTTCAATATTACAATTCCTACTATATAAAACTATTCGTCAACTAATAAAACAACAAACCTATTCTTCCTTCAAATATTTTATATTATTCCTGATAACAACAAACAACCTTTCTAATGATATATCAATGTATTTTTTATCTATATTCACACCAATTCTAGTTTCTTCTTCTTTAACAATATAAATACAGTCATCTGTTTTATTATCAAAAATTTTTATAGCAATAGTTCCATCCATTTTAATCACATAATATAGAAGTTCCAAATTTCTTTTTAGAACAATATTCTCCAACTTTACAGTTCTCCTTGCTCATACAATTCCCGCTATATCCAAAGTCTCTACATCCAGAGTCAAAATACTGGAACCAATGCAAGTAAAATCGAGTAACTCCCGGGTATATGAAGTTAATACATTCTCTATATTTACCGGAAGATTCAAATCCTTCCTGTTTGTAAAATGATGTCCCCACATCAATACAAATCTCTTCGATCTCTATAATTCTGTATAATCGATCCCCCTTTAGTCTAAAAACATCTCCCACTTCTCCTTTAGGTTCATCTCTCGTCGTGCAGCATTTTTTACCCTGTAATATCAACTCTTCCATTTCAGGAGAGAATTTTAGTTTAATTAATGCCATTCTTTTTATCTTCCTTATCCAATGGACATTCTATTAATCTCTTACTAAAATCTCTAATGATTGGATGTGCAAATTCAATCAACCCTATAGATTCTTCTAAATGTAATCCTCTTATAGCATTACAGTAATTTAAAAGTTCGCCATCAACAGTCACACCTCTAAAATTATAACACCCACAACACCCAAAACCATCAATACGGATTTTATTTGTCATTTGTAAACACCGTTTTATTCACTGCTCCCATATATTCTCCATTTTTCGCATTACTAGATCTAGTTCAATCTGACATACATTTCTATTTACAAACTTTCCTAATGCTGCACAATATGGTCTATAATCCTCACTTGCAAGCGCTCTATAACATTTACAAGTCAAATTACAATCTGAAATTGTAGGATTGCCATTTTTATTAGAATAATTATAATCAGACATGTTAAAGAATAAGAAATAAGAGATTTTTATTCATCTGGTGGTTCTGGATATCCATTTTGTTTCCACTGTTCGTCCACATAACTCAAAATGTCTTCTGGAATTTTATTTCCTTCCCACCCACTTGTTCTACAAATATACTTAAGTCTAAATAACGTCTTGCGTTCTCCAGTTTTAGAATTATAAACTGTAAATAATTCATCAACATCTTTTGGATGTTTCCACATTAACCTAGTATATTGTTTGTATCTATCATCAAATGATTCCGTGATTACATACCAATATACGTATTTCCTATTTACATCAAAACTTCTTTCTTCTTTCATTTTAATCAATATAATCCATAATTCTAATACACGTTGGTTTAACTTCACCATTATCAATACTCATTACAGATTCAGCATTTGTTACTGGATTAAACCATTCTTCTCCATCTTCATCACAATGATCAATATAAACAGGAAGATCTCCATCCTCATCAATCTCTTCTTGCAACTGCTTAATTAATTCACTTGCTAACATAAAACTTACCATTTATTATTTTCTTTTAGATTTCCATTCACCATCATCATACCAATAATGCGCATGACATTTATTACAATATCCAATATTTACAGGATATTCTTCTTCGAATGAATAATAAACTACATTTTTTGTATTACAATATTTACACATATCCATGATATAACTTCTTATATAGGTTCATCTGAATTGGAAAGACAGAAAAATTCATTATAAAAAACATGCATTTTAATGTCAGTTTCATTCACATCTCCATTTATTCTAATTTCATGATCACCATAATCATCAATAAACCATTGAATAAAATTAATTAATTCACTTGCTAGCATAATTATTTCTCACAAGTAAAACCAACACCATACATATTATCAACTATTTCAATTCTTAAAGATATATAGTTAGGAATATAGTCAATTCTTTCAATAAATTTATTTACCACAGCATCTACTGAAATTTGGGATAGTTCATCACTAATGTATGTAATATCTTTTTCTGGATCATCAATTTCTATCTTAACATTTTCAAACGTTTCATTAATTTTATTTTTTATCAAAATTAAATATTCACTTGCCAACATTATAAACCTCAATAACAATTTTAAACATCATCCAGGAAATAGTCATATTCGTGTGGAGGAATGCTTGTAACTCTTTCAAATGTCCCAGACTGTTTTACTTCTCCCCAGAAGATATCATCATTCGAACAAGTCCACTCATTCCCATCGAGACTTTCTTCAATACATTTTTGAGCACAATCAATTGCTTCCTGTTCAGTATCAAAGAAATCTTCAATACCGCCATCAGCAAATACAAAATACTTCTTCATTCTTCCATCTCTTATTTATAAATACCACCAATTAATCCAATAATGTAAATTCCCATCAATGCAATAAATGGAAACCACAATTGTTCAATATTTAATGATAACTTAAACATCGCATTAAATATAAACATTAAACTTTGCATTACAACAATCACAATCACCATAATATTTCCAATATTCGACGGTTGATAATAAATAATAGGTTGCTGTGTATTAGGAGAATCGTTGTCATTCAATTATATCACCAACTGTAATATCTATATCCCATACACCATTTCTAATATTCTCAAGTGTAATTTGCTCTGCTTCAAATTCATCTTCTGCTTCTACTTCATAATAATCAGACACATATACACCATAAGTTTTAATCATATTTTATTTATCTCTCCTTATTTCACTTCTAGGTTCAATGTTTCATTATGAATCCATACTCTATATTTATACTGTTTCCAAATTTCAGACACACACCAATTTCCACTTTGCTGTTTTATCATCTTCCTAATTTTATTACACATATGTTTATCTTCAATAACTTTTCCACTTGTAGTATCAATCCAATCATTACTTGTATTAGAAAGATCTCTTCCATAAACTCTAACAGAATTCTTTTTCTTCACTACAATTCTATTAATTCCACTAACTTCAATATTATTACTCAATTTCATTTTTAAATGCCTCCTTTAAATCATTTGGAATTTTATCATTTAATACAATCAATCGTTCTGGATATGTAGTTCCTGTCTTTTTATTAATTATAAATTTCACATCTCCATTAATTAATTCTTTTTTATAACCACTGATGATAGAAATATTTGGGCGTTCTCCCCCATACATATCACATTTTTCTTCAAGTATATTTTTGACATACACCCAACCATAACGTCCAGATTCAGCACCTACAAATATGCAAAAATCACCAATTTTAATTTCCTGACCCAAAAAATCTTTCGACATTTTATTCATTCCTCTGGTTCTATAAATGTAAATCCAATATGCCAATCTTTTTGTTTAATTTGACTCTCTTGTTCTTTATTAAGTTCAATATGAACCGTTTTCATAGGTTGTTGTGGTATTGTTCCACAATTGTATTCAATTTCATCAAACCACGAATCCTTAAGAAGTGTTATAGTTAATATCATTTTAATCAATCTTCTTAACATATTCAATCACACACTCATCATCATATTCCACAGATTCTTCATCATAACATGAATAGTCACCTTCAACCATTGCAATAGCATCTTCTTCAGAATCTGCTTCTATTTCAGCAATACACTTATGATTAATTATCACATTATAATACACTTTATACATCGACATTTTCAATCATTCCTTATAACTTAAGTTGTTTTCTCAAATTCCGTATATTATCTACTTTTTCAGAAAATTCTTTTATTTCATTTCCATATTTTCCCATATCTTCAAGTTTACACCATTCTGGAGGTTCAATGAACCCATCATCTGCTCTAGGTAATTCTCTTTTTCCACTGTAATTATCACAATGAGGTTCACCCCACCACTCTTCAATAAAATATGGACAATCCCAACAATTATCAATATATTTAATAAGTTTCTTCATTCTCATTCAATCCTTTTGTAATTCACTTTTCTAATACTATATTGTATCTAAAACATGATAAAACTATCTCAAAAAAAAGAAAAGAGGAAAAATAAAATTAACTAAATCTTAATACTATTCTATATTGTGTTCTTTTATAATATCCTTAAACTGTAGCAATTGTTCTTTAGTGAATTTAAATGGAACATCTTCATTAATCAATCTAACTTCATATTTACCATCTCTAAATACTATTCTAGAATCATTATAAAATTTACAACAATGTTTAGCATGTCTACCATCCCATTCAAATATACACTTTCTAGTATAAGCATTTTTATTTATTTCTTTACACGAACACCTATATTCAATTTCTTTATCATCTTCATTCTTAATTAAGTAAATACAATTATTTTTATAATAATCATCATTAATAATTCTATCACTAATAAGTATATTATCCACCCCTCTCCTTAATCATTTTTTCTAATGTTAAAATGCTATATACTGCAATATCTAACAATTCATCTTCTTTCTTTATATTATCACTTGTTAAACATGCTCTTATTGCTTTAATCTTAATCTGTGTAGTCAAATCATCAACTGACAATACATCAATAGGATCTCGTTTATACTGTTTATCTTTCTTATCAATAGTCTCAATAACCCGCTTTAAAGATGTAAGAGATGAAGATTTAAGTGAGGATTTAGTTCTTATTTCTTTTATAGCATCACTGATCATATCTTCAAAATTTTCTTCCAGTGTAGGATCGTTTGGATTCACCGCATCAAATTTATATTCTGACACAATATCAATACTATCTCCAGATTTAACTATTTCATCCCCATTTGAAAATCCATTAGTGTCTGGAATATTAATATAATATGGAGCACATATTTTATTATTCTCTATTTTCTGCCTATTATACACTTTATCCATAAATTCTTTATTCATTATTTACCATCCTATCTTCACAGAATTATAGGTCTAAAAACTGGACAGTGTTTTAATGCAGATTCGTCATGATCCCATTTACAATAATAACCATCAAGTTTATCACAAGAACTATTTTCACATCTATACATACATGAATTATGATGTTTTCTATACATATAATTTACTTCTTTTTTGCATTCTTCATGTAGTTTATCCCAATCTATACCCATTTATTTTCCCATCCTTTCTTTATCTTTTTACATTCCATTCAGGATCTATTCCATCGTATAAACCGCATTCTTCTAAACTACATCTACCACATACATGTAATAAGATTCGATTACATTCTTTCTTGAATTCACCACTTTCTACAACTTTTCTATATCTATCTAATGCTTTTAAAACATAAACTTCTTCTTGTATTGGTATAAATTGTCTTACATTTAATCGTGGGTTTATAAGTTCACCTATCATAAATTTATCCTTGTATTCTGGTAAACTTTTAAGTAACACCTTATAAAATCCAAATTCAAATGACAATGATTTTACATCCACTTTCCTTGATGTTTTATATTCACCAATACAAACAATCTCTTTAATTTTACCTTCAACTATATCAGTTAAAACTTTAATTTCTTTCTTTGTAATCTTTGTTTCACTATCCCCATATTCATATTGTTCCATGTATTTATCCATCAGATACTTTTTATAATCTTCTAATACTAATGGATCTCCTGTAATCCTATCAATTAAACCACGTATTTTATGTTCTTCATTGATTACCTTTAATTCTCTTGCTAATGGTTTCCATATCTTAAAATCATAATTTAATCTTTCTAATCTAACTTTCTCATCCCTAATGAAATTAAGCAACATTCTTCTTTCATAATCACAATATTCACTTGTAATACACAATTCCCACTGTTCAATTGGAATTAAATACGCATAATCGTAAAATATCTCAAGCCAATGATGAATCCTGGAACCAATTACTGTAGCATAACTAGAATTCTTTTCTTTAAATACATATGATTTCTTATATTGATATTCACAAAAATTCATTGTCTGAATTCTGCTTTTACTATCAAACTTCTCATAATCATCCCAGAAAAACCAAGGGAAGAAGATTTGTTCAATAGTTTCAATAGCAACCATAATTATTCCTATTTATTGTAACATTTACATAATTAATATAATTATAAAGAAACCAATTAATTAAGGAAGCATCGACAATAAAAATTCACCTCCTTTTAAATTCATAAATAAAAAGATAAAAGATAAGAACAAATATAATTTATTTACAACGGTGCATTGGATTCATCCCACGTTTAACAAATCTACAACCATTGTCAGTAATGACTTCTTTTCCATTATCTAATTTAATTACTGTAGATTTTATAAATGCTGGACACTGTTCTTTAAAACATAGCGCAAATTTATTATATGGACAAACCATTTCTCCTTTACCCATAAATAGTCACCCTAGTTTTACACCGCTTTCTTTTTCAAGGTAATCACATAGACTCTTAAATGATGCATTGGTGAGTTTTGCATAATATGTTTCATCACCGAATCGAGTCTTCTTAATGGTCATCTCATGCACTCCTTTATCAACTGCTTTAATTTCTACATGTAGATCAAAGTTATGAAGTGCTGATGATTGCCATTTTGCTTCCTGTTCTTCAGATGGTTTTCCATTTACCCATTTCTGTCTAGGCTTAAATGAAAGAACAACATTCCACCCAGTTTTACGAAGCAGTAGAATAATATCATTCCAACGCCTTTCAATTCTAGCCCATTCAATAGGCATCATTTCGTTGTTCTTTTCAAACCTTTTTAGATCTGGCCTGTTAAGTAGCCAATTCTGAAGCCAGACATACACATCACTCATTGAATCAATGATAAATGTCCCGCGCTGATCTCCAAATGGATTAGTTTCAATAAATCCACACAGAATATTATAAATTGCATCAAGAATGTTACTTGTAACCTTTTCTCCAGAATTAGATGATTCAGCAGTTACTTCACCAGAATACTCAAGAAGATTAACCCTGTAAATCTGTTTCTGCACATCTTCAGGAAGTCTCTTAATAAGCGCAGTAGTTCCAACTTCAGTATCAAGTAGCACAATTGGCAACTTTGAAGATAGACAAAAATGCGACTTACCATCACCCGGACCACCAAAAATGCTCATAAACAAAATAGTGCTTTCAATCTCATTGGAAGGTTTAAAAACAGCATTAAAATCAAACTTTCCTGGAGTAGTTCCTATGTCTTCTGCAGACTTACTTTTCCAACTGGCCATGTTTGTATTATTAAATTAAACTTTAACACATATAAACATTTGCTATTAAGAAAGGGGAATGAATAAAGTAGTAGATCCATTAAATAATAGAATAAAAAATAAATTAAAACAATAATACTATATCTAATCTAAAAAATTAAAATTAAATTAAAATCTTTATTTATCTATATTTATTGTTCCCCTTCATTTGCTGCGACATTATTAATCAGGGTAGTATTACGAAGAACTGGCTTTTTAACTTCCTTTTCTGGAATAAGTTTGTTTTCAGTTCCTTTCTGCCATTCACCACAGCCATTCTTTATAGCCTTTGCATTTCTATGTACTGCTTGGGGGAATCGATGACATACCCCTGCAGGGTTTGTCTCATTGTAACTTGTAACCATAATATGCTTACAATTTAAACAGTTATCAGTCATTTCAACAATAAACTAAATTTTACAGTATATAAAAGAAAAGGCATGGAAAAGAAGAGGAGAATGAAAATAATAGATCTATTAAATACAATCTATTCTTTTACAAACATTTTATTAATATTATCTATAGCATATTCCATCATAACCCATGTTGACCATGCTAGAAAGAAAGTATCTACAATAACCCACACTAGATCATGTTTAATATAATCAAGTTGGATAAAATATGCCCATCCAGTAACAAGAATAAGCATAATAATTGGATAAAACTGCCTAAATTTCATAATATCGATAATTGAAAAATAAAAATTTAATTTATCTATACTCTTCTTTACTCTTTATTCTCTTTCATCGCGGCTTTAAGTTTAGCAAGAGCATCACTCATATCATTTACTTGTGGATTCTTGATAATACCGCAGAGTGTGTTCTTTGGTCTGTAGATAGTCTTACCGTTCTCATCCTTATCATCAGTCTTCTTTGATCCACGCTCACCAATGATTACTACCTCATCACCCTCGTTAATCTCTTCTACTACATCGCATAGTGGAACATAGTAACTTGTCAGAGTAATACCACGTGGGAAACCATCATCGTTGATCTGAACAACTGCCCTAAACCATTCTCTACCATCATCATCCTTACCTGAAGTAACCTCTGCCTTTGTAACTGTTCCGTGTGAAACAAAGTATCCATAGTTTGGTAGATCCTGGACATCGCCAATATCTACGTACAGAGACTTGGTAACTTCCTTTCCAGTAGCCTTATCTTTTGCAGTGTATTCAATTTCGGAAAGTTTCTCTGCAATTTCCCACAGTTTTTCCTGTGCTACTTTTGCACCTGCTTTGTATGCTTCCTTCCATACACTAACTACACCCTTGTATGACTGATTTGCAACCGCAGTCTTCTTACCCCAAACAGAACATTCCACTCCAAGTTCAGGAACCACACCAACTTTCTTCTTGTTTCCTTCTTTATCGGTGATAGTGTGTTCAATTCCAATATCTCCTTTTGCAACATAGAAACTGTCATCCATCCAAAAGAATGCACGCTTCTCATACTTTGGAAGAATTGGCTTACCATAGAATGGATTTGGTTCCTTTGAATTGGTTTCCTTCTTATGCCACAGTGGAACTTCAAATGCAGTAATTCCATCTGTTACATAAGGCTCATACTTTGTATCTTCCCACTCTTCTGTATCAAGATTGCGCATCCAAATAGTTTTAGTTTCCTTTACATATGCATAATCTTCAGTTACAACATCTACAAGATTCTCTTCCCTTTCAACTGAACTAGTAACACGTGCCATATACTTTTCCTGGATCGCTACCATTGAGTTCTCCCTGAATTTGTTACGGCACTTCATTACTTCAAATCGATTCTCATCTTCAGTAGAACCCATTGAGAGAATAATACCCTTGTATTCAGTTGCCTTTGCTTTTGCATATTCTAGCGGTGTCTTAAAATCACTTGAGAACAACTGATTTCCAATTGATGCATAGAAAAGGTTCGACTTAACTTCATCTGCAGAATCCGGAAACAACTTGTTAATTTCACTAATAAGTTTTGTTCCACGATCAGTAGCGCGTTCCACATCAACATTAAACTGCTTTGCAAGATCTTCAAAATTTACTTCAAATGTCATAACAATACCAAATTTTCTTTTTTAACAAAACTTTTCTCTTTGACCACGTATGCATTCTATACATTATCCTTCAACACTAATAAACATATCGATGTGAAAGAAAGGAGAAGAGGAGGAAAGTGGGTTATAGATCCATGAACCCTAAAAATATTCTACGTTAGTTATTTCATTCAACTTATAAAAATATTCACGTTCATATTTATTTCTATATTCTACATCACATTCAAAAATTCCAGTAATTTTTGATCCATCTACACTACGGGTAATAATTTTAATCTTATTCAAATCATATAATGTAGTGTCATTTTGTCTACCACATATAATAACAAAAGATTCATCTTTCTTATCTAAACTAGTATATAATCTCAAATCAAAACTTTTAATCTTAAGAATTTCACCATTCTGGTCTAATATTTGTGCATTATGAGAACCAGCAATATAATCACTGGACTTTCTATCAATCTTGATAAAATCAAATCTATCTGTAAATTTTAAATCTAATTGATTTATATATTTCTCTATATTAAATGTAATAAATTCCTTTATTCTTAAACGCAATTCAAATACATCAAATCCACCAGAATTTACTATTACTCTATCTACAATATAATCATTTAATACAGGATACGGACAAGCATTATCTAAACCAATAACATCTATTAAAAATTTAAAGATAATATAAGGCCTTACGCATCCAGAAAATTTTAATTTATAAGGAAATTCATTTTTTACAGACAATTCATAATCTAACAATCGATTCGTTTCATTACCATATGTAAATCCACCCATGACTATAATATTATAAATTATACTATAAATAACTTTCGTTTACTTATATTAATTAATAAAATAAAAAATAAAATAGATCTATTAAACTCTCTTTATTTTGTTACTTCGACGCCAAACCAAATAAATTCTTTAAATCGCGGATGCCAATAATCATCTTCTTTTCTATAATATGTTTTATTGCAATATTTAACTCTAAACAGTTTCTTTTCATAAACCATATTCATAAGATAATATCGAGCAAGATGCCTATTTATGTCAAACTTATCAATGAAATCACTAGGTAAGTAAAACATTGATTCATCCCATTCATCATTATAGAACTCATCAAACTTTCTTACTAATGCCTCATCTCGCTTTATAGAAGGTTTTCTTGGTGTAAAGTTTTCTCGTTGCTGCTGTGCAAACAAGTTCACCACGCTCCATAAAATCGCTCGTTCACAAAGGGCCTCATACACAAAGAATAAGTATTCATTTTACCACACCTCTTATGCTTTCTTTTTTCTTAATCTCAATTTTTTCTGTTGATTAAGATGAGCCCATTGTATTCCTTCTTTATCTATGAATAATGGATATGCTTTACGAAGGACATTTATAAAATAACTATCTTTAACTTCTGTCCACATTTCCTTTTTATTATTATATCTCCAAAGTTTATCTTCTTCTTTAGTATATCTAAAAGGAGGAACTTTACTACACGTTTCTAATGATTTCTTATTTTCTTCATGATCACGTGATTGTTTAAAGCAACCCCAAAGCGCATAAACCATTCCCGGAGTAGTTCTAGTCTCATGGTAATACTGCCTGACAAATTCACGCATGTGTTCGGCTAATACTCCACCATCAGCCTTTTTGTATCCTTCCTGAACTAAATATTCATATAATTCTTCTGACGAAATTGGCATATTTGAATCTATATATAAACTTAACGACTATAGTATTTAAATGTATCGCATAAACTTAAATATAAGATAGAAGAAATGTGAAGTTTTAGATCTATGTAACGATTATTAATATCATGTAACAATAGAAATAATCATAAACTCATGTATTCATAAACCACCATGTATTAATAGAAAGGTTTATATACTTTAAGATCATATAAATTAGTACCGACCTAGCAAGAAGAAATTGTTTTTCTTTCTTTTTCTTTTTGTTATGAGTTGACGCGCGCTTCGCTTGCTTTATGACCTATTTTCTTTAACTTCACTGCAATTCCATTAGTTTAATTAATATAGTTAGTATAAAAAGTATAGTATTGAAAATCTAAAAAATAAAATAATATAAAGATATAACTATTGCAGATACCAATGGGCATAGAATAATACACCGTTCAGTAATATATCCTAGATACAATTTCTCTCTGGCATTTGTTCCAGGCTCACGTTTAAATGGCACAAGACTCTCCATTACCAGCAACTATAGTCTGTAATATCATTTTTACGCTTACATATATTACACTTAATTATCACAATTGTTCCTATACTAGTAGGAATAAATTTATATGTGAATCTTCCACCAATAGCAGCACTTGTATCACATTCTTCGTGCATTCTCATAAATTTTTTAACATTTGATATTTCAACATCATTAAGTTCAAAATTTGTTTTCATGTTTAATCCTATAATTACTTCCTTATTAAATCACAATCTTCCTGACTTCTACTTTTATAATTATTAAAAATACTTTTTATATGCTCATATATTCTATTAGAATTTTCATTCCAACCTTTAACATAATCGTTACTGCATTCTAATAAACTATCACATTCATTAATTACAGATCTAATTGTATATAAATCTACTTCAGATATTTCTCGTTTAAATTTCCAAAGTTTTAATATCTCATCCTCTAATTGTTTCCTAGACCATTTTTCTAATATATCTACCATTTAAATCACAATCTTCCTAACTTCTATCTCATAATCTTCGGCTAGCATTTCAAATTTACTCTTTTTGTCAGATTCTTCTCTAAATAATAACAAGTATTTCATGTATTTATAATGTGAAAATAGTTGTCTGTATTCTTTATCAGGTCTATCACCACCCTTTAATTCACACTTGTGAAATGGCATTCCTGAATCATAACACAATTTTGCAACAATATCATTAAATCCTTTATCTGCATTAGTAACAATTTCAGCAATGTCTTCATAATCACATAACATATCAATAATAGAATCCAGGATAATGTCTCTATCAGAATATTTAGACGGTGCTAGAATGAATAGAATCGACATATATAATAATGAGAGTTTTAGTTGCTTTTATTTTTTAATGCGAGTTTCCACCAATCCTTTCTATAATTAGGATCACTTGCTAATTTATCCATATGTTCTTTAAGTTTTTTAGATTGCTCATCAGTCAACAATATAACTTTCTCTTCTAAAAATTGTTCAGGATCGTCATCTATCGTATATTCTTCCATAATATCAATTTAACTTAAAAATAGATAATACTATCGATATTGAGAATTGATCTATTAAAGATCAATCCAAAAGGAACAAAAGTGAATGACAAAATTATTCTTTAATGGGAAAAGAACCCCTAAACCACCGGCTTCATTTAATCCAGAAACTATCCGGCCAATGGTAGAAGATCGGACTCGAACCGATTACCTCGCGACACTCTTACCATGTTAGAGTTACATCTACCAAGTTGAACCATTGATCAGATGGGGTTTACAACCATAGCAACTCTTTATTTTTTCGTGGTTTCCATCAATTGCTGATATTCACGGCGGTTTAACAACTTTGATATGTGGTGTTCTAAACCTGCTAAAATGCTTCCACAATCCCCGCATACAGATTTGACCTGTACACGGAGAGCAATATCGTAACGTTCCATTCTGGTTTGGTTTAAGTTACATACAACATCCAACTGAATGCTGCACTATTACATTAGATTTCAAAGTATATAATAATTTTCATAGATCTTATACAAAGTTCCTATCATTAGACAATTGTAAGTCTTTATTTCCATTTAGATCATAAGTTTCCATAACGCGCTCCATATTACCAGGATTTTTCACATATTGATCGAGTTCTTCTCTAGTTTTGAAGAACGTTGGAAAATCAACATAATCAAACGTATCGCATATCACAGCCATAAAATTATATCCATGCGAATTTCCATAATCAAACCATTCTGCAATTTCTTGTTTAGTTGTCATAAGTAAATTTAAACTCATAACCTTATAATACTATCGAAATTCACAGTGTGAAGTTTACCGGGCAATGTCAAAAATCAGTAAAATTACAAAATAAACATGGACTCCAATATTTCGCGCTGATAAATTTTCTATAAAACTACAATGAAACGGCGAGAAGCGCGGTTGATCCAAGCGACGAGCATAGATGTGATTATGATGAAAGTAGGTTAAACAAAGGTATGAAAACAGCGAATAACGACAAACCTCCATAACAAAGAAAGAAAAGAAGATCTTCCCTTGTCATTTAACTGTCGTCACTAGAAAGTTATGATTTTAAAGTATATAAAGATTGTGTTAAAGGAGATAATTATAACTTATTAATAAACTTTCTATATATAAAACCATAATAAAATATATTAAAGCGCATAATACATGATTACTTAAAATAAAGAATAATACTTTATGTTTCCATATTTCAGGAACAAAAAATAAACATATACAAATTATAAAAAATAATACACATGACAAATATTCATATATTATTCGATTAATCATCTATAATCAAAGTTCGTTTTCACTATCTCTCATTTTCATATATTCTTCTAGTGTTATATGATATTTACATGTGTTGTCATCTTGATGCATTTGGCTACGATACGATTCTAAATCTGCAGGATGGAAATCATCATATGTATATTGATTTAGTTTACACCTATCTTCTACACCTTCACAATCACTGCAATTTACATAGAAACAACATGTGAAATATTCTCTAGGATTTTTATTGTTTAATGTCATATGGAAATCTCTTTATTTTTATCATTTGTTATTTTTATAAATTCTTTTGGAGTTACACGATATATTTGTATATTTTTAGGTTGAATTAATTTATAGTTGGGTATATCATTTTCATCTAAAAATTCACTATCCAATTTACCAAAATAGCACTCAAACCATCTTTTATGTTCTTCATTTACTGATGTCATAATATCTTAATACTATTTCCTTACTTTCTCTATCTATAATTGTTTAATATATTTTTCTTTTTATTTTCACAGCATTCTTTTTGTCGTTTTTCTTTTAATTCGTATTGCAATCTTTCTTCTTTTTCTTTATTACGCTGATTTATAATAGATTCTTTTACATTTTTAGAATTGAATATAGATTTTATCTCATCGATCCAAGGTCCATCTAGAATAATTTCATTCTTCATAATTACTTGAGGATAACAAAAATTATCTTTCCAACTGTAAATGTATTATCTACTAAATAAATATCCACATATGTTGATTCTAGAGTATGATATGAGCATCGGTAATTTACTAGAAATTTTTTATTTATCAAAAACCATCCAACAGGAGGTCTTCCCATATAAGCATCATAATAAATTGTTATTAAATCATCAAATATATCAGAATGCTTATATCTACAATCATAAAATACCCATTGTAGTTGATCTGAAAATTTTACACATTCTTCATTTTTAGACGATTTGAAAAAATTAAATATACTCATGTCTTTACTTTCCCATTAATTCTCTTATCCAACTTGGTAGAAATTCATATATAATGCTATAGTTGCCGCCTTTGTTTTCAAAGTTTGATTTCATTTTATAAACAGCGTAAATTGCATATAAAAAAAATAATTGCAATTACTATAACTGCTAATACATATGGTTCCATGATTAAATTAACCATTAGATGTTCCATATCCATGTTATTCCAGTTAGTGCTACAAGCATAAGCGATAATATTACTAATATATACCATACGGCAGATGAAACTAAAACTGAAGTATGCGAATTAACAAACTCTGTATTATCTTGATTTTTATTATTTGTAAAAAATACTCTAAATACAACATAGATAAAGAGTATAATTGCTACTACTACGCTTGAAAGTGTCGTTTTTAGTAAAATTTCAAATATCATAATAATATAACCTTATTTTAAGTAATCAACTAAAATTTTTATTAGTGTTTTTAATTCATCGTTAGACAATATTACACGTGATATTTCATTTGTATCATTGTAATGAATATCTAAAATTGTTTCATAATCGTTAACATTGGTAATATCAATTCCTATAAGATCTCCATTACCAAGTGAATAGTATGTCATTTATAATATCTTTTATTCCTTTTATTCTTCCTTTCTAATAATCTTCAGTATCTCATTTAAACATTGATGGTAGGCGATTTCTTTTTCTGCTTCCATATATCTACCAGATTTCATACAATATTGAAGATTAGATGTAATTAGATCCAGGTCTTCAAGGATTTGAAGTTCAAGCATGTCTAATGTAACTTGTGGTGATTCTGTTTCTTCAATATTATTGTCTTTAATAAATCCCTTAATATATTTATAAACTTCTACATCGGATGAATCATATTTAATTGGTTCAAACAGTTGCATAATATCAAGGAATTTCTTATCTGGCATTGCTTTATAAATAGAATACAAAAGTTCCAGTATATCTTCAGTATCCACTTTAACATTAATTGTTGATTGATATGTTTCCATGAATAGTATATGCTTTTAGAAGATATAAAGATTGGGGAAGATGGGAGAGAAAGGGTTGTAGATCTATTATGGGAGATAGAGAAAATGTTTTATTTTGATTTATTTCCATCTAAAGCATCTTTGCATAACTTCGTCTATTCGATCATATGTAGAATTGTCAAAACTACATTTAGTTCCTCTATTTTTCATTAGTTCTGTAGATGAATCCCAATATGAACACCAACCATCATGAATAAATGGACACACATTATGATCACAATAATAATCTAAAATCATTCTTTCTTACTCTTCTTTCCAATTGATTAGTTCTAGATTTTCTTCATAGTCTTTTAGGTTTTGTTTAACATCGAAGTAATAATAAAGATCTTTGTTAAACCTACATTCTTCTTTTATTTGATCCTGGGTAATAACAGGGTTGATTTCCCATGTATTGTAAATGTTGCTATAATATTTTGGATCATCTTTCCATTGATTGTGAATATAGAATTGATCACTATCTTTAGGTGATGGTGTTCCAAATATAATTAATTTTTTGTTTGATGTAATTGTTTGTAGTGTTGCCTGATCAAATAGACTACGGACACCTAACCTTGAATTAGATTTACGAAGTGTATCATAATCTTCAAACATAATAATATCAGCATCTTTAGGAAGAATAGTAATGTTGCTATTTGGAAGATTGATATGGGTATTATGATTACTTACAATCTTATCAGGTGTAACTACTTTAGAATCATCTTCAAATTTATTCTTTAGAATGTTGATCATTTGTTCACTAATATATTTAGATGACTGAACCCATGTAACATTAGTAAATTGATAATAATATTCAGCAAGAATACTTTGAATTGTAGTTTTACCTGACTTGGTTCCAAGCATAATGTTATACCTGGATTGATCACCATTTACAATATCAATAATGATTTGCCGCTGAATAGGAAATAATTTAAAACTGTTTTTAGATTCGTAATTTGTTATAAATGTTTCAATATCGTTGTTATTTTTATAATTATCTATCATGTATATCTCATATATTAGTGTTTATAGTATATAGAGTTTTTGGTAAAGAAGGGAATAAAATTAGTTGCAATTACAACTATTATAGGGTGGAAAATTTAGCATTTCTTATCTTTCAATACACCTCTAATTTACAGTTGTTTGGGAAGTTAGTTTCTTTGTCAATGTCTTTTATAAACATATCTATTTGTTGATCACAGCAATAAAATGTTACATTATCTTCTGGATCATGATATGGGCATTCAAGACATGAAGTAATTTCTATATCAACAATTCTAATCATTTTCAATTTAGTCTCGTTTCGATTTCATTTCACTGCATTCTAAATTATAAATTGTTTCATACTGTTCTTTTAATTTCATACGAATGTCATAAATATATCTATTTACTTCTGGAAGTTCATTAATATCATAAATCATACAACTAATTATCATACCAAGATCGTCTAATCTTTCTAATTCAATATTAATCATTTAAAAATCAATCATTATTTTCAATATTTTCATATTTAGTTTTGAACACGCACCAAAAAGGAAATCCATCTTTGTTTATATCTTCATCGATTATGATTCTTGGGGATTTATCTGTAATTGGATCGATATGTTGAAAACAACATTTATGTATTTCATCACATTTAAAACATTTATTTTCATAGTAATATCTACAATCAGGACACTTCATTATAAATCCAGGTATCTCTTTATATGCAACACATTTCATTTTATCTTACCTCATTTTTATTATCTTTTTAATATCTTTTAACTCTACAATGATTTCTTTTAATAGATCGTGGATTGTTTCAGTATTATTAAATTGTGATTTCGTAACACCAGATGATTTGAATCCGGTTGATGCTTGTGTAAGTTGAGGATTGACTGGATAATTTAACTTATTCTTATCTATTTTATTTACTTCATTGTAGTAATTTTTGTAATGAGATCTTTGACATTTTCTACACCAACCCTGTAACCCATCTGATTTATATTTATTTTTATTAAATTCAGAAATTGGTTTTGTTTTATTGCAGTTTGAACAATGTTTAGTTTTAATTTGAATTTTATAGATTTGTTTTGTTTGCAGTTTCATTTTAATCACTTATTTCTCCCTATATTTTTGGGTAGATAGTGCTTACATTTCATACCGTGTTTAAATTCATCTGGTTTAAATTGATTGAATGGACAATAATGATATTCAATTGATATTTCATAACCACACCTATTATTGTCATTCTCATCAAGAAATCTACACGTTTCTATTTTATCAGGAGTATCAAAATTACAAATAATTACATCTTTATTATCACTTATAAAATATGGACATCCATCTCTACAACAATAGGTAGTAATAATACAATCATGTGGTTCAAATTCTAAACTAACCATTTCAGGGCATCTAACATAATGAGATTGACTTAATATTTTCATTTTTAATCACATTCCATTACACGTTTCATAATTGCATCTCTAATATATGGACACCATGATGGTGTATTTGCAATATCTAAAAATATAGGTTCCATATATTTTATCACATCTTTACTAATATCTGGAGAATTACATTTAAAAGTTTTGATGGATTTAATAGAATGTTCTAAATATTTACAATCTCCACATGACCAACCTTCATAATGAGTAGGTCCAGTGTTATCATCAGACATACATATAATATATGCTACTATAGATTATAATAGTTTCTGCAAAGAGAATAATGAAAAGTTTGAAATTTGAAAACAGGAGATCTTAAAAACTTTAACTTAATAGTAGTCTTAACCAGTCGATTAGTTGAATGACACCGTTTATACCGAGGAAACTTGCTACCCCTCCAATTATGCTGTATACTGTGATTTTATATTCAAGTCCATTTAAACGATTGTCCTGGGTAATGTCGCAAGTTGTTTTATCTAGTTCAAGCGCGTGAATTGTATCTTTTATTTTTGATATGAGATCTTTTATAGATGAAATTTCGTCTGATACACACTTATAGTTATCACGGAGTTCTTTAAAGTTATCTTCATTTGTTACACAATGTTGGCGCATATCGGTTTCAATTCTTAATAGATCAGCAGCAATACGTTTTTCAAGCGTAGTTAAAGATTCTTGTAATATATCAATTTCACGTAAATACAAATATATAAGATCTTTAGTAGTTATTTTTGATGTATTATTTAATGACGATTCATTGAAGTTTATATTATTTTTATCAACGATATTTTTTTCATTATCACTCATATTAACCTCGCTATACATGCCGATTTATTATTATCAAGGTTAATAGAAGAAAGTTTATAACGATTGTTGTTTATTTTTAATGTTTTTGGATTACAAGAAAAGTTGCTAGGTAATGACGAAATGACAGATTTACCTGCTTTATTTGTCTCAATAATATTACCGTTATTATCAATAATAAAAACAAGATCATTATAAGCATCCATCGTTTCAAACAAAAGAGATTTCCATGAAAAGTCTTGTGTTTTTGTAGAATCATTATCTAATTCACTATCATTTTCAAGATCTCTAAAATACTGATCGGTAATTTCACGAAGATAAGATATAGACATTATGAAAGAAGTAAAAGTAAAATACAGTATATAAAGATAGAGGGAAAAGAGAAGAATAAGATGGAGAAAAACTTAAGTTAATTATATATTATATCAGTAATATTTTCACAAATGTATAATTGATCATCTTCATCTAGGTTATCAATAATACATTTTATTTTATTAATAGCGTCTTTTCTTTGATATTGTAGATCTATAGTATCTATTATTATGTTTTTAATATCAATGTATAGTTGTTTACAATTAATATTACATGTAGTTGAATTCAATATATAATTATAAACATTTTGTGTTATTTCATCGTAATTTAATTTCATTGTTATTCACCTATATCAATATCAGTATATGGAATTTCTAGTTCATGCAATTCCTTAACTTGTTGGTATTGACTATTATAAACTTGAACACATAATCCACTAATATGATAACAATCTGGATATGGATCTAATAATTCTTTCATTTGTTTAATTGTTAATGTCATAAATAATATTATAGAAATCCTTTGATTTGATTTATTGTTTGAATCATTGCTGTATATTCTGGATATTGTGATGGAAGTATAATCATCTGGAATAATGTAAACACAAAAAATCCCATTACTATTGCTGCAACAAAGCCTCCCATTAATCCAAAGATCAAAACCCATTCAATAGAATTGTATTTGTAACTATTTTTATATTTGATATATCCTATAGCCATAAAAATAGCAAAGGTTAGAATTGTTGTAATTAATATACATTCTGTTTGTAACACTATGAATTGTTGATAATACAAATTCATTTGATATACTTGTGAGACTGTCATTCCGAGTTTATCAGCAATTAAATTAATTTCATTTTCTAACATATTTAATACCTCATAAATAACACAAAAAATCTTTTACATTACGATCATTAAGTAATGCTTGCATTTCATCTTGATAGAAATGATCTGGACATTTTTCTGGTCGTTCTAATTCATCTGAATATTTTGCGTTTCTTTCATAGTTATGTAATTTACACTCTCCTCCAAATTCAGATGAAACATAAAATACACAGTCATTGTTCATTAATATGTCATTATAACACGGCCTTACTTCACGGATTTTTCTACTTGGAATTTTATAAACATTCATTTTAACCCTCTCTTAATTTTTTCATAATTCTTCGCCATTCCGGATCGTTTTTAAGTTTTTCTTCATGTTCAGCATATTTAATTCCATCGCGTTTTACAATTTGTTGTTTATTTTCGATTACATAAATGGTATTTTCATCAGTCTTCGTAAAATTACATTCCATAGAAGTATATTCTTCACAGCATCCACTCCAACTTAATTCTCCAATAAACTTACAGTGATCACAATAATGCAATGAATGATAATCATCAATAACGGGACATTTTACAAATATTCCTCCTGCAATATTATGACAAACATCAACATTCATTTAAATCACCTTTTGTATTAATCATATTCTGGACATATATCACAATAATGTTTTACCAAACACATAAAACAGAAATCCTTACATGGCACAAGATCAGTTACATGTTTATACATATTATTTATTTCATCTATATGTAGATCTTTCATCTTACTCATTTTATTCATCTCTTATCATCGGCATTTGTTGTCACGAGGATCATCCATTAATTAATTTTAAACCAATTCCAACCGTTCTAGCAGTTATTTGTTTGCGTTGAAAACTTATACCGGTTTTCATAAATCCAATTGAACACAAATTCCTTACTATAGGTTCATCAATAGGATCTAGATCTAATCCATCTTTATATTTTAATAAAACCTTAAGATCTCGTTCTTCGTTATATTCCATATTTATCACTTTTTTATCTTCATTTTCGGAAGTGTCAGCATATCCTCTAAAATAACCAATCAAAAATCCAATAATAAGCATAACACTTACTAAAATATCAATTTCAAAACCAGAAATAATCATCGTAATCTCCTTATTCTTCTCTTATTACTGGAAGTTTTTCGAAATTGGCCCAATTGGTAGGCTTGTAATGGTCTACGATTTCTCGGTTGTTTTCTTCAGTGTTTAGTGGGTAGTTTTTATGTGCTAGGTAATATCGAATTACTTCCATGATTGTCCAGGCTTTATCTGCTGGTTTATCATGACCTACACCCCAATTTGATGAATAACCACCATTATTATTTAGATTAGGAAACCATAACTCTTTTAATATATTTACAATGTTATGCCATATGTAATTGTTTGGAGTAGTTCCTTTTACACCACCATTCTTTTCACAGTCCCAAACAAGTGTGTTCCATATTTGTTCAAAATCTCCAGTTCTAATACGTGCATATAACTCAAGAGAATCCCTTATAATATATGCCTGTTCATCAGTAAGTTCAATAATCATAAAGATATATTCCTAATTTATTTAAATAACCACTATTAACTTACTCTTCTGTTCTGTAGCCACCAATACATTTCATAACAAATTGCAAATACACAATCTGCTATAAATGCAACAATTAAAATCATTAAAAATTCCATCATAATTTAATCACCTTCATTGAATGGAACAAAGAATTCACCACGTTGCTGTGCTTGATAAACTCTACGTGCATCACACTCTTTATGTTTATCAGCATCGTCTACCATTTTGTTAAATGTTTCATTGTTTATTTCTCTGCCTGGATGCATTAATTCTAGCAATGATTTATCTTCTTTAATTTGTTCTAGTGTCTTTTCATAACTGCATTTCATATACTTTGTTTCTTTACCATCACCTTCATAATGATCACAATAATCAGCACAATCAGCAACCCATACATAATGTCCAGTTGCATGACACATTACACAAGGTTGTATCATTAATTCTGTGATTTTCATTTTATTCTTCAATTAATTCTTTAATTGGGATTGAATTTACATTTCTTTCATTCATAAGTTTTAACATTTTATTGTACATTATTTCTTCAGGTAATCCATGTTCTAGATAATATTTACCTTCTTCTGTAAGTTTTAGATGACTTGATTTGCTAATTTCTAATTTTACTAATCCTTTTTCTTCTAGTGATTTAGCATACTGAATAATAGAAGATTCAGGTTTGTTTAATTGTTTAGATAAATATTCTATTATATTCATTCTAATAAATTTTAATTCTTCTCTCTGTTCATTGTATCTCTCCAATTGTATGATTCTAGTTTAGCATAGTAATCATTGAGTATTGAATCATTTAAACATAATTTTGATTTTCCTATACTACAGTATATGTCATTCAAAGATATAATACTTTTGCATGGAAATGGTTTATCATTATATATTCTACAAATTGCAATTTTACCATCATATACAAGATATTTACAAGTTCCGTCTGGATTTCTAAATGATCTAGGAATATTAGTTTTACAACATTCACCACATCGTAAGCATTTTGGAGTCATGATTTAAATTTTCCTGGGTAATGTAAAGATTGGATAATATTATTCATATTTAAATAATATTGCATGTTCATTTATTTCCACACCTATAACTTGTTTCCATTTTTCATTAGTATCTATAACACATATGTTATGTTCTTCTGGTAAAGTTTCTAAAATTTTAATAAGTTGTTTAATTTTAATAAAAGCCATTTTAAACACATCCTTTATTCTCTTTATTAATCACCATCTGTTCCAACATAGCCATAACTTTTTGAATCTTGCCAATCTTCATCATTAAATTGTCTACCACATCTATTACATACATAATAATCTACTTCTTTAACATGACCTTTAAGCCAAGGTAACCCATCACATGTATCAACAAGTTTAAGATCATATGAATTACAATCAGGACAATAGGGAGTAGAAGAGGGGATGAGAGTTTGAGTTGACTGATCATTGTTATGACATAGATAATATACAATAAAGATAATGATGATTGAAATGATTATAGGTAATATATATGATATTAGAGACATGTATCATCCTTTTTCATATAATTTATCATATTCACATCTATTATACTTGTACAATCTGTGAATATCTTCATCATGACTACTTACTATTCTAGGAGGATCTCCATTCCAATTAAAAACTGCATATGATCTCTTTCCACAAATAGGACAGGAACCAGTATATCTCCACACATCATCATTACTCATAAATCTTCCTCTATTCTTTTCTTCTTAATGTTCATGAATTTTACGAATTGACAATTGCAATGATGACAATACATTTCCAAGTTCTTTTTACCATTTTCATAATCATCCCACACTTCTTTAACTTCACCTTCACATTTACATAATGGACATGAAATTAGATCTTTGTATTTTTCAGCATCAGATTTAGGTTTCTTATAATTATTATACTTTGGTTTAAACTTAAAGTTAGAAGAAAGGGATTTGGCGTTTTTATTTGAATTAATTTGATTTTGATTCTGTTTCATTATTATCAATGTCCATGTTATGTAAATCATTACAAAAATCTATTGTTGCCTGTGCCATTTTCTTTAAATTTTCTTCTGTAATTGGTTCATAGGATTTTGCTGTATATTCCATATATTCATCATGCCATTTAGAAAGATAGATTAGAGGATATAATATAATATAAAGAATATAATAAATAAATTTAAATGTATAATATATTATATCAATAAAAATATCTATAATTTTATATAAACAATAAAATATTTTATCTGCTATTCTAAATGATAATCTTACTTTATTTCCATCCATCTATTTTTACTCTTAATACGATCTACTACTCTATCCACTATATTCATGTCTACTTTAACGTCTTTTGGTTTGTTAACAATTACAAAGTTAGATCGCTTACTATTTACACGTTCTCTTACACGATTACACTTCATAATAGGACACGTTTCAATATTACAATCCATAGAATAGATATTACATTTTTTGTTTTTGTATGCAGTAATGATTTCGTTATAAGATCTTTTTGTCATGATTTAGATTCCTTTTTAAGTTGTTCATAAAGAGATTTCATAAAATTTGATTTAGATATTAGATTGCTATTATGATATATCTTACAGTTTAAAGTATAATTTATATTCGGTTTAAAGTGTTCAAGTGCATCTAGAAACGTTTCTTTATCTTTAATTGGCAGTTCATCAAAAATAACAACTGAAATTTTATTTGTCATGGTTTAACTCTCAATAATTTATACACTAATCCTTAAATTTCTTTCTCTCAACTCTTCTAAATATTTTCTATTATCTCCACATTCTATTATTAAACTATCTGGTATAGTATATTTTATATAGTAATAATAGAATATTGTCATCCAATCAGTTTTAGAATTAGATTGAACACAAAATACATCAGTCATAATTTAAAAACTTTTATCTAGATTCATTATATGCATCTTCTGAATATAGTTCTTCTGCAAGTTGTTTTTGATGTGGTATCTCATTAATGAACTTTACAAATTTATCTAGATCCTCTGGAATAATCCTAATGTAATCAGAAGATTCTATATTTCCATTATTCAATTCATTGACTTTAATTTCTATAATATCATCATAGATACTTGCTTCATAATTTACATATTCATTTATACAAATACTAAAATTACTCATCTAAATTCTCCATTGCTAATTTCTTTTTATTTGGGATATCACTTACAAATTCTATAAACTCATCAATATAATCAGATTCTACTGCAATTTGTTCAAATCCATTTGGGTTATAAATAGTTATGACAAAAAGATCATCATAAATATCAACTCCAAAAATTATATCTTTATTTACATTAACCATATAGTTTTCACTAATTTTACTCATCTTCTTCTCCTTCGACGTTGATTATTGAATCTAGTGTTTCGTAGTAGTAACTATTCCTTCTTATTTTTGTTTCTTTGTTTTTGATCATTTCTTTTTCTTCAGGTGTTATTAGATTTGAATATCGAAGCATCTTATAAATTCCATCATCATTAATTCTCCATACTCTAATAGGAATTTGTTTAGTTTCACACTTTGATCTTACATACTTACCTGTTTCTTCTATACAATCTGATAATAGCATTGATGAAATCTGACCTGCAGTAAGGATACCATTAACATCATTTGCTGAAAATTCTCTACTATTAGTTGCCATATATGCCTGATAAATTGTGTCAGATACATGTTGCTTTTTTGATGATCTAGGTCTTGCCATGATAATTACAATGTCATATTAAAATTTAAATGTTTATGATCTATAATTTTATTATTCTTAAAAACTAATCTTCTTATTTCTAATTACATGTTCTTTGTATACTTTAACTTCTTTACCTTCAATTTTGTAATCTGCTAATTTGTAGATAAGTTCATCTTCATCTTCTATATCTTCATCAAGAACAATTATAACGCCGTCAATTTTAGTAGTTATAATGTAAGTTAGTCTCATAAGAATCTCTCCTAATATTATAGGTTGTAATAATAGTTAAAGATTGTTATTTGTTTTGAGGTTTATACTTTGACATATCATTTATAATCATTTTATCATGAATATTTGGATTATAATCTAACGTGCCTATATAGTCATCAACTTTTTTACCTTTTATAGTCTCATCATATTCCCACGAAACAATATTATTTTCTATTATTGCTTTATAGAAACTTACTCCAGTTTTTGTTTGATATACTTTATACCAAGATGATTGTTTACCTTGATTATGCCAAATAAAATTTATAAGATACCAATACTTACCATTAATTTTCATTTTAATTTTACTCCTTTGATCTAGATATTATAGGTTGTAATAATAGTTAAATCTTTCTTTAATAGATCTACAACTTTAATTCTCTCCTTCTTACCCCTCTTCTGCAATGTCTGATCCTTTTTGGGTTATGCTTCTACCTTTACCACCAATTTCAATAAATCCCATTGACAATAACACTGGTTCAATAAATCGTGTTACTTCACCCGTTGGTTTGTTTAAAATTCTACTAATAATATTAAGTGATAGACTTTCCCCCAAATGATCGTTTAACAATTCAAGATATTCACGTTGAATCTTATTAAGTCCATTAGAATCAATATTTAATAATTTAAAACATGCAATCACGTCGTCTAGATTAACCGTTTTGAGATCTTTTGAACTTGCATATAGATCAATCATACCGGTGTTTTCTACAGCATTGCGCGCCACACCTCTACTTATTTCAGCAATCTTTCTTGATGCTTCTTCTGTAAGTTTCATATCACTATAGAAATTAATCATAGTTGATAGTTGATCTATGTTATAAGGTAGAATGTCTATTTTAATTGGGAATCTACCAATAAACGAGTCTGTAAGTTTAAACAAATCAGTAGTTGCTACAATAAATGTGAAATTCTTTACTGGTTTTCTAATGTATGAACCATTTGTTCTAATGTTAATAATATGATCCTGGATGACTGAATAAAGGTTTTCTATGATAGTTTTATCTTTAATTGCATGAACCTCATCAATAAATAATACATCACCGTCTTTTAAAGATAAAATTACTTTAATTAAAGAAAAGTTGTTTTGAATAGATGGTCCATACAATGTTACAAAACTACCACTTTGATTATACTTTTTATAAATTAGATATGCTAATGTTGATTTACCTAAACCTCCTGCACCAGAAAGCAATATATGTTTAAGTGGTTCTTTTCGTTTCTTTGCTGCTTGTATCGAAAATTCAATAACTTGTTTTACAGAATCATCAATCACAAAATCATTTAAAGTTTCAACAGTTGTAGTCATAATAATAAGAATGAAGGAGAGGATAAATTTGTAGATCTATACGGGAAAGTAAGAATATTAGTTTTTAAGTTCTTATCTCATTTCCATTTATTTCGTTCTTTATATTTATCACAATCATTAAACCCAGATTTATAGTTTTTACAACTATTTTGTTCTTTATATTCATTAAACCATATTGAAAATACTAATGCAACAAACATAAAAATTATAGTAATCATTAGTATTAATGAAAGATATCTATCATTTGGATCACTACTTGTTGCTAATTTATTTAGGTTATTATTTATAACCATTGCATTTCCACCAATCATAATTTTATCCTAATTTTTTATTTAATATTTCTTTTAATGTCATTAATTTCTTTCTATAAATTATCAATTTTAGAATTACATTCTTTTAAACTATATACTAACCCTTCGAGAATATCTGTATTAACTTCAAGTATCTGATTTAGATATGTTTCATAGTTAATTGTATCTTGTTTTCTTTCAAATAATTTTTTTAAATATAAAGATTGTAATATATTCATAATTTCCTTATCCCTCCTTACCTATGAACTTTATAATTTATTTCTATGCTTTGATCGTTTTTGTCTAGAGTTACTTCGTCCATAATTGAATTCATATATTTGATTATAGCATCATAAACATCATTGGAATCGTAAATATTACTTTCATCGATGTCTATATCATCTGAATATCTTACTAGTGCTACAAATGTGCCATTGATAGAATTTGTCTGATACGTAAGAACACTTACATCAAGGCCTACGAGTTCTTTTGCAATTCTAGTAATTGGTTTATCATCGTCAGGTTCATAATCTCCATATACATTAAATTCAATATCAAACGATACAGTAATGTCATTCCATCCAGGAATATCAGATTCATTACATCCAGGTGGCAAATTATATCCAGTCATGTTAATCAGGGTTATAGTTTTAAAATTTTAGTTTCAATAAAATACTCTACTTTTCTCTTCTACTATCTACCTGTAATAGCCTACATCATCTTTATTTAATTGGGTTTCTATGAAGTTTATAAATTCTATATGATAATTATTACATAGATATCTTAAAACCTCATCAATTCCATAAGATTTGACAATTGTTTTTAGTTTAGTTTCAAGTTTTACATCTAGTTTCATAGTATATCACAATTAATTTTTCTAACTCCAATATTTTAGATATATTTCATGTATTTGTCTAAAGTTTAATTCTGCATTAAACAGATCATTACCATAATGAGTATAAATCATATTACTACCGATCCGTATTTCTATTCCATAAGTTGTGGTATCAAATTTGCCATCAATAATTAGAGAGGTTGTGTATAATGATACTGACCTATCTGGATTTTCAAACGAAACTTTCCTAGATAGTTTAAAATTCTGTTTTATTTTCATAATTTTTGTATTCTAACTTTCTAAATTCTACACGCATGTCATCATAGGTAGAAAAGCATTTTCTAAATATATCTCCATTGTTCATTTTAAAAACGATTCTAAACTTTTTAGTATTAATTCTATAATATTTACAAGTAATACATGTATCACATCCAATGCTTTCACTATACTTACAATCTCCTTTTAGATACCTACAAAAATCTGTATCTTTTATTTTACTATAACTACAAACATTATCCAAATTAATATAATGTTTATCATCTATTGCATACATTACCATTATTCCACACCTTTAATATCTACACTACTTTCTACAATTTTCATGAAGTCAGGTTTGAATCCAATAATGATGTTATGTGATTCTTTAAAATTTCTATATGCTTCACGTTCATTTTCTGCTTCAATTAATGATGTTGTTTCACATCTAATCAAATAAGTTTTCATTTTTTCATCTCCTTTTGGATATCTTAAAATTAGAACGAACTAATTCTAAAATCTTTATTCAACTGTCTGCTAGTTACCCCACTACTTTTATTCAGTCGTTACATTCCTTTGATTCTCGTGAAAGAACCATTATAGAATTCTTAACTGAAAAACCTATCTCATTGGCACTGCTGCATTACCGTGGACAGTGATTATCCAATGGTCATCAAGGAAAAGTTACAAGAATTACCTGTAACTTGTCTTACTTCCTCTACTACTATATAGGTTGTAATACATGATAAAACTATTGGAGAGAGGGAGGAAGAATATGTTTATAGATCTATTAATCGAAAAGACTGTCTATTATTTTTGCAGTAGTGATATTTACATTTGTTAAATCACTACCAATCAATTTACTATACAAATCATATGTATAATATCTTACAAGGTGAGTTTTATATTTTCCACACCATCCTAGTATATTATCATAATAAAGTGTATCATTTATTACGATAGCCACTCCATTATAATTGGAATTGTAAATATAACTAACGTTTTTATCAGTCGTATATTTGTATTCTAAATTATCAGGTTCACTATCGTTATTACTATTACAACCCCGATTAATACACCCACATCTAATAGCAAGTTCTTTTATAACTTTATTCAATTTATCACTTTTCATAAGTATATATTTAGATTATAACATTATAATAGTTTTGGTAAGAAGATAATTACAAGTTTATAGATCTATTATTGATCATATCTTTTAGTGACGATGGGATTACAGGAATCTTTATATATTATGGAGGACAATATTATTATAGATACTGGAGTGACATCTAGTATTGTGCGCCCAATAGCAAGAAGGGAATTTTCTTTTTCTTCTTTCCTTTTTGTTATGAGTTTTGGGAGTTGCCTGTTAGTTTCATTAGTTACAGTTTAATTGTTTTAATTAAAGAAAAGTTTATTTATGTTATTTAATAATTGAAACGGTTACCGCATTCCAAATTATAACCGTTAATATATGTTTTCATACATGGAATGTCTGCATCTGGAAGTGGACAATCTTTAGGAAATGTATTTTCATCAGTATGTTCCCATGCAATTTTACAAATTTTAATATTTGGACAATCAGCACATGATGGAACTTCTAAAATGTAAAGTTTATTATTGATCATGAATATTCTTTATGTTTGTTTCTGATGGATATTTAAAAAGTTTTTCAAAACACACACTATTGAAATTACCAACAATACCTTTTAAATACACTTTGGTATGCCATGAATGAACTTCTGTCTTTTCAACAACGTATTCTTTTCCTATAACAAGATTGTTATAGTTTCCAGTATGATTACCAAAATTGTGTTGAGATTCACTACACCCAATAAATTTTACAATAGTATTTTCATTCATATATTATACCTTATCTATTAATTTACAATATCCATATTTACAAATATCTAGATTAACTACTCTCCATGCTCTACAACGTCTTTCTGCTATGAAACTTTGGTTATATGTTCCTGTATATCCTTCGTTACAGTAAAGTGGTTCTTCTCTGTTTAATGAAAATGGACACAGAAATTGATTATCATCTTCTTCATGCATTTTATTCCTCACGTTCTTCACTCATTACTATATCGTAACAATCGGGACAATATGGACCACTACCATCTTTAGCATATAAAGAATCATCTCCATATCCTGACCTGCCAGTTTCTTCACCACACATACAACAATATTCAATTTCCATTTTTAATCATTTCCTTTTAAATTTTTAATCAAAGTCGTCTATTCCTGAATCATCCCATATCTGACCGCAGTTGTTACAAATATATACATCAAATGATTCTGTCCCTACAGTTCTGAATCCTTCTACATCAATTTCATCAGAACCACATTCAGGACATTGTGTTTTTCTAATAAATCCATACATTTTTCTTAATCTCCATTTAATTGCCAATTCCAACAATAAATCCTAAATAAAACCCAATAAATATACAGCATATACATAAAAGATAAATATCTACTTTATTCATTTCCAATTATCTCTTTTATTCTTCCATTGGTGAATTATATCGTTACTTGTATATCCAATCTCAATGCATTCATAACTCGGTATATATTCATTCATTTTATTCTACACACTTCTTTTCCTTATTCTTTTTAACTCTCTGTAGGCTTGCTATTGCATCGTTGTTTAGTTTACATAGGCATGTTCTACCATTAATATATTTGATGCGTGTTATTGCTGCATTAAACAATAGTCGTCTGTGTTGTGATATGGTGTAATGTGGAATCTTTTGTTTAGCCTCCTTGAATGTAAATGTTCTACTATTTCCATACAGTTTGTAAAGATCTGCAAATACATCTTTGTATTCACCTCTAATAATTGAACCAATTGCTATACAATCACCAATATAGTATAGGCTGTATAAGATGATAAAGTTATGGGAAGAAGAGAATAGTTGTAGATTTATATTTCAATTGTGATGTTTTTACTTTTAAGATTATCAAGACATTCCTGTAGGTAAGTATCGTTGTGTTCTTTGTAGATTGGGTTCATAGTATATCTCAATTGAACTACTAAATTGAGATTAATATTAGAGTTTCTTTCACATGACTTACCTCTATATAAAATATCAAACCACTTTTTATCAACGTTATAACCTCTATTTGTCATTTGATCCATAACAACTACGTGATAAGCAATAAGCCATTCCATAGGATGAGTGAACACATAATCAACCGTCGCGTGTTTCTTACCCCACCCATTACCCCTCAAGGCACAAATTTCCCGATGAAGTCCTAGTAACTGCTTCCGTGGAAGTTTCGGTATAAGCGATTGATGCCAAAGTCTCATAATAAAAATTGTCACAAGTTAGATTTTATTTGTTTTGTTCTTTCTCTTTCTTTGGGTACTATTTTGATGAACTTGGGCACATAAATCCAGGATGAAGTTTATATCCATCTCCCCAGGGACATGATGTGCCAAAGTTTGTTATTTGTGCATTTAAGCAAGTTTGACGTTCAGTATCAAGATATTTACAAATTTGTGATTTATCTTCTACTTCTTCCTTTAGATATTTGCACCAGGAAGGAGTTTCAGGATTATCTGATAGTTCTGATATTGTTTTTAAACAGTTAAATGCACACTGTGTCAGCCAATATGATGTTTTATTATTATTGTATGAATCACATTTATATCTTTGTGATAATACAAAATATGTACAACCTTTACAATAATATTTTGTTGGTGTAACTATAACAGTTGGCCCTCTTTGTTGTCTTGGTTTATTAATATTATTTCTAATGTTGTTTAGAATTACATGGATACAATCAGATTCAGTTATATCACCACATTCTGAACAATCAATACCACATTTAGTATTACAATCTGATTCATCATCAATTCCTATAGCATTAGCAAATAGTGATAGGAATTCCAGCATGTTTTCAGGTTTCATCATCATATCATGCAATTCTTGTTTAGAGATAATACTATGAATAGAACTGTAATTGGGACAGTCTGACATAACTAAATAAATAGAATCTAGTAATTTCTTATTCATTGTTTCACACCACCTTCTACATTATTATTAGCAGTTTTAAATTTATGAATATCATCCAGATTTGTTACTGTTGGATCTCTTAACATCATTTCTATAAAGCCCATGTTTAATCCAAAGTTATATAGATCATTAACTTTATGTCGATCTTGTGCATCTTTAACACACCTTAATAAGAAACTTCTAACTGTTTTTTCTTTCATGATTTAAATTCTCCAGTTACGGTTGAATTGTTTACCTACAAAATCCATTACTTTAAATGCTGATGCTGCTTCATTAGGTGTTTTATTAGCATTTATAATGTAACCACGAAGCATTAGATACATTAATTCTAGTTGTCCTTCATGTGTATATCCATTAATTAATTCTGATATGTATGAAGCACGTGTCAATTCTGTTTTATCTGTATGTGAAAGTTGCATAACACCTTCATTAACAGTATTCCAATCTACAGCCATTCTATATCATTTACCTTTGTTTTCTATTGTATATTGTATCTAATTCATCTTAATACTATCTATTATTGAACATCTGCATAAATATAATACATTCCTCTTTGTGAAATAGGTTTGTTATATGTTCTAATTTTAAATTTAATATTAGTTCTTTGATAATATTTTACATAGTCTATTGCTTTATCTTGACTATCTACTGTTTTAACTAATTTATATGTTTTATTTCCAAAGGTTGCTATCTTTGTTCCACCATGCTTAAAGTCTGTTCCAACATGATAAAACCCACATATTCTACACTTAAACACATTCATTGGCTTACCAAACTTTCTAGCAATTATGTATTTATTGGCATAAGATTTACTTAAAAATTTCTTTTTCCTTAAACATAAAGACCAGAGTTTATAATCATGTTCTAATATCCATGTCAATGAATAAGATATGTTTTTTGATACTTTATTCATACAATTAATAGTCAATGATCCATCTTAATACTTTCTCCTCATTTCTTCTACTGTCCATATTGGGAATTGTATTATCAATCTGTCTATACTAGTAACACTAAACTAATACTTCTTATGATCATATACCTTCATTTCCACTGTAGAACCATTAAGTTTATATACTAATAAAAACAATAAGTAAAACGCTGCGGGGAATATATACATACTTTACCCGCTGTGCGGGTGTTTGCCCAAATTCACAGTAATCCTTTTATTTTCATTTCTTTCGTTATTCTATTAGATTTAAACTAATATTCATATTTTTAAGGCAGGCGCACCGTTATTTAACCCATAATTTAGACGTATTTAATGAGTGGTGATATGCGTGTTTACAGAGGGAGAAGATAGAAGGTAGAATGTGGATGTCAAAATAGTCAATATAATACATACAATTTATAAATAACCATATTCAATACGATATTATTTTAACTATGCACTATTATTTACATATGTAAATTTTGATAGTATTAATATTTGTATAGTATAATATTTAAAAAGTTATAAATTTATGAAGATGATAATAAAATAACCCAAATACTATAATTATACATAATCATACTACAATAGCGTCACCTTAAAAATAAAGAACAACCAACGTTTATATCTAATATAATCTATATTACATGCGTATTTTATTTACGTTAACACTTATTTTTAATATGTAATTTGCATAGTAGTTAAAATATTATGTTCACCATTACCTATCATAAACACAAACTATAGTAGATTCTATCAAAAATAGTATAATTATATGAGATGATAATACAAATGCGTCTCTATAAAAATAAACTATAATAGTAGTTAATTAATTAAAATAACCAATATAAACGTATAAAATATTAACTATGGTGTTTTATTTTAATATGTAATTTCTAACATGACAGTTAAAATATGATAGTTGGTAAAATTACTTTTAATGGTGGTATAAAAATCTAAATATATTGTAATTATACAGATTCATACTATAAGTGTGTCGCCATAAATTAAAACAATATATGATATTTAATACAAGAAAAAATAAATTTAATTGGATATTTTATTAACTATGTCATATAATTTTGATATGTAAATATGTTTATATAGTATGCTATCGATATTATAGATACATATGTTACCAAAGATAATTGAGATTAAGTGTAATAATCCAACATGTAATAATTACATAAATGTAGATTATGAAGAATACAAAAGATACAATAAATTATTCTGTTGTAATAACTGTAGAAAATACACTTATAAACTTAAATTGGAGAAAAAGACAAAACACTGTATAAATAAATCATGTAACAAGAAATTTATTACATACGACAATCGCGAACACTGTTGTGAACACTGTAAAACCCATAAATCGAAAATAACAAAACAAAACTATATTAAACAATGCATCAAATTGGGTCTAAAAAACAATATAGAACACAAAAATTATGATCCTGATTATAAAGTAAGGAATAATCCAATATCACGAACAAAATTATATAAAAAATATAATGGTACTCTATTAAAAAATATTGGACCACTCTACAAACCTTATTTAACTCAAAATGTATTGAATTATATAAACCATACTATATTTAAATTTAAAATTAAATCTAAAGAAGAAATTAAAGGTCTGCTCCAACAAGAAATAGATAGAGTAATTGCAAAAGAAACTTGGAATGATGCTCATGCAGATGTATATAGACCAGAAAAGATAATAGCAGAAAAAGATGATTATAGACTCCTATTTATAAAATGTAATAATCCAAAATGTAACAATCATATCCCCATTAACTTATATGAATTGATGCATTATAACAAATTATTCTGTTCAAATAAATGTAAAATGTCTTTTTATAATCACAATAAAAGACTAAATATAAAACCAATAAGATATAAAAAATCATGCAAACGGTGTAAAAGAACATTCTATACATACGATAATACAAGAAACTATTGTAATTCACACTGTGAATTCAGATTCAATAAACTAACCGCAATATCATACAAACAATTAATCAGATGTATACAAGTAAGACATAGTAATCTAAATACTAGACAACCATTTGGAGCATATACAATAAGTGAAGAATTTATAACTAACTTTCTAACTAAAGAAAAAGAAGAACATCAACACATGATAGAACTATATAACTCATATAATGATGCAGATAAATTAACATTTGTTAAATCACTTGGTATAAACAAGATATCAAACTTTAAAATAGATTAATCAACACATAGTATTTATTGACGAAAATATTTATTATCTATTAAAACAAATAAGATGTTGTATGGCAGATGAAATTTTAACAGGAATCGTATTGATCATTATTGCAATTGTAATGTTGATTCTAGGACCAGTTCTTACGATTATTATTCTAAACTTCCTACTATCACAGATGTTTGTATCATACATTCCACTAGCAATTAACTTTTGGAACTGGCTAGCCTTCTTCGTGTTTACATTCTGTGGTTTTATATCATCGGTAGGAAGAAAGTAAATCCCACAACAAAACTCTTTTCTCTATCTTTCTTTTATATCACGTCGCCACTAACAAAAATACAGTATTACAATTCTAAACAAAGGTAACACTCCGCCATTAAAAGATAACCTCGTGTGAAAACAGTCAGATTCCCTAAAACTCATAACAAAGAAAAAGAAGAAAAGAAATCGCCACAAATCTTTCCTTGTAATAGATCTAATTCTCTGTTTCTGCTGTGCCAAAATAATATTGTATTTAATAGTATATAAATGTTATGAAGAGAAGAGGAAGATGATAGTAGATCCAGGTTAATATAGTAATAATAGATCTATTAAAATTACAGTATCACGTCGCCATTAAAATTACAGTAAGTTATGCTTTTAAGAAAAGAAATAATAGATCTATTAAAATTACAGTAGCCATTAAAGATAATACTTTTCTATCCCGTCGCCACTAATATTACAATATCCTATAAAATTTGCTGGTTAATGTAAAAATTTGCAAGGTAATGTAAAATAATAAAATTTTAACCCTTTATCTAATGCGGATTCAAATTAAGCGGATTCAAATATCTATACATACATTTAAATACATCTATCAATACCTGAAATAAGGTTTTATTTAGTATTTAATATATTAATATCCATAGATAGATCTATTCATTAATAGTAATATAACATCTAAATACATATAATACCTGGAAATAGTAATTATGACCTAAAATATATTTGTCATCTCCGTAAAATAAGAAAATAAAAATAATACTACAATATACAGTATGATAAAAATCCCACTATATACTAGAGACAATTCTATACCAAATAATAGTAATTTAATTGTATGTTTTAATGTTGTTTTCATTCAATAATAATGATTAGTTACAAAATTAGATAAATGTTTCTTCAGTATATAAACCATAGATGTTCTTACAATACTTATTTATATTTATACGACTATTAGACATTTGGTGATGATACATATCAAAAATAAACACTTTAATTCTATGGTTGTATAGATCTATGAGTATCACTTAATTTATCTAATGTATTAATTAAAACTTGATTATTATGTCATATGATGAGTTTAGTATGGAAAGATTACAAGAAGTATTAAAGTCTAGTCGTGAATGTAGAGAACGTATAGAATTGTTATTATCTACATCAGACTTTTTAAGTAAGACATCAGAGAATTTTGAGTAGTGGGAAGATTAGAAGTTAGTGGATCTATAAATTTTATTTTTTTATTTTGGAATTATTTCATTATATCAGTGTATAATATATCAACTTTTATTTTCTCTTTTTCAGCCGAAATTATTATAATGTATTACATCCTATATCATACTATGTCAGAAATGGAATGTATTAAAAAAGAAGTAAAAAGATTAGAGTTTAAACTAGAAGAGGCCCTTAATCTCATGCAAAAACAAAATGATGTTATTATGAATTTAACTAATTGGGTTAAAGATATAGGCAACGGGCTTATTGAATTAGAAAAAGAAATTGAAAGGTTTTAGAATCGAAACTATTATTAATTATTACAACTTATAGTATACTATGTCAGAAATTAACATTGATGAATTGTGTAAAAGTGAATTGAATGAATTTATTCGCATTAATGGTAATAATATTATTAATGATGATAATTACAATTTGGATAGATTGGCAAGTGAATTTGTAGAAAGTAGAACGTATATTAGCAGTTACGATCAGTTATCATCTATAATAGATAATGATAAGGTCATTGCATGTATTGAATTCAGAATGTCAGAATGTGATTATTTAGATTTGATTAATTTATCAGATGATTCTATGTCTGATTTAATCTGGGAGTATATTGTAGATAACTATCAAAATTTTTGACATTTTTCTCACGCATCGAAATTATTATTAACTATTACATCCTATAGATATTCATGGCAAGAAAAGGAAGGCAGTTTAAAATGAACGGTGTGACAAATGATAAGCGTGGTAACATTGGATGTCCATCACCTGATGAGATGCTACAATGGGGAGACGAAGATCCATTTTTTGAGAAAACATATTACGCTAACGAACCTGGATACATGGACGATGATGATTGGTAGGTAAGAGAAGAAGAGATAAACGATTATAGATCCATTATAGGACATAAAAATTATGGGATCAATTGCGAGAAGAATGAAAATTTTGCATGTAGAATTATATGATCAATTTGAAAATGGTGATAGATTAGAACGGGTATCTTTGAGGAGTGAAACATGCATAAGGTATACTGTAAAGGCATTAGCACATTATAAGAGAGTGTTTTTAGGTGGGTTTTTATCTAAAGAAGACATTAAAAATGGCTGGGGAAGATTAGAACCATATAAATACTGCTCTATTTGGTGGTGGAAAGATTAAATTTATAGATCCATTAAAGGAGAGATCTTTATGAATCAAGATATTGAACAGGTGACTACTTATTTACGTAAAATTACTGAAAAATCTTTAAAGGAAGGTAAAGGTAGTTTTACAGAAGAAGAACTAGAGTTAACAATTGAAACACTAAACTATCTCATCGATGTATTTGAAGATGCTAGAAATTCATACATTAATGAGTTATTCATGAGAGGAGTAGAAAAAGATATATCATTTAAGAAAGAATTAGAGATATTATCATGACTATGAAGGATGTATATTATATAGTTAGAAAGGTTACTCATCATTATTATTTAAAGGATCAATTTAAATCAGATGCTGATATTTTAGAAGAATTTAATAAGAATATATCTAATATTGTAAATTGTGTAGAACCCGATGATGTAATAAATGAGATTCAAATAATTAAATGTGTTGAAAATGATACTGATAAAGGTATAGTTACCAAATCTGATATTATTATGTGTGAATTTATCTAAAGGTATTATTATGACTACAAAGAAAAAGAGTAGATTCTATACCAAAGCGGGCAATAATCTTAAAAACAGGAATATTAGGTTTAAAAGGTTTTTGGGTGACAGTGCAGATACAACATACATCAGGTGGCTTGTTATTGGTATGCCTGTAATTGACGGCGTAAGGAAAACAGGCAATGGTCTTGAAAGAGAAATATGTTTAAGTTACTGGTAATGGGAGAGAGGAAAGATAAATAGATTAATATGAAAACTAAAATAGCAATTTATAAGGATGTAATAGATTCGGCTATTGGGGAGCAATTTGATATATGTGACTTAAATGAATGCATTAAATTATTACCAAGGTGGGAATTTAATAGAGACTATTGTATATATGGAGAAATATATTTAGATAAAAACAGAAGACCATTTAAATTATATAGTAATGTAAGTGATAATATTATAAGATATGGTGTATTGATTACTGTAAACAAAGCAATAGGTTTAATTTTAGAACATTCAAAAACAGATGAAGAACTAGAAGAAAGATTAAGTTATCTAGGAACATGATGGGAAGTAAATTATAGATCTATCATGACCAGTTAATCTATAATCTATTTTATCACAATGAGGATCTATTTTAATAATTAAGTTATATCAATCTACATTATAATATATAACTGTCTATATAATAGTTATATGGTTGTCTGATAGAAAGTATTAAATATACATACAACCTATATTGGTATAGGTGAGTATAATGGCAGTGAGTTATACTAAAGAAATGTATAAATTTGAAAAAGTTAATGAAACATTTAAGGAATGTATCAAAGACGCATCTTATTACTATGGTTATAATAATTCATTTGTAAAAGAATTATGTTATTTATCTAATTTATATGAAAATATTTATGATGAATTGGTTAAGAAACAAAAGGAAGACTTTGATAATATATTGTTAGATACTAAAGAAGCAAATAAGGCAACAATAGATTTTATGTTATTGTATGCTAATAAGATAAAGAATGGTGAAAAAAAGCAATAGAGTGTATCATGAAAGTAAGAGATTTGAAGAAGATACTAGAAGATGAATTAATTAATGATGATATGGATCTTAAGATAGTGTATTTAGTTAATAATTCAGAAGAAAATAAAGATATAACATATTTTGATGAAGGTAATAGAGAAGAAACAATGAATGTATTTAGAATTGAAATTAACAAGTATAAAAATGTTTTTAGAATTTTAAATTAGGAGTGAGGAGTAGAAAGTATTAAATAGATATATGACCTATATCTAGTAGTGAAGTATTACAATTGAAAGGAGAGATTAAATTATGAAAACTAAAGTTATTAGCGAAAATGAAATTATTGAAAGTGCTAAAAGTATCGCTGAAGATATGATTAACACTTATGAAAAGAATAAAGATGATGAAGATTATTTAATTGAAGATTTTTGCAGTGGAGATTCTTATATCTGTATATACTACGGTAATATATTAGATATTCAACCATCTGGAAAACTATATACAATGTGGACAACTAACCAAAGTAATGAGGATGAAAGTAATGATTCTTTATTTTGGGAGACTGTAAATAAAATTCTGTCAGAGAAATTTTTATGGGTAGAATCTGGTCAGGGAGATGCTTGCGATATTATGATATGTGGAATGATTCCGGGAGAAGAGAAGCGGTAGGAAGTATTAAATATTTTAACGTCCTATATTGTATGGTAGTAAGACAACATACTGAACTAAAAACAGGAGAGATAAAACATGAACAAGATTGATTTGATTAAGGATATTGCTGATGACTTGTATTTTGATGAGACTATCAGAGATGGTATATACAAGGCAAGAGAACAGGAGAAGTATCAAGACCTATACATGGTTGCACACGGTGGGGATTTCTTACTCAATGATATGAGATATAAGATGATCTATGATATCATCAATCAGTTGAATGAGTGGGATAAGGATGAGATTATTAACGATTGTGTTGATGATCTTGAGTTACTTGATGGGCTGATCCCTATCTATACATACGATCTTACAAAGTGGCTAAACTCGTCTAATTCAAGATATTCATATGTTGATGAGGCTGTCGCAGAATTAGGACATGGAGATAGTATACTGGATGATATTAAGCAGGGATATCTCCAGGAACTACTAGAGGTATATTACCTGATGAAAGAATGGATAGACGAAAACAGTGAGGAAGAGAACGAGGAAGAATAAAAGAGATAAACTATGCCGATTTTTATTTATGGTAAGGTCATGTTAATGGAGTTTAGCATTAATATGATCTTACTGTATGGGATAATGCTATTTGGAATGTTTAAGAGTGTGGGAGTATAGGAGAATTTTTAATTATGGGATTGATATTTAAACGAGAAACTAAACTAGAAAAAGTATTATCCGAAAGTGATATTGTAAGAGGAGAGATACTGTATAATCTTAAAAATATAGAGATTATGATAAAGAGTATAAAAGATATAGAAAATCTGTGCGATGTAAAGAGAAGTGTTGATGTAATAGATAAAAAAGTAAGAAAAGCATATATGGGTAAGTAGATAGGGGAGAGGAGAATAAAGATAAGTTAATGGATCTATTGATTGAGAGATTTTTATGATAGAAGAATTGTGGTATTATTTTAAATCTTGCGACGTCACGGTTGATGTAGATGGTATAAACGAAAAAGATAAAATTAAATTACAAAAAGCATTATATAGAAAGTTGAATAGAATTAATAAATTTTCTAGGTGATGCCGATATTATGGATTATAATGATAGGATTGAAAAACTGGAATCTAAACTATTTAATGGTATTATTGATTATGATAATCTTGGTAGAGCGCGAAAGATGAGGAGTAAGATAAATAAAATTAAATGTAAGACTAGATTTTATAGTGAATGGTAGAGATAGGAAGAGAAGGGATTTATTTTATTTAGTCGTTTTATTATATTTATTTTATAAAAGTATATAATGATAGAAACATTTATCTATTTTGACAACCTATATCTATGTATGACAGAGATTAGGGAATTGTTTAGTGAGTATAGACTTAAAATTGTAAGGTCTAAAAAAGAATCAGAAGAAATTGGTTATACTGGATGGTCATATGACGATGTTCAGTCTGTTGTATTTGTAAACAGAGAAACTGGTGAGTGTGATTATTCTGTATACAAGGATATCACAGTGATGTCAGAGAAGAAAGATGGTCTAATTAAATTCTATCAGGTGAGTGAAGGACTCCAGGATATTGTAGGAGTAGCATTGAATGAATTAATGGCTATTTATATTTGAGAAAGAGAAAGGATATTGGAGTATATTAAAAGGAGTAAGTATAAAATGATTGAATTGAATTATGATATGGATACATTTATCCAGTTAACAAAGAAAGATAAATTCAACATTATAATTGATAATGAGGGCGTGAGAATTGCAAAATATGATGAAAAAGAAAAATGCTATCCATCAAAAGATTCATACCGAATTAATTGGGGTGATTTACATGAAATATTATCATATTCACCTAAAGCAGAACAGTAGTTATTTATATTATTAATTATAGATTAAAAATTTTATAAAAGCATTAACATGGTTATTAAGTCAACTACAATTAGGACAGTGCTAGAACAGATGGAACTAGGCAATTATAAACAGGCTAAAGAGATATTAGAGTATGAATATAAAAGACATATAACAAGTGAAAAGAAAAAGAAAGGGTTGTTGTAGGAAGATGGTAATTTATTATGGGTGATATTGTTAGAAGAGATACCAACAAATTTAGAAAGATATCAAATGAGTTAAGTGATGTATTAAGAAATAATTACGATACTGAACCAATAGATACTTTGGACTTTTTAGAATTTATAGAGATTATACAAAAGTGGTGTGAATGTAATTTAAGAATTCTTAAAATGAGAGAGGATATACAAAATTCTATATGTCACGATTGCATTCATGATTATACAGATTCAACAGGTGCATGGTTATGTGAGTATGGAATGATTTGTTCTAATGGTTGTATTAAATTTGAAAGAAAAACAGAAGAATAAGAGAAATTTATAGATCTATTGTGTGAGATATTATCATGGTCATACTATATATTGAGAAGATTGATGGTAAGGATAGATTCACTATTGAAATGCAGGATATTTATGGAAAGTTGAAATGGGAGAGTTTTAATAGTGATGAGATATTAAATTATCATATGAAACTACATGATATTAAGATCGATGAGGTGAGAGTAGTATAAGGGAAAGAGGGATAGATTTTATTTTTATATTTTTTATTTTATTGTAACTTTTTTATTTTAATTGTTTTATTTTAGTTTATAAGGATAGATAGTTATTTATACTTATGTGACCTATAGTATAGTAGACAATTAAAGGAGTGAGATAATTATGGTAGAGTGTAAGGATTGTGGGTGGTTAGTATATGATGAGGAGGATAAGAAGTATATCTGTGAGAGACACAACTGTGTGTTATCTGTATATAGGTATGATGGAACACCTATCAGAATATCATGGTGTGGAATAGATGACTATGTAAAGAAAACATGGGAATAAGGAAGGAGTAGAAAGTATTAAATATTATTACGTCCTATAGTATGTATACAGTAATTGGGAGAGATGAAAATGGTTAGACGTAGAGAAGTATCTGAAAGTATGTATAGCAGATGGTGTATTAATTGTAATAAATTGATTAGGGTGTGTAGTTATACTAATAATGATACCACGTGCTTACTTGATTGTGATGATAATTGCTTTCCGTATTGTATAAGACAAGGTGTTGATTTATTTGGAAAAGAAAATTATCCAAAAGATAGAAATTTTAAATGATTTAATTAATTTAATTGATTTATTATAGATTGGAGAGATGAGAGATGAGTGACGAAAAGATATCTAAACAGACAACTGATGATAACCTGACTATCTTTAATATTAAGACGCTTACGATGATAGGGGCGTTGATGATGGCAGTTGTTAGTTTTTGGTTGTCATTCACTGCAGTATCAGGATTAGCAGGTAGATTGGGTATAGAGCCTTCGTGGTTATTTCCTGTTATGATAGATGGGTTTCTTGTGCTTACATTGATATGGAGATTTAACGACAAAAATGAAATATGGCCTCAAATCACAATGCTATCATATGTTATCATTAGTGTGGCATTGAACTTTTATGCACATGATGGAAACGTAGCAAGTGGGGTATGTGCTGCTTTGGCTCCTATAACATTAATGGCAGCAAGTGAAGTATCAGCCAGGTTAGGTGTGGGAATAGGTAAAGAGGAGATTATGGTAAGGATAGAGGAGGAAGGGAAAGGAAGAGGTGGTGTTAATAGATCTATTAAAGACAGTGGTGTAATTAAAAGCAGACCTGTAATGATGAGAGATGCCAACGGGAGATTTTGCAAGAGGGTAGAGGAATAGAGAATATAAAGGAAGATTAATTTTATTTTTTGAGGTATAAACATGGTAAAATTTAGAATTAGAATATCATCATATGTTGATATAGAAGCAAAAACTTCAGAACAGGCATTTAAGAGTATATTCACCGATCATATGAATCAAGTGGTAAATAATTCAAAATTGGTATCTATTGGATCTAATGAATTGTAGTGCGTTAAAGGAAGAGTAAGATATAATTTTATTTTTAATGTTAGACAGTAAATTATTTATAGTATTATTACCTATATAGTAGTGTAAGAAGCGATAGATTCGAGAAAACTATATCGATAAGAAAAAGGTGAATCAAATGTCTAATTATCTTATAACTAGAGGAATGACTGAAGATCCATATGATGATATGTATCTTGAAGTTGAACTAATCCCTGGATTTCCAATTTTAGGAGTCTATGACGTGTTTATGAATAGGATTGAGTTTCCTGATAAAAATTTACTTGTCTTAACAGATCAGGAATTAGAACGTCTTAACGAAAAATTATATTGGAAAACATTTTCCGATACGATTAGAGAACTAGAAAGGAGAGATATGTTAAATAAAAACAGGTGAAGTAAAATGAAGTCTGAAGAATGGATAAGAGAAGAATTAGATGTATTGGAGAGTATTCCCTGTTTTAGGAGAACCGAATATGAGGATGATAAGATATATGTATTGAAGGAGATACTAGAAATAGAAGACTGATAAGAATAGGAAATTTTATTTTTTGTATTATTGTATTAATTTTTGTATATGTTTTAATCTAATTTATCCTAATTTTTATTGTTAATGTATATTATTGTACAATGGTATTAATTTATTATTTTTATTTACCTTATTGTATTAAAAATGTTGGAAGTGGATGGTTAAAAATTGGTGATTTTTGGTGGAAAAATGAAAATGGTTGGAAAGGGATAGATTAGGAGAGATTGAAATGGGAAAGAGGGGAAATATGGGGATATTGGAATGTAGTGGTGGAAATTGTTAGGTTATACCTAACTAACTGTCAGTTACTTTTTGACCACCGGTCAATGTAAAAATAGTTCGATATAAAACTATTCACACTGTAAACTATTGTCATGACAACAATTAAATTCCTCTAATCCTACCCCTAATTCTCAAAATAATCCACTATATAAAAGTTTCTATCTACCCCAATATTGTTAAGTTACTAAACAATTAAGTTACTAAACAATACTATATAATATAGTTCACACATAAAACTATTTGATCATCAAACTAATTTTCCACCGATATTCATCAAAAATGTAGAATCATGATAAATCATTAACAATAATGATAAATAGTAAAGCACCTAAACTATAATTAATTAGTATCAACCTAACCATAATGTAAAATCATTAACAATAATTATAATTATTAATCATTAACAAATAACTATATATTTTCAAACGACCTATATGTATTATGCAAAAGCCACAAACACCTATCCTTACAGCCTGGATAGATTATAAACTTACATGTGACGGCACAATGACCTACAACCAGTATGAGCGAAATGTCTATCGTGTATTTGACAACGATGCAATCATGAAAATGCAGGGACAATTTTAAGAGGTTTGATCATGGTCGAATGTATAAATTGCTCACTTGAAACTGCTATGAGTATAGTATTTGAGAATGTTGAGAAGGTCACAATAGTTAATAATAACAATGTCACCCTTTCATTTTTCAAAATGGATATAATGTCTATTCCATTCGCAAGTTACAATATAAAAGATATGAGATTGTTAATAAACATTTAACCACAAACTATTTTAATAACATTAACTTTTTTATCATGATCTTCCTGGAAAAACGTTGTTACATCACAACACTATTACATTATATCATTGTCGTTCATGTATTTCATTGTCTAACATGTAAAAGTGAATAGCATCACGATATGACAGTGTGATGAGAAGTGATAAAAATAAGGCATAAAATCGATATAAAATTGCGAGGTAATGTATTTTTCCAGGTAATATAAAGTTATTATACAAACTTTTCTATAACTTTATATAATAATATTATTTAATGATCAGCAATACAATTTTTATTTGTTTTTAATGTAAAAATAGATGCATTTATTGTTCACAGAGTTTTTCAAGTTCGGTTAATGCTTCCAGGTCTAAAATGTCTTGTGCATTATTCCATGCTTGCTCTTGTTCAATCATTGCCTTAACATAGTCATTGAAACATGTTGCTTGTGATGCTCTCTTGCGTGCATCTATAACACCTTGTGGTATAGGTGTTGGTCTTACCATCGTTACAAGTTCTTCAGTCATGTTGTCCACATACTATATAGGACGTATAAGTATATATAACTATCGATTTGTTTTATTAAACTATTTTTATATTAATAGTTTTATATTTTTATTAATATATTATATCCAGGAAGTATATATAAACTTTGTGGAAGGAAGTTGATTAGTATAGTATATAAAGTTATCGCTTAAAAGTAGTATATAAACTTTTCTGAATATAGTTTCCATGTAGTGATATATAAAGTTATATCCAAGATGTGAGATAAAAGTAGGGAGTATAGGAAGGAATATAGTAAGTTGAATAAATATAGAGATATTTATTTTCTATATAGATGGGATATAGATATTGAGAAATTTTAGGCGTAATATAGTAAGCAGCATTTATATAGTCAGCAATAGAAATAAATTGCGAGGTATTGAGAATTGCCACGTAATATGGAATAAAAATAACGGCTATATGGAGGCGGATTTTTAGTTACCTGGTGTATATATTAAAATATAAAAAATTTCAAATAAAACCAACCGACAATTCCATACCCAAATTCCCCTAGCCCTACCACAAATAAAAAATCTATCCCATATCCTACCAAAAACCAACCGAGTTATGCATAATCTTTCATTCCAATATAGAAATCTCCTATTATAATGTCAACTCCAGATATACCAGAATAATCAGGTATCGATCCCTTGAGATAAATATTAAAATCTGACCCCATTTTAATCTCAAGATTCTGCAACTGTTCAATAAATTCATTCAATTTCATATCAATCTCTCAAAAATAATGCTATTTATCACTAATCCCAACCACACCCTCTACTTTTTAATATATTTTTAGCAATTGAATCGTTCTTCCGTTTCTCACTTCTAATGCGTATTGTTTCGTCTCGTTTTTTACGATTTGAGTTTTCTTCAATTATCAAGTTTGCATATCTAAACAGATCTTCTAATTCTTCCATTGCTATATTTTTAAGATTTCCATCTACAAACCACTCATATGAAGATGCTACAATTTTAGAAGAATGTTTATCTTTACGATATTCATATTTATCATTAAAATATAACACCATTAATTTATTACAATCTATATCAATCTTATTCTCATCATATGGATATTTAAAATCAGGAGTAAGACTTTCACACAGCCACACACTAACGCTGGTAGTATAATAACTGTCATGAAATTCTATACATAATCCATTATATAAAAACACATTAGTATCTGAATGCCAACACGCATGGACATTAAATATTTTACTTTCTACAATCTTCTTTATATAATTGAAAAAATTAGATGACAATATATCGTATATGTTATCAGGTAATAATTTAATAGACGATGTATATATTTTTTCATTCATCTCTTCTTCTGTAAATTCATATTTCATATTTAACCCTATACTCCAAACTATTAAACAATCCTTTATAGTTCAAAATATCATTAGAATTTAAACCCCTCTCAATCATTTAACCCTACACTACCACTTCTTCATACCCTACTTCCGGTAATCTTCCCGACAATATTGCATTACCACATGTTATCATTCCTAAATCTTCATTATCTGATGGGTAAAACAACAGCACATCATACCCCGCATTTTTCAACTCTCCTTCCAGTGTGTCAAAGTAATCTCTCTCACTATCTATATAACCATTATCAACTGCTCTATTTGTTACATGTATTGGTGTAATCTTGCACATGAACTTGTCAACCGGAAACAAATCTACCAATGCATCAGCATCAATTTCTGTTCCCTTGTATGCTGCAAAATTCAATGTGTATTTCCTTCCAACAGGATCATCTACCCCATCCATCAATTTCCCAATATCATTTAGTTTAATGGCATTACCACCAAACATCACTTTCCTTTCTTTCTCATTGGTAGTATTAATGGACAGTTGTAATCCTGCTTCTCCTCTATATACCGAGTTCTTTACATATGCCCAATCATGAATATTACTTTCCAACTTTTTATTTCTCCACGGCATCATCGTTGACAGCACGGGATGAATAGTTTTTGCTCTTATGCCAACAATTGTTTCAATATTATATTTCATCTCAATAGCATGCGTCATAACATTATCAAAGTTAAATGTAGGCTCTCCCATCCTGGCATAGTGCACATTCAACCTTTCAGTATACTCAACCCCATTACCCAATAACAATCCCACAAACAACTGCCTATTTAAATCTGCAACTGATGCATTTCTTCCTGGTCCAACTTTAGGAACGTCACAAAACTTACATCCCATGCTACATCCATATTGTGTAGATAGTGTAATGACCCATTTCTTCTCAAGTGGCATAACTTCATTACAATTATCAACACCACTAATTTCTCTATCTAATCCAAAAAAATCGGCCTTTATATTTTTATCCTGTCCATAATCACCAAGACTCAAACATTCCAATTTTCCATATCTCCCATCAATAATAGCAATCTTTCCCGTAGGAACCTTAACAACCCTCATTATATCATTCCGTATAGTTAGTATTATATCACTCTTCGCCAAACAATTCCTTTTCATCTACTTCTTCACGCCAAATATCAACCCTATCTAAAATAATTCTATCTATTTCATCATCAATATTTTCATCATCCTCTATCTCAACAACTTCCATAATATCAACACTAGCCACAACATTATAATACTTCATAATAATTCGTCCTTCCCTTTTCTAAATCTAAATGCTACAATTCTATTTTTTAAGTATTTATTAACATCTTTTACAACATTGTCGCTAATTATATCATTGGAATTTACATTCTTTACACATTGTATTTTTGGAAAATTGTATATATGTTTAAATCCACAAAACGGCTCTTCAAATAAGCAGTTATCATTTTCATCTATCCATTCTAATATAAAATTTTCATACTTCATAATAATTCACCAAATAAATATCCCAATTCTTATCTTCATCTCTTCCACCACAACACTTTAACCTTCGATATTTTCCACCTTGCTTTTTCTGAACTTGCTTTCCTGCAACAAACTTCACAACTAAACATTTTCAGTTCTTCAACACTCAACATCTTATCACACTCAAAACTTACTTCACAATGATTCATGAAACAGTTATTACATTCCAACACATGCCTATATCTCATGATTAAACCTCTTTAATTATAATGATTATAAATCTGACCATATCCAGAACAAAATTACCATAAGAACTAATACTATTATTACTCCTGCCATTTCCATTACACTTGACATACTATATAGCCCACTCATTTCAATTCACCTTTTTATTATTAAATAACTATATTCACATTAAACAATACTCATCATTATATCCACAGTGAATGCACCTTTCCTTCACTACATCATTTTTATATTGTGTCACGTGCATACTATTTTTACAAAATGGGCACTCTTGTATAAATTCATGATACTCTCCAGGTTCCATTCTAACTTCATCAAACGATTTATATTTAGTCATTTAAATTCACCTTTATTTTGTCCTTTTAAGCAAATATTCACATAACTCATAACACAACATTCTATAAACGCCATTGTCAATAGCATCACTTTTAAATCCTTCATATTTTAATCCTTCAGCATCCACCTCAATATCTTTCAAAAATTGATCCAACTCATCAGGATCAAATTCAATTGTTATAACATCATTTTTATTTATCATAGTTATCCAAACGTTTCTTTGAACATCGTATCAAATCTTTTAAATTCTCCATATCCTTTCCAACAGTTTGCTTCTTTCAAATCTCTAATCCAATGATGCATCGCTCTATAACTCCTCCACCTAAACGCAAATCTACCCCATCTATTATACAATCCAATCTCATTCCTAATCATGATCCTATTTCAACTATTAATCTTATATATTGTCTCTAATATAACATAATACTTTCTATATATCCATTTTAACTTTTCATTTCTTATTTACAAACCTACATTTATCTTTTCTACATTTCTTATCTTTATAATATTTACATTGATCTAATTCTAAATACTTATATGATGGGTGAAATATACAACTAGAATACGAATTTATAGAATACCCTTCATTTTTAACATATTCACTCATTGCAGATACGGCAACTTCTCCACAATATCCCATTTCCCGTGAATATGCAGTAATATAATCCTTTACTAGTTGTGGTAATTTAAACTGTGGTGTTAAGAATAATGTCTCTAATATCTTCGACTCGCATTTATTTAATTTATTATAATCTCCATCATACTTCACACGATCTAACATATAACTTATATCTTTAACTATTTTATTATTCTTCATATATTCCCCTTAAGTTATCTAGTATTCACATGCATATCTATTGTCTTTACTCCATCATAAACCTTTCTCCCGTAATCTCTCTATTTATATACTGTAAAACCAACCTATAAGGAAATGGTTCTCGTTCACCGAAAATGCCTTGGTTGTGGTAAATGGCTTGAATATCATAAGACTGAAATAACACCTAACAACATCAATCCCGACGATCCATCTGTAGGTCGATATCGTGGAATGTATTGTGGTGATTGCGCTCAATCTCACCGATGGGATGCCCGTTACTACCACTTATGTCCCAATTGCAACTGTTACTTCAAAACAACTGATCCAAAAGAAATCTATTGCTGTGAAGAATGTAAACAAGGTAAAAAATTTGCCTACAATGGTTACAACAAGAAAAATTGCCGCCACAACCTTGAAAACTATGACCTCGGTTTACCACGCTTCAAAATCCCCAAACAACCCAAACGCGCCTATGAAGACTAAAGAGGGGAGTATGAAAGTAGTTGATTCTAAAGGTAATAAATATAACTTAAACATGTGATTAATATGAAAACACAAGATGAAGTATTCCAAATCTCCCGCAACATAAAAGATGAAATTGCATCAAAAATTGACTTTATGTTCTTTGATATATCAGATATACAAACTTACAATTACCATTCAGTAGAACTAATGAATCTAGTAATGAGATTCATCGAAAATCAAAAACATATAGTATCAATTAAAGAAATATCATCTAATTGTGGTAGTGCGGCAACAACAGGCATACCAATAACAACTTCCGAATATAATGAATATATCAGTAACTCCAAACCAAATCTATATAATTCAGAAAATAAATAAACTTATATAAATTAACTATACCATGTATAAATCTAATCCGAAAGCACGTAAGCGTTCAAAAAAGCGAAAACTTGTACCGCGTAAACCACGTGATCCAGATCTGCCTAAACCAACATCATTTATTGATCAGGTAGACCCACTACTATTCACCAATCCTCAACCTTCGGATGATGCATGGGAACAAGAACTACTCAAGGAGATAGAAGAATATGCTAAATCCAGGGAACCACCTTCATTACCATTACCACCGTCACCAAAAACAGTAGCCAAACACGCGGCCGAACTTGTTGACAAATACCACGCAGAATATTCCTATCCACAACACAAAGACTCAATCAACAATTTTCTAGAGCGACGCAAATCCAGAGGAATATATGGGCCAAAACGACCATTTAAAAAGCCCATCATACTTAAGAATCGATTCATGATATATGCACGTGCCCTATACCAACAGCCCGACCTATATTTCTCGTTCCATGCCTATCCAGAAATAGAAAACCTCATCCTCTCCATCATTGAAAAAATACTCGTAACGTGCAGCGAAACAAAAGGCAACCGCAAATCAATAACCCTAAATGATGTCAAAAAAGCAGAACGCAAACTCCACCTCACTCACTTCACCAAACGCAGTTAACTTATATAATTAAACAATGAAAAGAAGTAAAGTAGAAATAAATAAAATTATATACAATCTCTTATTATATCATTCCTCAAATTCAGATTTAAGTTCTAAATATCTTTTATATCTATCATTTTTAGATTTTTGTTTATATTTAGATTCTATTAATTTGCAAAGTTCCAAACAATCTGAAAACATTTCATCATCTTTTTCTATTTCAATATCAAGTCTATTATGGCCTTCTCTGGCGGGAATCCCTTGTAATTGTTTATATTTACCAAATGAAACCCTAATATAATCTATGTCTTCTTTTGGTTCACGTATAAACCTTATAATATCCAACAATCTACCCAATACCATACCTATAGTATGTATCTAAAAATAGATAAATCTGTCGCTATTGGCAAAATCCTAATATCCTAAAATATCATCGCACATTTTGTCACATGCTTTTATGGATGGTGTTTCTCTAGGCATCCAAATAAATTCAATTTTTTCAAAGCAACTACACAAAATATCAGCACGCCGTTTACACACCTTTAGTTTTCCATTTTTAACTCTATATGAACCGTTCATCTGATTAATCATAAGTTGGCTGTCAGAAATACACGTTATATTATTCGTTAAATTAATCACAGCCTTTAATCCATTCAATAGTCCACTATATTCACAGATATTATTTGACGAGTCAACCATTTCACCTGACCCACTTTTCACAACCTCACCACTATCGTTCATAATAATAAATGCCCACGCGCCTTTATTGATAGATTGCCGATATCCTCCGTCACTATATAAAAACAAATGTTCAGAATTCATAATATCTAATTAAACTATTAATATGACGTAAAAGTATAAAGAACTATGCAATTTACAGTATTTAAATACAGAGTTAAGATATCACATCGTCACAAGAAGATATAGCACCTAAATGAGATAAACAGATTAAAATAGCACGCCGTCACAATTTCCCCAGAGAGCGAAGCGAACGACCACTGCTGAAACAAAAAGAAAGAAAGAAGAAACCCTTGTCATCAGGTTCCTTGACTTTCTATGCTTTATAGGATTTGTCAGATCCTCGTTCCAATCCCGTCCTCACTAGGATAAAATATAGTTTGTAATTAACAGTATATAAACATAATGATAAGAAGAGGAAAGATTATTGTGTTTATGTATAATTAATCTTATCTACTCTTCTTCTTCACCTTCATCTCCGAAATAGTTTGTGTTATAGACAAATGTATAATTTACATGTGGATAGTGTGTTTTTAAATATTCATGTGTTTCAAATTGAACATACCATTTAGCATAAGGTTTATCATTTAATTCATCAGTTGCAAACCAAATGGGATCATATGTCATCAATACATGTTTATTTTGTAATTATATAAAGGTAGTAGTTTAAAGGGAAATAATTAAATTTATCTGTTTATGAATTTCTTAATTCTATCAATAATTCCATTTTTCATATTATTATATTCTTCATTGATTATATTCCCATCACTATCTACTTTAATTGACAGATCTTCTGGAATGTAGTCGTCTGATGGGATTTCAAATATGCCTGTTTTATATGCTTGCTTAATGGCCATTTGATAAGCAAATTCTTTATTATCCTTTGCTTTTCTATGTATTGTAGTTCCATTATCATAAATATCAATACATTCTTTAGGAGTAATGAAAGTTTTAACTATCGATGGATTGGGTCTAGTTGTTGTATACTCCCATTTATTATCACATTTTCCATCCTTAATTACATAAGAATGAGAAGACGTTTTTTCACTGCAATCTGTTACTGTAGTTGTAGCAGTAGATTCATTATAATTATCTAGTGTCATTTGTGGTTCTTCTTCTATCCACTTACCTTTCTTAAAATGTCCCATAATTTATTCCACCCTTTTAAATTTCATACCGTTCCATTCAATGTTCAATACACTTGAATCTGATTCAAACTCAAAATCGCGCAGTGGTATTGTAATAGTTATATATCCATAACTTTTTGATTGTTGTCCTGTATGTATTTCTATTCCATTGCACTTTAAAGTCTGTCCGTTAACTTCAATATATGATTGAGACGGAAATAAATTTTGAACAACTTTAATTTTTTGTTGGTATTTAGATGGAACTAATGTTTGATTCATATCAACCCATTTACCCTTTACAAATTTTCCTGTCATGTTATATTAGTCCTCATTTATTATTTCAATGCATCTATCAAAGTCCCAACCAGAATCATCTAGTTGTTCATATCCAATTATAACTGCATCATTTGCATCGTCTGAATTAATTATTAATTCTTTTTGATCTGTTATAATTGTTTTAGTTTTTATATAACTTATTTTAAATGTTCTCATTTTGTTTTCTGTGATGGTAATAATTGTAAAGTTCGTGCCTTGTAGCATGACGAATGCAATTTACAGGTTCAAACAGTTCTATACAATGATATGGTGTTAATGGATTGCAGCAAATGTGCGAATCTGTATGATAATTGTCAAGATTTACAATGTTGAATACGCAATTGAAGCACATGTGACCTTCTTTTTTAGATGGATGAATATAAACTTCTGGAACCCACCTCCCCTTCTCAAATTTTCCAATCATGATTTTATACTCCAATTTTAGATTCAAGTTTAATAATTCTATTTAATAGATCATTATAGTCTGCAAAATATGTATTTGTAAGTTTCACTTGTTCTTCGTATGTAAGTTTGTTAAAATCATCTCTATCTATTGAATCGAATTCTGAAATTCCAAGAGACAATATATCTTTTGTTTTAGTAGTTTTTGTTCCTTTACGTGTAACATATATCTTGTCTTTTGGGTATTCTCTTATTTCATAATCAACCGGTATATATTTACCATTTTTAAAATGTCCCATAATTTTAGTCTCCTTTAAATTTTTCTGTTTTGTTATGATGTTCAATTAATTCTTGCATTTCTTTTTGTGTAAAATTATACTCGCATATTGGAGATTGTAAAAAGTGGTTAAATAATTTACATGTTTCATATTCCCAATCTGCAAATACACATTCGTCGCACGGTCTAACCTGCCTGACGGAAACAGGGGGTATTGTCATTACAAACTCCTCACAATTAAATACCCTAATAAATATGCAAAAATCACTAGCAATAACAATCCAACACCTAGAATTTCTGATATCATTCACTCCCCCCGGCGTCAGGTAGCGGGCACCAATCTTGTATTTTTGATCCACCATCAACAATTATTTTATTGTCTTTTTCAGTGCAAACAACCACTCTTTGTCTCGTATACCCATGATAATCACATTTGAAGCATGTTTCTGGTTTACTCATTCCCTCTCACCCCTCACGACCAGGATAGTGGCTGGGCCTTCTCCTATATATAGTGTTTCATAATGCCCAATTCCATTATTATCGGTAGTTCCCTGCTCAATATTGTATTTTAACGAGTTTTCCACAAGTAACTTAGATACCTCTTCTCTCCCTGCCAATTCCCGGACGAGGTCGGATGTGCTTACGTGCGTTAACATGCTAATTGGCTCCCCACGCTTCAATGGGATTTTAACAGTTGTATAATCCACTTCATCCGCACATATATTTTTTAGTTTTAAGTCTGTCATTATTTGCGCTCCTTTAAAACCGTAACAGTTTTGCGATATGTTCCATCAGTGTAGAAGTCATATCTTGTTTGAGTTATTTTTGATTCATTTAACGATTTAAACCACTTTGAGATTTTATCTATAATTTCTCTCATTTTAATTTCTATATACTATATTATCCTTAATTTATCTTAATACTTTCCTTTCTTATTCTTTTTTATTTATATACTGTAAAGGTTAGATGTGATTAAAATCATGGATAATTGTTCTTGTAAAATATGTGAATCTTCACAAGGTATCGAATGGACACAGAAACTTCAACGAGGTGAAAAGCGTCCAATGGATGCAGCACTTCATTTTAATATGACTGTTGCTGAAGTGGATAATCACATATTAAATCATGACATGGAATATATAGCACTTGTTCCAAAGAAGAAATTTTCAGAAAAGATCCAAGATCCTGAATTTATGATGGAAAAGGTGGGAAACATGGTAGACATGATTGAACACTGGATTGAAATTCAGGCAGATAATGAAGATGATCTTGATCCAAAGTCAATAGACAGGCTTGTAAAAGTTGTAAAAGAACTTCGTGATACATATAAACTTGTATTTGAACTTCAGGGAAAATTCAATAAAGGAGATACATATTATCAGCAGTTGGTTCAGATACAAGGTGATTATAAACAATATACTGGAATGGTATTAGATATATTATGCCCAAATTGTCAGAAAAAATTAATGGAATTTAACAATAAAAGATAAAATGGGACGACCTAGAAAACAAAATCAGAAACTTGTTAATTCTGCACTTGGATTAAATACTGATAATTTTGAAATAACCACCGGAGAAACTTTAACTGGTAAGGATTTTGAAGATTTTACTGCCGATGTATTAAGAGGTAGATTTGATCCAATTTGGTTTATGGAAGAAAAGTTAGGTTGGGTTCCATTTCCAAAGCAAGAAGAGATCATTCGTGAATTCTATCGGGACAAGTATAATCCTTCTTTTCCGAAATACAAGAAGCTAATCGGGCGTATCGGTCAGAGGGGCGGAAAATCTGCCACAGGAGGAAAAATAGCCACGTATGAGTTCTTTGAGTTGGCAACATGTTCATTTACAAAGACTCCTGCGGAACATTATGGCTTAATGAAAGGACAGCAGATAGGTATTAGTTGTGTATCTGCCGGTAAAGAGCAAGCCATGATTGGTATATTCAATTTCATGAAGATTGATATAGATGATAATGAGTGGTTTAATCAATGGTTTGACGTTAATGTAATAGAAAATAAAATAGAAATAAAAGAAAAGAACATATATGCTACTGTAAGTGCTGCTAAAGCAGATTCTGGAGCAGGTACAGGAACTACATCAAAGGCTATTTTTGGAGATGAGGTAGATTTATGGCAGCGAACAGATTCAAAAGTAGGCGCTGAAATTGTTTGGTCAAAACTTGTAAATTCTACACAGACACTCGGGGATGATGGTAAATGCATTGCTATTTCATCTACACAGTATCCTGATGGAATGATTACAAAACTCTATAATGCTGGTTTAAAAGAAAGAAAAACTCTTGTATATGATCTTCCTACTTGGGAAATGAACCCACGGATTAAGAAAGAAGATTTAATGGAAGAGTTTAGATACAGGATGGAACAATTTTATAGAGATTTTGCAAATCAACCTAATGTATCTGGTGGATTGCAGTTTCCTGAAAGAGTTAAACTTGATAAATCAATAACCAATGTATTGCAAGTTGATTATGAATTATTGGGCATAAAACCAAGAAATAGAGAAATGATTCCTCATGTAATGGCAATTGATCCTGCTTGGAGAAACGATGCATTTGGAATTGGATGCGGTTATATGAGTAAAAGTGGAAGACCTATTATCGATGGTGTGAGGAAATTCCAGAAAACAAATAAAGATGAAAGTTTTATAAAACCATCTGATATACGAAATTTTGTTGTTCCTGCAATCAATCATCTTAATGTAGATACATTTCTTTATGATACTGATCTAGCGCCTGAATTAGTTGAATATATAGACGATGAAATGGGAGTAGATGTAATCAAGCATATAGTTCTTAAAGAAGATTATGACAGATGGAGAGAATTGCAAGATGCTGATGAAGTTAGTGTAGTATATGATGAATATCTTGAAAACGAAGCAAACCAATTAATTGTCCAAATAACAGATTCTGGAAGAAGAAAAACAAATCACACCGCGTATTCTTCAAAAGATGTTTCTGATACTGTAGCAAATTGCATATGGTATTTAAAAAGTGATGAAACATTTACTGAAACTAAATTCACACCATTAGGACCAATGGTATTTGTATAAAATTCACAATTTTTATGTATAAACCTAGAAGATATAAGAGATTATATCCACCAAGTCTCTGTAAAGGATGTATAATGAATATGAAAACTGGAGAATATAACTTCTGCATGTTTCATAAAAAATTAATTTCAGAGATGGATAATTGCTCTTATAAGATGACAAATCTTGAATATAGACATTTTTGTGTATTTGTTAGAAAAAATAGATCTGAAAATATAAAACGCCTAAAGCAGTCATTTAAAGACCGTAGTAAAAGACTCAAGAAAACAGGATTGCGCCTAAAAAATTTAGATCTTGAATCATATTACAAAGACATTGACGCTAGCGAAGACGAGTAAGATACATATATAATTTTCTTTTATTTCCTACTCTTTATATTTATAAACTGTAAAATTTTATCTTTTTATCGTGACTTTAGAAGAAAATGTCGCTGAAATGATTTCATATGCATACAATGATAAGTTTGAAAATCTTGAATCAAATAAACAACAAAATCTTTTACGATGGGCTGAAAGTATTGTTGAATATGTGAAATCAACATGAAATTTTTAATAACAATAGATAATGAATCTCAAGAATATAACGATACATCAGATTGTAAATGTCAATTATCAAAATATATACGAGACACCATTAAATTAAGCAATTTTGAGAAGATAGTAGTAGAAAGAATAGAAGAGTAAAAGAGTAATTTATTTTATTCATATCCTTTACAACAATTATACATAAATTCTTCCCTGTAAGTAGGGATATACATAAATGGACATTCCCTACTATTTATATTAGTATTGTTACACTTTTCAAAATCAAGTAAATATTTACAATCTCTATGTTTTTCTGTCATATTTATAATTGCTGTATAAATATTTAAATTTATTCATATCCTTTACAACATATCCCTTTATAAAGATATGAATTTTCTAATCCTAAATCTTTAAATGGGCATGTTTTAAGATTGATATTTTCATTTTTACATTCACTCCATGAGTTAAAATGGATACATTCTTTAAAAACCATTATTATATAATATTAATTGCCTAACTTATCAACAAAAATCTTTAATACGTCGGCATATTTAGATGCCTTTCTTAATGAACCTTTTTCAACTGAATAATTTATCAAACTCTCTAAATTATTAATTGTAATTTTAACTATTTCATTTTCTTCTTCTACGGTTTCTATTTTCATTACTATTAATTAAACTTAAAACTATAAAAATCTTTCTTTCTCTCTTCTTTTAAATAATGTAAATTCAACATGTATCTCATTATGAAACTTTTCGATATCATCACCGAGAAATTTTCAAGATTTGCTTATAATGCTCCAGCAGATATTACTAGCATAAGAGTTCATGATGGTGCCCCAGCATCTAAAATAATGAATAATTCTGCTAAATATCTCATTGACATGTATGACTGGAATGGGATGTGTGCGCAGGATCTATATGAACATCTTTTGATTCATGAACCAGAAATTGCTTCATATGTCACTAAAATGAGTGAAATGATTCGATCTTCATTCGATTACTTTAGACTTATTGATAGTTCTGAATTTGATAATATAGAAGAATATGAAGATGATGAAACCGGTGAAATTCAGTCTGATGAAGATGTTGAAAAGAAACTTCTTGACAAAATGAAGGATACCGCTAATGATATTGCACGAAGAAATGATGTTAAAACTAAATGCTTTGAAACATGGGCTGCGGTTATCCTTACACAAGGTGAAATATTTCTAAAAAAGAATGCAAACTTTTCACTCACTGTAATTCCAAATAATCGTGTAACTATTATCGATGAACTACAGTATAAAAATAATGGAACTCCAATAGATCATCTAATTACTGAAGAAAATTATCTCATCATTGACGAGGGACTTCATACCGAAAAAGTATTAAATAAAAATGAGTTTATTCATATTAAATTAAGTGATGTTCCTGTTAATTTAAAAGATTCATGGGGAAGATATACATTTGGAATTTATGCAGTGAGCCCACTTCAACGATGCCTATCTTCAATATGGCTTAAAGGTCAGGTTTTAATTACTGAAACATTATGGAGATGGGGTAATGTTCCACGAGAGCACCATACACTTGCAGCAGAAGCATTTGATCCATTACAGTATAAAGGGATGGTAAGTAAAGATAAACTTGTAGATTATGCTAATGCTCAAATGTCAAGAGCAATTGCAGCACATGCAGATGCAATATCAAAGAAAAATCCAGATCAGCATTATGTTACATCTTCTAATGTATCAATTAAATCAGTGGAACACTCATCGTCTGATTACATGGATAGTAACAATCTGTTAAATCAGATAGAAAACTCAATATGGGATGGGTTATGTACGCCAGCATCTGTAATAAGAGGGAAATCTGATGGTTCATATGCTAGTGAACTAATCACATCATCCGGCGTATCACTTCGTATTGAGCAAATTGCAAGTAAAATTGGTAAAGTTGTCCTTGAAAATATAAAAGAACGTTTAATTGAAATTAATCCAGAATTTCCAGTTAGATATCTAGATATCAAGATATCATTCAAACTCGCACAGAGTGAACTTGAAAATTACAAGATAATTACTATGCAAAAAGCAACTGGATTGTTTACACCTACTGAAATTCGTGCAAAAGTAGATCATCCTGCTCTAACAAGTGAGCAAATTAATGAAGAAGGGCTTGTTACACCTGATGGAATTATAGTAGGTGAAGAAAATCTATTTAAAGATGGATCTGAAAAAGAAATGACTGAATCTAATCCATCTACAAATTTTGGAGGAATCCAAGGCAATCGTTCTAATGGAACTACACAATACCCAACAACATCCCGAAGTGCATCAACACAGCCAACCGACATGGGGGAAGCAGTAAGTAAAGATTTAGAAGACCAAGAAAATTATAGTTAATGGGGAGAAAGAAGATGTGTCAATAATAGATCCACTGTCATCTTAACATTATATTTAATAAAATAATTTAATAATATAAATAAATATAATAGATCTATAACCGATCCATTCCTCTTTTCCATCAATTCATTTATATACTGTAAACTACTTTTTATTTCGCAATGGCAGAAGTGTCAAAGGATGTTGGGAACATTTTCACTACATCGGGATCTATACTTGGTGTTGGAGAGTGGATTCCATCAAAACCCGGAATACCTGTCAGAATTACAGAAGAAGATTTAACTGAACTATTTAATAACAGCAATGGAAGTATTCCACTTGCAATTGGTCATGATGATAATTCTCCTACTATTGGATATATTACAAAATTAACACGTAATGGAGATACCATTGAACATAATGGCTATGTCTTCAATGAAGAGTCATTTAAGAAAGCAATAATGAATGGTAATTCCAGAGCATTATCTGCTGAAATTAGTAATTTTGGAGATAGTGCAACTGGAAAAATTATAGGTAAACGTATTAAACGTGTTTGTTTTGTTCCAAATCCAGCAATAGATGGAACAGAAACTGAAATTTCAACATTTAAATTTTCTGCTCCAGAGGTAATAATGACAGAAACAGAATCACAAGATACTACAACTTCACAAGAACCAAAAACCGAAATTACAGCAACTCCTTCTACACTTGATATTACTAAAATTGTAGAGGAAGTTAGTGCTGGTATTTCAAAGAAATATGAAGAACAGATTAATGTTCTAAAAAATGAAATCGAATCTCTTAAAAGCAATCCTGGTAAAGAATTCCTAACTAAAACACCAGGAAAACGCGGTAGACCAAAGAAAGTAACTAATATTGTCAATGAAGAATCTAATGAAGAATCTGAAGACGGTGAATCTATTCTAACCGAGGCGCAGTATGTTGATCCTGTAGGAAAGGAAGTGTTTGATGAATATGCAAAGGTTCAGATTGCACTTCAGGAAAAGGATAATCTTCTAAAACAGGAACGCCAGAGAGTAGAATCTATTCATCAGAAACAGTTCGACGATCTTGTATCTGAACTAAAAAATCGTAATGCAAGTGTTGAAAGTTTCATTACTCCACTAAAGGGTATGAAAATTGAAGACCAGATTTCTGCATTACGAGCATATAGAGAACAGGTTATTAAGAGTCAGCCTATGACCTCCTCATCTACATCAGACATTAAAATTGGAAGTGAGGGAGGCCAACCTAATAGCCCGGAATCTCTAATGGATAGAGCACGACTTGCAGGAATTGATCAGCATCTACGAAACATTCCAGCGCACATTCGTGAAAAAATTGCAGCGAAATTTAATACAAAAATAGGTGTTTAAAAATGACAACCGATATTAGAGGAACTGCGTATAACCAGATCTATGATACACAGGGAGGAAAAATCTCTCCTGCGATCTATCCTGATGGTTACTATACGCCATACCCAGTAAAGTTTTCTGGATTACTACTCAAGACCGCAGTAAGCACAACCTACGATGCTGATGCACCCACCTTCCCAGTAGCAATTCCATGTACAAATGGTGGAAGAGCAGAAGGATTTGCATATGTAACTACCAAAGATCCTGAATACTATGGAAATCAGTCTCTACTTGCAGCAGCAGATATCTATCTTCCGGCAGTAGCAGATCGAACTGGTGGTGGTTCAACTTACGCAGAAGACTACAAGAAATTCCCAATTGTAACAGTAGAACCACTAATTACAGGGCGTGTAATCGGTGTTCCAGTAGCAGCATCAACTACATTCGTTGTAGGAGATGAAGTTGCATCAGCAACTGGTGGATATGCAGAACCGGCAACAACCGGTGACGTTGTAATTGGAAAATGCGAATATTCAGTCGATAATAGTGCAGGTGCTGCAGGTGCAAAGACTGTATTTGTTAAAGTATTAAGTCAGTATACAAAGGCATAAGGAGGATATAAAATATGACATATACAGCATACCCAGGCGTTGCAACTTCTTTAGACGCAGATGCATATAAGAGAGAGATTACACTTGAGGAAATTGATCTACGAACTCCAGAAGATATGGATTTCGTTCAGGCTGTCGAAATGCGAACTACAGATCGTCTAGATCTTCACTTCCAGATGGCTAAAACCGGAACTATTCCAGTATTTAGAATCAACGAAGGTCAGACTACTCCAAGACAGAAAGTTGGATGGTTCGACGATTCAACCACACTCTATGGATACCGTGGAGCAATTGAAATCTCTGACACCGTATATGCACGTGGAGATTATCAGATGCAGTGGGACGCATCAGTTGAAGCAGTTATTAACGGTTTCAGTGCAGCCCGTGATCAAGAAATTCTATCGGCACTTTACGCTGGTGCAAATACTGCAAATACAACCAACGCAAACACCGAATGGAGTGACCAGTCTGGTAAGAATATTCTTGGCGATGTTGCTTCAGCACTTCGTAAGGTATTTAAAAATCAGAGAAACGGTTTCAACGAAATCAAGACCAATGAACTTGCAAACCTTAAACTGTTCTATCCAAGCAAACTTGTAATGGATATGGATCTTCCAGAACTTCTGTTCGACAATGGAACTGCTGGTGGACAGATGGGTTACAACATTCCGGGAGAGTCACAGAATGCAATCCTACGCAATGCACGCATCCAGCCAATTCCAACTTCAAGACTCAATGGTGAGACGTTTGCACTTGGTGTAATTAAATCACCGAAATGTGCGGTGCATTACAGTTATGAAGGACCAATGGCAAGAATTCGGGACTACGATGATCCTGAACAAGGCGTGAATGGATATATTGTGAGCCAATATTTCAGGACCAAGGTCATAGCCAATGATGCAAATAATATTAATGTAAACGACAGAATCTTCATCATAGATGGAGTTGCCGAGGCATAGATAAAAATAATTAACTTTTTTATTTTTTCAATATTTTAATATTTTTATTATTATTTTCTATTTCACTATATTATATCTCTTCTACGATAAAACCCCTTCCCATTTATATACTGTAAAATCATTGTTTTATACAAATGACAATACTATTAGATACGTTAATAGATGAAATTCGTGATAACATTGCTGATCTAGATTTTTCCCTATGTGACGATAAACTAATCTACAACTCTCTTAAAGATTCATATGAATTTATACAGATGATAACAGATTCTACTATAACAGAAGAAAAATACATTCGTCGTTGTCTAATTAGACTGGCATCATATGATTCTTATAGAAACTGGACATCATTGGCAGAGGTAGGCGAAGGCACTATGCCAGAAACATCTTCATTACACCTGTCCACGCTTCTGATGAAAGCATATGCCTGTTTATCACTAATATCTACAGTTCCACTAAATGAAGACCTGTCACTCAAAGATTCAGAACTACCGCCTGCAATAGGTTCAGTAACAATGACCACCGCATTCACCAGATAAAATAATAAAAACTAACCCCAAATTCATCATGCCAAATAAAAGATCCTTTACTCTTTCAGTTGATCCAAGTATAATCCCAATTACACGTGAAAAGAAAAAAGGATATAATGCAATCCAATTAAATAATGGAATGTATTTTAACACACGTGCTCAATTAACTGGTTCCCAAATAGTTCAACTAACATATCTACAAAACATAGAAAAATTTATAAAAGATCAAATTAATGTTGAATCTCGTAAATTACAGCAATTCTGGTATCAAAACGTCAATAAATATTTCAATAGGCGTGCTTATGGAATGTTTTACTATCGTGGTAATAGAAGTGGTTTATTAGGTTCTACAAGAAGATTTCGTGGTAAATATTCTAACCGTCAACAATACAGAAGACGTGAACATACTGGACAACTTAAACGAGCATTAACAATTCGTTCCAAAAATTTATATGGCTGTGAGTTATATGTTCGTCCGTGTTATGCTAAATCTGGTAAACCAGTAGACTACGTTAACATCCTGATTAATGGTGCAGGTCCTAAACCAAAACCATACATTCCTCGCCTAGACAAACGAATAAACATTCCAGGTAAAATGTGGCGTGGAATTTCTCGTTCATATTGGGCAATATGGCAATCTGTATTTGAAAAACAAGTAAACCAAGCAAATATTCGTCTTAATACAAAAATAGAAAACTACCTCATTGCTAACAAAATTCTAGAACGCAAAGACATTAAACGTGTATCTGCAGGCGCTAGAAAAACAAAAGACATAACCCTACTAAATCAGACTCAATTGCCCAGACCCAAACAAAAACAACTTCAAACCTCATCCTACGTCTCATCCAAATGGCAAAACATCTTCAAAAAATTCCAAAAATGATAAGGAGAGAAAGAGAAAGTAAAGTTTATAGATCTATATAGAATATTTAGTAACAGTCATTAATCCAGATTTAACAATATCTTTAAACTTTTCCAATTCTTTAACCCTATCTTCCAATGCACGAATTTTCATATCCATTTCATTTATAATTTCTATTTCTACTTCATTCATAATATATAATATAGTTTCTAAATATATAATCTTTCCTCTTTTATACTGTAAAACCAAACATCATCTCAATGCCAACTTATAAAGTTCGTAAAAAAGATTGTAAATATTATACAGAAGAGGCAATGAAAAAACTTGGTTACAAAGTTAATTCACAATTACAAGAAAAATTATCAAAACGTGAATGTTGTGTAATTTACAGTGGAATTCAAACACAATTAGAAACACAAATGTCATATCGTCCTACAATGCACATTAAAATTTTATTCAACATTGACGATAATAATGACATGGAAGATGTATGCGATGAAATAATAGACTATGTAACTGGATATGTTGAACAATCAGATGCCCCAAACAAAGGCACATTCTACTTCATTGATACAAACTTCGATCCAACATCTGGCCGTGGATTCAATGTAGAAATGACTGCCATATTCATGAAAGAAAAAGATTGGGTTACTGAATTTTAAATTTTTTAAAATAAATATCTCTTCTAAAATACATTTCCTTTTTATATTGGTATAATAAATTAATTCAATCATAGGAGATAATAAAATATGAGTCAAAGGGAAGTTTGTATAACCACAGATCCATACTGTTATGACGATACAGAAACAAATGATTATAATATTGCCGCAGGATATTCAACAGCCAACGACTGGATTGCATATCAAGATGGTGGGCATGTTCATACACCTGCATTTAAATCACTTCGTGTAAATTCATTCAACTATACACCATCACGTGATGTAATTAACGAAGAATCTTTCGATAATGTAGCACCAGCATATGTAATCGGTGGTATGGATAACCTATCCGGTTCATTTGAAGCAAATTTCAGAGGATGGGATTTCCACTTGTCGGGCCTTCTATTAGGTGCAATGGGATACCAAGATCCAGCAACTGTAGCATCAAATGCAAGCCACAAAGCGGGTTACGTATATGAACTTGCACAGCAACCTGCAACATTAGCACTTAAACTTGTCGATGAACAGGGTAATGGGACAGTCGTATACCGCGGTGTTGGTATTACATCATTCGATTGGTCCATGCAGATGAAACAGTTCTGTGTTTCTACCTTCAACTGGATTGCAAAGCGTGCCGAAGTATTTGACACCGGATATAACACCACGTCTGCAATTACTGGAGATCCGTCACCATTCTACAACCCAACTCTAAACTGGACTCCATCAGGTGGCTCACTTGAAATCATGAAGTGTAAAGGTTTCACCATGACCATGAGCAGGCCAATGGATACTGAAAACGCATTCCTCGGTTCACCATTCCTTCAGGGTCTATACTACAATGGTTTAACTACACTTGGTGGAACTATTACACTCGGACCTGGAGATTGGCAGCGTATCCGAACTACAATTGCAGGTTCTACCACTGATAATGTTCTTGACCAAGGAAACCGTGAATTCTATGGTTCAGTTGCATCCGGAAATGTTATTGCAAATGCAATTCCAAGCGGAGAGTTCCAAATCATTCTACATTCACCAGATGGTTCAGAACAAGTTACCAAAGTTACATGTAACGTAGCCAAATTGACTGAAGCAAGTGCAGATGCATCTGGCCGTAACATGTTTAACAAGACCGTTAATTGGCAAGCACAGATTAACGCCACTGATAAATTTACAATCGAAGTTTACGAACCATAAGGTGAAAAATGAAACAGGGTATAAACGAAACAGGGAACAACTACCCTGTTTTAAATAAAGAAGGTGATTTATCATGGTAAGAGGATTTTCCTATGGCGGAACAATTTATCCAATTACAGATTTCACTGCTAACTATAACCGAAATCTCATAACTGAACAAGGTATGGGATTAGGTGGCGAACCGACAATCTATGATGGTGCCAATATAGTAACTGGATCAATTGGGGCAGTTTATCGTGATTCATTTGCCGCATTTGCATCTCCCATAAACAACCTTTTATCAGGATCTTCATCTACAATCTCAACATCTGCTTTAGTAGCAAGTGACGAATTTGGAGGAGGTTCATTTCCATCATCATTTGTAAACTCATTTGAACTTACATGCGCTTCACGTGATATAGCCCGTGTAAATATGGGATTTGTATCAAAAGGACCAGTAACTTCTTCAACAGTAGCAACAGCGGCAACTTATACGGCACCAGTTCCTATCTTTTGGGCATGTGCATTTAAATTTGATTCTACTGTAATAAAAGCAACGAGTGTATCACTTCGACTAGAAGTTCCAATTGACCAGGACTTTTACGTAATTGGAAACAAATATCTAGATGACATTGTCCAATCTGGAAATGGTTCACTAACCGGTTCTATCTCATTCGGTACAAACCAATGGTCATATATATTAGATGCAATGGGCTCATGTGGAGATATTGACGCTGACATCATTCTAGATCTAAATGGACAATCTGCTTCAAACTGCACAACGTCCTTAATTCGCACAATTACAATAACCGATGCAGTTGCCTCCGACTCGTCATTTAGTGGACAAAATCGCAACCGTTTCACAAAAACACTCAATTGGCGTGCCCCCGTTGCAACATCAACAAACAATGCCCTATTCAGTTAACAAATCTCTTTTTTAGAAAGCATTATCATCTCTTAACCCAAATAAGATATATGGAACAGCAAGAAAGAATTGTTCTTAAATTTACTCCAGAGGAAGGAGAAGAAATTGTATTATATGAAGACAACCCAGATTTTGAAACGGTAGAAATTACTCTACTAGATCACACCGATGATCGATTGGAATACGAAATTGTAATTAAACGATTATCAGACGGATTATATTTTAAATCATATTACTATTCAGGAGAAAATTATACTCCTTATGAATTTGATGATTTTGCTGAATTTACACAAGTTTTCAAAGTAACCAAAACAATCGAAACTTTTGAATAATTCTTCTCTTATTTCCAACCGACTCTTTTTATTTATATACTGGTAATCGTTTATATTGTTTTCAATGGTTGCTAAAAAGCCAACTGATGAAGAATCTACCGAAACCAAAGAAATTACTATGGAACCATTCGATAAAGAATATGTTGTAATTGAAACCGCATATGATACTTATAAACTACGCAGGCCACGTGGTCCTAAAACTGGAAGGGATCATCTTCGCCTAATCCAGAAATGGACTAGCAAACTCTCATACAATGAACAGAATCTGGAAGCGCGTAGAGAAGTTCTTGAAAAACTAGTTTCAACTGGACTAACTAACGAAGAATCTGCACTTTTACTTGCAAAATGTGGGCTTACCGAACCTGCAGATCCAATGCAACTTGAAGTAGAAGCAGAACGCCAGGAAAAGGCAGAAGAGGAATGGTTTGACAAAGTTCTACCAGATATTCTAGTTGGTAAATCGGTTGATGAAATTCCCGCAGAAGACTTTAAGCCAATATTCACTGCAATGTATTCAAACATAAAAGTTCGTCCCGACTACTTTCGCATCCTATAATCCCGAAACAGTAACTGAACTAGACTATAAAAAATATCGAATTGAAGGTGCAGAAGACAGTGAATACGAATCAGAAATTGAATGGAACAAACGCCTCTCCGTTTTAGGATGGTATAATGGTGGTGGAGCCCATAAAATTTTTGATGATCCAGATTGGCCCGAACACCTAATGTTTGATGTAAGTATGGCAATGTTTTTCTGGAATGAAATTTATTGCCCAATGCTTCGCGGCACAAAATAAATCTCCCTCATTTTTAACAACAATTATATACTTTAAGATCATATAGTATTGTGCAACAAGTAACGAAGAGAGATCTTTTTCTTCTTTCTTTGTTATGATATGGCGCTCGATGCTCTCGCTAGTAACACTTTCCTTACATTTATTAACACAATTACAGTATATCGGCGGCCCCTGCATACCGTAACACTAAAGTAGATAATCGTAACACTCGGCTGTAGAGAAAAGAATTAATCCGAAACTCATAACAAAAAGAACAGAAAAAGAAAGATTGGTCAGTTCTTCCTTCTTCTTTAGGACGTTCCTCTTGTTGTTCGTTGCCACTAAAAATATATGTCTTTAACACTATATAAATATATCTATCATTAAATTAAGTTTAATAAAATTTCTCTATTCTACCCTTTTATTTATATGTTGTAAATCATCTAGACGTATATAATGCTGGAGTTGATAAAGTAATGGCTGATAAAAAGATAAATAGTATATATAGTTCTAAAGATCTTGAATTGTTATCATCATTACTTGCTCCAAGTCAACAATCACATACTAAAAATGTTGCAAATATTTCAGATCAGATTTTTAATCAACTTGGCAATACTAAATTAAATAAAGATATTATAGATAAAGCAATATTACTTCATGACATTGCAAAAGATATCAATGCTAATAAACACGGTAAGATAAGTTCTGATTTCATTAGAAAGTCTGGTATTCTTAATGATGTTAAAAGTAAAAAGTTAATAGAATTTATTGTTAATCAACATCCTGGTAAATCAATGCCGGATTTATCTCAATTCAGCAAAAAAGATATCCAACAGTTAAAAGGCTTACTTCCATTAATGCGTATTTCAGATACACTTTCACGTGGTTCATTTGAGCAACTTCCAATAGTATTTGGCAAATCAGGAAAGATGAAACTTACAACAAAAGATTTAGGATTATCAGGTAAAAAAATGGACAGATTACTATCAAGCATCACTATGTTTAACAAGAAAGGTTTTGCCAATGGAGGAAGTGTTGAAGATCTTAAAAGATTAATTCAAAAATCAGGTGGAACATATTCTAATGATTTGAGAATGCTACAAAGTGCCGGTATTACTTCAAAGCAGATAGAAGATTTAATGAAATTTGCACAAGTGAATCCTGAAGCGGCAAAAGTATTACAAGGAATTACTGGTGTCAAGGGCGGTCAATCTCCAATTATAAGAAACCAAAAAGAATTATCCTTAATTCGCTCTGCATTTTTAACACAACACACAAAAGAATCTTTAGTTACGTTACAGAATCTTGTTGGAAAATATGGAGAAGATGCTGTAAAATCTGCTGGTTATTTTTCAAGACAAAAGGGACTTACTTCTAATCCAGCAAAATTGAGAGATGCTTTAAAGGAATCGTTTACAGGTGGTAATAAATTTAGAGGGAGGCCTGTATTTGATCCGGTATTTAAAAAACTAGGTAGTTCTACAGGCGTAATTTATAGTGGCGTTGCTCACCAACTTAAATTTTTAGAAAGTTTAAGAAGCACTGGACAAAATATTGAAGGATATAGACAAAATATACAAGGATCTCGTATTCGTGGTGGCGTAGATTGGTCAAGTTTAGTTCCTTCGCTTGGAAGAATATCAACTACTGGAACCAGAGGTATTCAATCTCCTATTGGTGATATTTCTAATATGATGGGTATGATTTCTGGAAGGCAGAAATTTATTCAAAATACACCATCTAATATATCAAAATTTTTACCATCGTCTAGACCATCATCTAAAGGTGGATCTAATTATTCATTATTATCAATGCTATCTCCATCTAGACAAAGTCATCAATATGGAATAATGGATAAATTGCGTGCATATAAAAAAGATATAATGTCATATGCACTACAAGGTGCTGGTGTAGGTGGTTTCCTTGGATTAGGTGCTCATCTTGTAGGTTCTGTATTATCGAGTGGAATTCCAATGCCATTTGCTCAAGGTGGAAAAATAGTTGGTAGAGGTACATCTATATCTGATTCTATACCTGCAAATTTAACACCCGGTTCTTATGTTCTTGATAAAGATACTGTTCAGGCATTAGGAAATAACTTCTTGTCAAATGTAACTGGAAACTCTACATATAAAGGTCTTGCTTCTGGTGGATATGGAACTAATGCACTTATTTCTAATGGCGAATGGGTATTAAATCCACAACAAGCAAACGCAATGGGTGGTTCTAAAGTATTAGATAAACTTCGTGGATTTTCAAACGATAGAATCTTATCTAGAACGGAAAGATCAAAGTTATTTGCTAATGGTGGAAGAATTCCTGGGTTTTATGATGGTGGAAATTTCTCTGTAAATGATATAAAAAAGAAAATAACTACTGAAAGATCTGCAATTGAAAGTTTAATTAAAGGTGATCTTACTGGAGTAATTGGAGAAAGTGTTCCTGAGTTAAAAGGGTTAAATTATAATCAATTATTTGGTAAATCATTAATTTCTCCTGGAAATACAAAGATTCCATTGATGAAAGGTGCATCACAACAGACTGCAAATGCAGAAGCAATTGTAAAGAAAACAGAAGAGGAAAAGGTTGCTTTAACTAAATATATTAGAAGTGTAAATGAAGCAGCAAAAGCACACGAAAAAGAAAAAATAGCAACTGAAGCAGCAACTCAATCTACAACTAAAAATAAATTAAGCGGTGTATTTGGCGGTCAGCCTCCTAACAATAATGGAATGTTAGGTAAGATAGGAACTACTTCTAAAGATATTTCCTGGAAGGCTGCTAGTTTGTCCATGAGTTCAATGGGAGTATATTTCTCATTGATGGGCATTTTCATGGCACTATCAAGTGCTGTAACATCACTTACAAGTTCCCTATCTGATCTAAACAATGTATTTAAGAATGTAGGTTATGTAAATGCATTTGCCGGTGGTGCTAAAAAAGCAAATGATATACTTGGAACATTTAAAGTAACTCAAAGTGATCTTGTTACTGGATGGAAAAATGTAACCTATGCTCAATCTGTATTTGGATTGTCAATGTCTGCTTTATCTGCAAGTATATTTAAAGATAAGAAATTTACAGATAGTTTAGTAGGTTCAATATCAACATTATTTACAAGATTACAAGATAAACAAGTAACTGCAAGTTTCACAAAGTTTTTAGATGCTGCTGCCAAATCTTTACCTGAAGTAGTCGATGCGCTTAAAGGTGTTACTGATATTTTAAGTGTTGCTGCGGAACATCCCGGATTAATTAAACTAGCAGCGCAAATGTATGGATTAACACTTCTGTTGCAGCCACTTACTTCTGGAGTTTCACTTGTATTTTCTGCATTCGGACAAGGCGCTACTGCAATTGAAACCGTTGTGAATTTAAATAAGTCAGTAATGTTACTTAATAGTAGCATTGGTAAAACTGCGTTTTTTGCATTAGAAGCAATGGTTGCTATTGAAGCATTATCTCGCACTTATCAGATGCTTACTGGGCAAGAAACACCTTGGTGGACTAAACCAATTACTACAGGATTAAATCTTGCTACCGGAAACATGGAAGGTGTAACTTCTGGAACTTTCATGGGGTATGCTTCTGGTGGAGAAATTACTGGTCAACAAACTGCAGCAATTGATGATAAAACTATTCGAGTTGAAGAAGGCGAGTATGTAATCAATAAAAAGTCTGCCAGAAGGTTAGGTAAAACAACTCTCGATCAGTTAAATAAATTTGCCAATGGTGGAGTTACTGGAAATACTTCTATACCATTATTAAGCAATATTTCAGCAATAAATAAATCAAATAGTGATTACTTTAACTTCAAGACAATAAATCTACAAGATGATAATTTAACCCAAAGCAAAACTACAGCAAAAGTTCTTAATAATGCTGCAGAAACCGATGGCATTGGTGTATATGTAAGAAACTGGAAAGGCAATTGGGATGCTAAAGGTTCTACTGCAACTGGAGGAAATGAACTTCCATTTGAAATGGGATTACCAAATCGATACCTTTATGGATTAGGAACTCCTGTATCTGGAATTGGAAATGGTATAAATCCAAATGTGAACCCTAATACAAGTGTTAATCCAAATTTAAATCCAAATATAAATGTTACACCAAACTTTAATCCAAATCCAAATGCTAACCCAATGTCGGCTAGTATACTTGGTTATGTTGAACAGGTGTTGGCAAATATTTCTGAATCTGTAAAAAGTAACTTTAATTCTATTCGGGATTCTATCATTAAATCTATAGAAAATATACAATCCACCATAACCGGTTATGCAGCAAAGGCAAAGGAATTAGCAACAACATTAACAACTCCGTCAACTTATACTGGAATTGCTAAAAATCTAGGAACTTCTGTTACCGGTGCTGTTTCTACTATTGGAACTGGAATAGTTTCGGGCATGGGTGGCAGAACAGGTTCATATTTTGCAACCGATACATATGCTCAACATGCAGGATATAGGCAATACGGTGACGTTACAAATTACGGTCCAACTGGAACAAGAAACGCAGGATTTTGGGATAGATTTGTAAGTGGTAAGAATACATATGGTCAGATGCCAGGTCAGGGCGCTAGAAGAGGATTTGGTCCAGCACAACAAGGAACTACAGGCCGTGACATCTGGACAGGTAAAGAGATTGCAATACCAGATTTTGTAGATTTACTTCCTGTATTTGCAGATATAAATCGTAATAAAGATCCATATTCAGCAGCATTAAATTTAGGAAGCCAAGTAACCGGAAACGTTGCCACAGGTTACATGGGTAGAGGATTACAACGAGGTGCCCAATCAGTTCCGGCGTGGTTAGCAAATAAATTTGGAACTGGTGTAGGTCGTAATTTAGCATTTTCCGGAGTAGGTAAAGGACTTGCTGGCGCTGGAACTCTATTTACTGATTTCATGAAATTGGCGGGTGCTCCTGAAGTTGTAGGTGCTACTGGATTTGCAGAAGGTGGGCAAGCCAATCAACAATTTATGCAAGGGAGATCACTTGATGATATTATCCAAGGAAATCAAAATGCCGCATCTGGTGTATTTACAGGAAATGTAATAAGCACCGGATATGGCAGAGGAATGCAAACCTGGGGTAAATTATTTGGTTTAAATGAACAACAAATGAGAAGTTCGTTAAATCAAAATCAAGGATTAATGTCAACGGGAGCAGGTCCTGGAACATTTCTATCTAAAGCCGCAGAAGGACTTGGTGTTCTTGACAATTATAATGAATTCTTTGATAAATTAAAGGGTGGTAATGAAGCAGTAAGCAATATATTGAGTTCTGCATCATATAATGTAGGTGGAAACGATGTTGGCAAGTTCCTTGGGCAAGGTGCAGGTGCATTAAATGCTGGAGTTTATGATACAATTGCATCTCTTGCTAATTTAAATGTAGGTAGTATGTTTGGAACTGGAACTGGGATAATGGGCACGGGTGTATCACTTGCTGAAATGGGAGTAACATTAGCATCAGATGTTTCACAAAATCCATTAGCATTAGCAAGTCTTGGTATGACTGGTTTAATTCCCGGAGTAGGACCATTACTTGCTGCTACAACTATGCCCCAAACTACATCATGGTTGGCAGGAACACAGGATGTAATAAATCAGCAACCAGCGCAACTTGGATATACTGGAATGCAAACTGTTTCTTATGATGAATTGAATAATGCAAATACATCACTTGAAACATTCTACAATACACTATCTGGGATAAATAATTTATTAAGTCCAAAAACAGAAACAGATCTTAATACTTATGGCATGTCATATGTAAGTGCAGGAGATACATCACAGACTATACCTGCAGTTTTATCACAAGCAGAACAGCAGACACCGCAAACTCAACCTGTTGATATGAATGTTAATGTTACTGTTGATGTTCGCGGTGATGATTCAAATGCAATAGCAGCCAAAGTAAAAACTGATTTAAATTCAACACTTGAAAATACAATAAAAGGAATTGTAAAACAGTTTATACCAACATTAAGTAAACTCTAAATTTTTATAAATTCTATAACTATTTATATTTTATAAATTATAAATTTATTATTAAACTTTTATTCACATGCATTCTTCTTTTTATCATTCTATTTTTATATGGTAAACATGATTTGAATATATAATCATGGCTCTTGTATTGGAAGAAAGATTTTTACAATTAACAATGGCTGGTTCAGATTGGGGAAATAAGATATATTCTCCAGTTGACGGTGCTACTCATACATTAAATGTTTTTACAATACAAGATAGGAAAGAAGCATCTGTAGAATCATATGTTGGAGGACCATCTTCTGCTCCTATTTCTTTAACACATGGTAGAATGTTAGATACTGTAACAATTGAATTTCCAATTAATAACCTATCTTCATATTTAGCATCATTAGCATCATATAGAATTGTTAATACGCCAAAGAATATATTTTTAGTAGGTTCTATATTAACTGCACAATATAGTGGAGATTTTAGAGAAATACCAACAAATTCTACATGGTTTGTTGAATCATTTTCGATACGCAGGAATGTATCACGTAAATTAAGAATAGGAAATCTTGTATTAAAACGTTGGTATGGGATGCTTCCATCATGACACTAGAACCTGGATATTTACAATTTAAGCGTCTAACTGAAGTAAAAACTAAATCTGGAGTTAGTAATTGGGCCGCATCATATGTTTTTCAACCATGTTTATTAGAAGATATTAACATAACTACTTTAGCAGCATATGAGAAAATAGAAGAATCTTCTGAACCACAAATAGTTCCAATGGGAATAAAATCATGTGTATGTAGAATAAGTGGAAAGTTTAAAACTCACATGATACTGGATTGTGTAAATCATACTACAGTTAGTTCAGAAGTTACAGATGAAGATTTACTAAATACTACAGAAACTGATGCTAATGGAAATGTTGTAAGAATTGCACTTAAAGTAAATGAAGGATTATCAGAATTTCCTGAACTTGCTGGAATTTGGGCAATAAATGCATTTACATGGGACCGTGACGCTAAAACATTAGGTTCATATAGATTCACAATGGAACTATCGTATGTATATGTAGATCCAACTGAATCCAGAATTTATTTAGATGATACTGCAAGCGCTTCTAATGACAATGTTAAATTTATAGCAACTACTGGATCTGATGCTTATTTTGAAATATTTGATACGAAAATACATGAAACATTAAACGATATTAATTCTGCTATATTTTCAACGGTAAGTAATAGATTATTTAAAGATGATATTGTCAAAATATATAAAAGAGGAGACACTTCTACAATTGCATTTCATGGGTATGTTAAAAATGTAATAAATAATAGAAATGGAACATACACCTATGAATGTAAAGAGATTGGATATTGTATGTATGAAATGCCTGTTATAAGGGCAAAGGGTGGAATATTTAAATCCCGAATAATTATCCATAATCCTACAGAAGGTCATGGGAAATTAAAGATAAAAGATTTCATTAAAGCAATAATGGGATTTTATACAGATCATCCAAGGATTACATATGAACCCGGAACTCCGGTATGTAGAGCAGGAAGTCTATATGATAGTGAAGTTATACCCGGAAAAGATATAGATTTACCATCGATGATTATATCTGGAAAAACAATAGGAAAAGCACTTGATGATTTTGTAGAAAATACATGTGGATTTAATTTATGGTTCAATAGAATAAATGGAACTCCTGAATATGGATTCATTAGAGATGCAATATCTGTTGACCCAACAAAAGAATTTATATTATCTACTGAAAAGGTAGAAGATGATAATGCACTTGCATATGCTCCTGATGTGGTGGTTGTATGGAATGCGGATGCAACTGCTAAAGGAATATATCCTAAAAATAGTAATTATAATGTTGGTAAAATAACTGTAATGAACTTTAGATTATCATCAAATATATATCATGGCTCATTAGATGCATTTGCAGAAAGAATTTACAGAGATGCCCATGTTACTACTGACATATTCAGAGTTAAGTTTCCACCCGGAACAGTTAGATTTAAAGAAGGGGATTATTTTTCTGGATTAGGAGATCAGACTGTTAAATATAAAATGACATATAAATCTGGAAGTGATGCCAACCCTCTTGAAGATCCAACAGATTCGGTGTGGAAAATAACCGATGTGGTGATTACAGAGTCAGGAACAGATGTAATAGTTGGTCCAAGTTACTTTAGTATATTTGATATTTACAAAACATCGCTATCTACATCTGATGGTGTTCCTACTGTAAGTGAAAATATAACAGAAACAACTGGAAGTTATATTACAAAAACAATATCAAGCGAAGAATAATTATAAAGTTAAGGATAAATTATGACAACTGTTTCAATTACTACAAATACAGCAGGATTAACACTTAATTATTCAATCGTAGCAACATCTGGACTTATTGCATCTATAAATTGGGCATTTGGAGATGGGAATTCTACATATGGTTCTTATTCAGGCTCACATACCTATGCAATAGCAGGAACTTATACCGTTTTAATTACATGGGTAGATGGTGAAGGAAATGAAAAAGGAACAACTCGTTCAATAACAGTTACTACTATTAAAACAGATATAAATGATCCTGTTAAAAATGTCTTTTCAGATAAACCATTATATTTACCTCCAGAATGCACTGGTGATGTTAGAATAACTGCTAATATTACAAAGTTATCAGATACTATTAATTATGCTGAAGATAGTAAAACAAGTGCATGGACAGCATCTATAAATTTTGATTCTTTTTCTATTAGTGGTGGTTCATCTTATGAATTATATGTAGATCCCGGAGAATTTGAATCCCATGATTCAGATCAATATATTATCGAAGATGATAAGAAGATAAAAAATTTAGAATTTATACCTGCATTTTATAATTATGGAACAATTGCAACCGATATAAGAATGTCTGAATCAGATGATGATGATTCTAATTTTGATGTAAAATGTGGACTTGAAATTCAATTCCCATCTTATCCAGATTGGTATGAAGGAACTCTAACGTATGGAAGCAGCGTTACAACTAATTTAATTTCATCAGATAATTCAGAAACAAAGATATCATCGACATCTCCCGGTGTATCTAATAATATTAACTTTACAATGAATACATGGTCTGGAATGCCACCTGTTGAAGTGAAGTATGTTGTTGATTATAACAAAGATACAACTGCACAAACTGCCATATCAAGAGCGTGCTTATCAAATCCACAATTTAAGTTCACACTTACAAACAATTTAAGTAGTTCTGTTACCTTAAGTAATGTATCCATTAAATTTAATTTTTACTATAATGAAAATGGACTTTTAATGAATACACGAACAGAAGGAGCCAAATCAAAAGAGTTCTATCAACTATTTACATTACCAAAAGGTGCAGAAGAAAATAGGATAACAACTTTAAATTATCCACTGTTTGGAGTTATTGATGGATATAAATTAAATGAAGTTGTAAGAGTATATGGTTATTATGACAAATGGGATTCAGCAAATTCAATTTATTTTCCAAGTTGTTTAACACTATATCCAATTGAAGAAACTGCAGGTTCAGATCACCCTCCGGTGGTATATAAATCATATATCAATACATTAGAAGCGGCAACAAGTGGAATTACAGAATTTGATTTTGAAAGACTTGCATATAAAGGATTATCTACAGATGATTATTGTAAAGTATTGACTCCCCAAATATTAGCAGCAGATGATCATTACAGAACAATTAATGTAAAATGTAAAGATCCCGAAGGTAATTATGGATATAGTCCAGATTCATATGATGCAATTTTTGAACTAAACACTGTCCCAAATACATCTATAGACGAAGTTGTAACTACACAAGATCTTACAACTTACATAGAAAAAATTAATTTCTTTAATACAGAAATGGAATTTGCACAATCGGTTAGTGTTAACCGTGCAGATATCGATCCAGTATTTTATGAACGATTATATACTACATATAAAAGTGCGCCAGTATTACAATCTATTTTTGGAGAAGCATTATATTTTGTTTATTTTACAATAAATGATTATGGTTCATACTTTCCAATAAAGCATGGTGAAACTCTAGAGTTTTCAGAAAATCTTATTCATGCTCCAAATGACGGCGTGAGTTCTAATGATATCTTTGTATATAGTAATACTGAACCAAATCAATTTGGAATAGTATCACCTACAAAATACAAATACAAAGTTAAATTTAAATACAGTTATGATGTTTATCAAGATGCGTATGCTGTTACTGCAGATGATTTAAAAGATACTGAAGAATCATCATAATGCACTCAACAATTCTAATTTTTATATACTGTTAAACATAATTATCATTACAATTATGGATACTAAACAATTCTCGATAAAAAATTCACATGAATTGATGTCATTTTCTGATAAATTTGAATTACACAGAATAGATTGTGATATTGGTGATTGGGATCCAAATAAATCTAAACCTGAAGTCACTACCCTAAATAATCCAAATATATTACAAAAAATATTATGTAAACTTGGTATTTGTAATTATGCTGGAGATGCACTTACAAACTATGCCCTATCAGATCTATCAACTTATCTCAGTACAAAATATATTTATTGTTCAGTTGGAACAGATGGAACCAATGGAACAACATACACATACACCAATTTAATTGCTCCGGTAATGTCAAGGGTTGCCACTACAAACGCAGTAACCACCACCTATACTACAAATGATACAGTAACATATACTGCTGTATTTACTTCAGATGGAGATTATACACTTAAAGAAGCAGGTATTCACGATGCTTTAACTTCTGGAAATATGGGTGCCCGCCAAACATACTATGATTGGACTGTTTCCAACGGAGATAACTTTGGGGCAATCTGGAAAATAATTAACAATAGAGGAGTATAGAAGATGTCATTTTTAGTATCCATAAATAATGAAATTATCAATACTTTACGAGGTAATATCTAATGGCGTCTATTGGAGATATTGTATCTGAACATACTAGCACATTATCTGGGTCTAGTTTATCAATTAGACCTAGTGGAACTACTGAATGGGGTATACAAAATATTTATATTCCTTATGGTGTAGAGTGCGAATTATATAGAACTGATGGGGCAAATGATATTCTATTATGCAAGGCGACGGATACAATTAACTTTGCTCAACCGTTAAATGCTACATATTCAATATATTTTAAATTAAAAAATGTATCTGGAAGCACATCATATATAGGATATGATGGTAAAATTTCAAAGGCATAAAACAGAAGGTATAAAATAATGTTTAGAACTCCACAAAATATATTTCCAGACTATCTTGCAAACTTTGTAGCATTTGATCCTATTGTTCCAAAAGGAGTTATTGCTGTAAATATAGATGAAGATGATGGGCGTGCTAAAGTAGGAGATGGGTTTACTCATTGGAGTTCTCTAGGTTACATAGGTTCATCTGTAATAGAAGTTGGTGGAAAATCATTTCCATCCACAGTTCCAACAAATCACCAATTAATAAGATTCAATAGCACATTGGATAAATGGGATTATACACTTCAGGGGTATATAGATATTGAATCTAATTGGATTTCGAATAATGAAATATTTCCTACATTTGCAATATTAATCGAAACTGATGATTCTACAAATGATGTAACTGGTAGAATTAAAGTTTCAGATGGTATAACTCCGCAGGATGAAATTCCGTGGGTGGGTTTCAATTATTCAGATTGGCCTACAAATTATTCCCCATATTACAATGGGGCCTCGCTTGATTATAAACAATATCAACCATATAATGAACTTCAATTTGTAACAACTCCAGAGGGAAAAGTTCACAAAGATGATGGAACGTGGGGATTTCCTACTATTTATGCTGGCTCTTCTTTAGTTGAAACCGACTTACTAGAAACAGATAATGCTTATGTATTTGCAACATTAACACTAGGTGGATTCCCAACTGAACCAACAAGTGTTACTATTACTACAGACGGAACTTCCCTATTAGTAGACGGTAGTAAAGTTTGGACTTCTTATAATGATGGACATACATCAGGACTAGATGCAGACACTCTTGATACATACCACGCATCACATTTTGCATCTACCGGGCATACTCAAAATGCAAGCACCGTAAATTTTGCAACTGGCGGAGTTCTACCTACAACATATAAAACACTTCAAGATTATATGGATATTCAGGCCGCTGGAAGAATATACGGTGGTTTAATATCAGATAATGGAGATGGAACTGTTGCAATTTCTGCAGGTTATGGGTTAATTAAAACAAATGGAAGTTCAATAGAGGGAACTAGATTTGTAAATTGGCCCACAACAACACCAATTACACTAACTGACGAATCTACAAATTACATATATCTTGATTATAATAGTGGCTCTCCAACAGTATATGCGACTATAAATAGAAACGATATTGATTTGAGTCATAATATTGGGTTTGGTAGAGTTTATAAAAGTGGAACTTTATTAAGCATTATCCAATCTGGTAATGAAGCGTTTTGTATAACTTCCAGAATACACGAACGTTTAATATATACTGATGGTGGATTAGTAAGATCTTCCGGGGGAGTGATATCTGCTACTGGGACCAGGAATATTGCATCTACTGCTGGAAGTTTTTATCTTGGTTTAAATAATGTAACTACTAGTGCAAAGGACACAAGTGTATCAGATTCATTTAAATATTGGTATAGAAATGGATCGGGCGGGTGGACAAGTGTTTATCCACAAACTCAAATTAGTAATACACAATATGATAATGGAACAGGAACATTAGCCACTCTTTCAAATAATCAGTATGGAGTTCATTGGGTTTATATTGAATACAACGGCAATTTACATGTAGTATATGGACAAGAATCTTATACACTTACCAATGCACAAAATGCGACCATACCTTCAAGTATTCCCACAGTATTGAGTAATTTTGCAATATTATCAGCAAAGATAATTATTGAAAAATCTGCAATTTCATTTACATCAATAATTTCAGCATACACTACAGTATTTCCAGTATCATCACCATCAGTTCATAATGATCTTTCTGGATTACAAGGGGGAACCACCGATGAATATTATCATTTAACGAATTCAAGATATACTTCTGTTAATAATTTAAGTTTTCCAAGTGGAAGATTTGGAGATTCTACTAATTATGCTGAATTTTCTACAACCGGAACATTAAAATTATATGGATCTGCTACTACTTGGAACGATTTAAGAATCGAACCCGTAGCACGAAATACTGGAACGTATGCCCCTGCATTTGAAAAATATATAGATAATGGTAGTTCAAGTCATGGAATATATCTATATTCATTTGACGATGCACTAGTTAGTGCAGAAAAAGAAGTGTTCTTTACTATGCAAATGCCCCATGATTGGGCACAAACTGCAATCACGATACATGTCCATTTTATTCCATATACAACAGTTGCAAGTTCTGCAGTTAGATGGGGACTTGAATATAATTGGGCTAATCCAAACACTGTATTTCCTGCAACTACAATAGTATATACATCTACTACAACATCCGGAGATACTACATTAACACAGTATAAACACTATAAAAGTGAATTTACAAGCATTACTCCATCTGCATCTCAAAATGGATTATCTAGTATATTAATGGGCCGTTTATTTAGAAATTCATCTGATGCTGGAGACACATATACCGACAAAGTTGGATTATTATATATCGATGCTCATTATGAAATAAATGATATGGGAAGTAATACAATATCTACAAAATGATCTTATTTTTATACTTTTAAAATAAATATTATACTCATTTATGACTAATTTAGTAACCGGAACCGAACAGCGAGTATATGGTGTATTGTCAGGATCAAATTGTAAAATATGGCTTCATAGGTTTGCAATTGTTATGGATTCTACAACATTATCTCCTTTAGAATCATCAAATGTAATATACGGAGATGATACGACATATATAAAAACTAAAACATGTGGATATACTTACGATGGACAACTATCACTATTATATATATCAGATGATTATAGTTATATACCAATAATATTTGAAATAAAAAAATGTGTATCTGGAAAGAATTATATTTTTATTGAAACATATGGAGAATCAACAATATTTAATGATGTTAGTTTGTGGTTTAATACAACTGGAGATGTTTGGCAAAAATTAAATTCATGCTCTAATTTGTCTACACTCCCATATATAAAATCTACATTTAAATTTACAGAAACCAAAGGTACGGGTTTAACATCAATATTAGACTGTTGTAAAAAATGTACAGATTGTGGTTGTTTATCATGCGATATTCTTTCTAGAGTTACAATGAGATTAAATTGGGTATCTGGGGGGTGGGATCCACAAACAGGAGATATTATTGTTCCTGCCCCATTAGTTCCGCCTCCCGAAACTCCAGATGATTGTTATTATAATAGTGCAACATATACTTTATTAAGTTACGGTGTAACAAATCATGGAACAAATACAATTATAATAGACGAAAGTTATGAATCTTCTCAAAAAGGATTATGGTATTTTGAATATAAAATAGATTGCAATACAATTTATATATGGACAGGTCATTATCAAAATTCAGATACATTTTATAATTATTTATTTTATTTAGACGATGATAATGTATGGCATTTAATTGATGAAGGATGTAGATCTGGATTTGATTCTAATCCTACATTTATAGGTTCATTTGATTTTAATTATTTATTAAATTGTTCATCATCTATTTCCATGTCTAATGTATGTTGTAACTATATTACCATAGATCCTACACTAATAGATGATAGATGTAAAGATACCGCATCTAAATTAGAATTGATAAAGGGTTCTAATATACTATATACTGCAGATATAGATTCATTAAATTTAGAAAATGGAATTATAAAAATATCAAATATAGAAACAGTAAATGAAAATTACCAAGACAATGAAACATATGTAACTGATTTTACAATTCAAACAATTCAGCAAAATAAGAGAGCGAGTGGAGAAACTACAATATTATACCCATATTGTGGGAATACTCCCGGAACAGGTGAATATTTATTTGGAAAATATACATTAAATCATATATATATAACATTTAAATTTGACTTAAAAGTAGAACAATCGAATGCAACAAGAGACGATCCTTTGAGTGATAATTGGAAGCCAGATGGTAATTGGCAACCATTTCCATTATCATGGGGATTAAATTGGTTAGGATTATTTTTGCAAAATACTGGAATATATAGTGATCGCACAAATATCATATCCAATGTTGAATACAGCGGGGGGCCGTATACTGCTGAAGCCGGATTTGGAGTACAGCAGGGGATGGTTTTAGAAGCATCTACTTGGTTATCATATATAGTAGGAACATTTATAAGGACTACATTACATGTATATGACATTCAGATCAAAAATTGTAGAGGAGATGTACAGCCACTAGTATTTCAATGTTATCCATATACTTCAGGAAATATAAAATTTATAGGATAACAGTAATTTACTCTTTTCTTTTTATACTGTAAATTCTTAAATATTCTTAATGGCACTTTCTGGATGGACATATCGCCAATCTCATATAATAACATCTTCATCTGTTTTATCAGATTACCAAATACAATTTACTGTTTATAAGGCATCTGGAATATCATCGGGATCTATCATTTATTGCAATAATCACTGTAATGATGATTTTTCTGATATTAGATTTACAGATACTTCTGATAACGTTTATTCATATTGGATAGAAAGTTATACATCTGGAGTTTCTGCAAAGATATGGGTTAAATTTACATCATTATCTACATCTAATACAATATATGTTTATTATGGAAATTCAAGTGCTACATCATTATCTTCTGGAGACAATACATTTTTATTCTTTGATGATTTTACAGGAAGTTCATTAAATACTACAAAGTGGACAGATACCGCATCGTCTGGGACAAGATCATTTTCAAATAGTTTAATGAATGTATCCATAACCGGCAGTAATACACATAATTGTATTACCGCAATTTCAGATATAAATGATGCTACAGTAATCACAGGAACAAAAATTAGAGTATCGACATGTAGTACAACTAGTTGTGGTGCAAGACTTAATATTAAAACGTCTGGAATCACAGTTGGTGCCGTATTTGCATTTCATTCCCCAACTACAGGAGAGTATCAACTACTTCCTGGTAATGAATCAATATCTTGGGGAACAGTTCTTCAAAGTGCCTCTTTATCAACATGGTATACACTAGAAATAAGACACGATTATATATCTACGTTTTATTATCGGAATGGACAATCGGGGGGATGGAGTTCATACGCTATTAATCCCGCAGGGACTCATTTATCGCTGCACACTGTAGCATATAACGGGGGCACAACTGTTGCTGATTACGATTGGGTTTATCAAAGAAAATATTCGTCATCAGAACCAGTTCATTCAACTTGGGATTCAGAAATTATAAATACATCTCTCCCAATTGAGATTTTTGTATCTGCTCCTTCGGGAGTATTACCATTCACTCCTACGTTTCTAATATCAATATCAAATAATTTAACTAATTTTAATTTAATATTTGGAGATAATAATTCATATTCATCTTCATTGCAATCTTCATTTTCTACAACGCATACATATTCTGAATTCGGAACATATAATATCTACGCAGAAGGTTATTACAACAATATATTATATACTTCATATGCATCTGTAGTTGCATATTCATCATCAATAACATCTTCTTTCGCATATACTAAAAATGGAAATATAGTTTACTTTACAGATACTACCACAGGATCTCCTAATGAATGGTATTGGGATTTCGGTGATGGAAATTACAGTTATTCACAAAATCCTATCCATCATTACGTTGAGTTGGGAACTTATACAGTTACACTTTATTCATCTAATCAACAATATTATAGTCAATATTCCACAACAATTACAATTTCATCAATTATATATGAACACTCTCCGGTTGCAAATTTTAAACCATCATGTTTAAATGTAATAACATCTGATTTACCAGTATCCGTAAGTTTTACAGATTTATCATATCCTGCATCTGGAAATACATATCTGTGGGACTTTGGTGATGGCAACGTATCCGAACTACAATCTCCAACACATTCTTATGTATCACTAGGTTACTATGATGTTTCACTTACAACAACTAACTCATATGGTTCAGATACAATAACATATATTGACTGTATAAAAATACACAATGAATCTCGTACATTTAAAGAAACATTAAATTATGATGATTCATTTGCAACATTTGGAATTGTAGTATTTTTGGAATCACCAACATACAATGATACATTTATCAGAGCAAAATTATTTAATGAATATGCAACATATAGTCAATCAGAATATCCATCTTCTCCGGGTATAGACGAATATAATAATTTATCATTTTATGGAAATATAAATGAATATTGTGAAATGGTATTTACAAATGTTTCCGATTATGTAAAACGAAAAATTATATCTCCAGTTATGTCAAATCTTGGATTTAAAATACTACAAATGAAAACATTTGAAGAAAATATAAAATACGATGACAGTTTAGAATTTAACACGTGAAAATAGAGAATTTGCAGATTCATTAATCAACAATAACATTTATATACTTTAAGATCATATAATTTAGTGTAGACCTAGCAAAGAGGATCTTTCTTTTTCCTTTTTGTTATGAGGTTTTAGTAATTCTCTTGCCTAATTTAACTTTCG